AATGTTGGTGAAGCAAGGTCTGCTTTTAATCCTAAGCTTGTTGAAAGGCCTGAGATCTTAGACTGAGCAATACCTGCTGATGCGTTAACGTCTGCATCAACAATTGTTCCATCTGCAATTTTTCCAGATGTTACTGCTCCTGTTGCAATTTTTCCTTCTGTTACTGCAAGTGCTGCAATTTTATCTTCTGTGACAGCCGAGTCATTAATCTTTGCTGTTGTAACATTCAAATTTGCAATTTTTGCTTCTGTTACTGCAAGTGCGTCTATTTCTGAAGTTCCGACTGCAGAAGCTGCAATCTTTGCTGCTGTAACTGAATCATCTGCAAGTTCTGAGGTTCCAACAGCAGATGCTGCAATGTGGCTTGAACCAACTGCATCTGTTGCAATTTTAGCAGAAGTGACTGCAACGTCTGCAATCTCTGAAGTTCCAACTGCACCTGCTGCAATCTTTGCTGCTGTAACTGAATCATCTGCAAGTTTAGCTTCTGTGACTGATACTGCTGCAATCTTTGCAGTAGTTACAGAAGAATCTGTAAGACTTGTTGTTGTTATTGAATCTACGGCCATAGATGCTGCGACTACAGATCCAGCTGTTGGAGTTCTAGTATCTGAAAGTCTTGCATCTGCTGTATAAACTAAATTTGCTGTATTTGTTATTCCATGAATATCTGTTGTGTCAATAGCATGTGCTGTAAAATCTGCTGTAGCAAGTTTTGTTGCAACTGTATTATTAATACCAGTAATTGTTGATGTCATTGCTGCGGCATAATTTTCATTATCATTAAGAGCATCTGATAGCTCACCCAATGTATCAAGTAGGGCTGGCGCTGTGCCTATAAGATCTGCAAGCTCTGTTTGAACATATGCTGTTGTTGCAATTTTAGTAGAGTTATCATTAGCTGCTTGTGTTGGTGCTGTAGGAGTACCATCTAAAACAACACTTGTTAAAGTTTTTCCAGTAAGTGTTTGAGCGCCTGTCAAGTAAACTAAATTTGCTGTATTTGTTATTCCGTGTACAGAAGTTGAATCTTGTTCGTGAGTTGTAACTGCTGAATCTGCATATGCTTTTGTTGCAATTGTTGAATCTACAGCAACTGTTAAAGTATTTGCTGCATCATCATATGTTTTTGTAATACCTGTTCCAGCTGTAAAAGCTGTATTAACTGCGTCTTGTGCAAGCTCATTAAAATATGCTGCATCTACTGCAATTGTAATTGAATTAGCACCGTCATTATATGTCTTTGTTAAACCTGAACCCATTGAAAGTGCTGAGTTTATTGCGTCTTGGGAAATTTCACCAATCGCTACATCTGAGTTATTTGCGTAAGCAAGGGCTGTCCATGCTGTTGACCCGTTACCAAACTTAAAGAGGTTAGTATCTGACTCAACGCCGAGCTCTCCTGCTGCTAAAGTTGGATTTGCTGAGGTCCATTGTGAAGCGGTGCCTCTTCGTACTTGAATTCTTACTGTTGCCATTTTATTACCCCTTTATATTTTATTTATACTGCTTATTATATCATTTATTACTTTAAGCTAGAGCACCTGAATCAAAAACCATTGAAACATCATTATCTGTAGAGGATGGTGATCCTCCATCGATAAACTTATTTATTCCTGTTGGAGTGACTCCATTTGCCTGAACTGTATATATTGGCTGTCCATTATAATCAATAGCTAAACCAATATCCATAAAGCTAATATCTTGTGAAGTGTCTGGAATATCAGAATTAAATGCAATTGGAACCCAAATGCCATTTAATTGAATTTGTAGCTTGCTTGTTACTGTATCAAATCTAAGGGGTGTTTCTCCTAAAACAACATTAGACCCAAATGTGGCAGTTCCTGCGACATTGAGCCCATTCTTTACTTTAAAATTCTTATCTACTGTTGCCATTTAAGTTCACATATCCCCTAAGTTTTTGTTGGGGGATTTTTAAGGAATCCCCCGAAACCTTTATTTAATTATTTAATTAGTATTCCAACAACAATAACTTCTGTGTTAGCGTTTGCTGGTGTTACTCTGATTCTTACATCTGATCCAGAATAATCTGCTGTTACTGCTGCTAGCTCTGTTCCGTTTGAATATGTAATTCCATATTCAGAAACTCCTACGTTATTTGCAGTATCAAGTGTTACAACCAAATCTGACACCTGGGTGTGAACACCATTTTTTGCTTTAACTACAAGCTTAGCACTTCTGTAATCTGCTGCTACCCATGAGATAGCTGTTGTTTCTGCTGCTACTGCAATGTTTCCAGTTGTTGCTGCAACTTGCTTAGCAACAGAGTTGTAATTAATTGCTGTAAATGATGTAGTTCCATTTTGCTGAGCAGTATTAGCTGCTGCTGCGGTTGCTTCTGCTGCTGCTTGAGCTGCGTTGGCCTTAGATGTAGCATCTGATGCAGCAGTTGAAACTGCTGTTGATACATTAGCTGTAGTTGCTAGAAGTGAAGTATCTGCAATTCCATGAATATTTGTTGTATCTGATTCATGTGAAGAAAGCGCTGATGCTGCAGTTGCTTCTGCACCTGACTTGGCATTGTTGGCCTTAGTTGTTGCATCTGTTGCTGCTGCTGAGATAGCTGCTGCTTGAGCTGCGTTAGCCTTAGTTGTTGCGTCTGATGCTGCGGTTGCTTCTGCTGCTGCTTGAGCTGCGTCTGCTTCAGCCTTAGCAAATGCTGTAGTTGCAATCTGAGTTGTATCAGTATTTGCTGCTGCAGTAGGTGCTGTTGGTACACCAGTTAGTGCTGGTGAAGCAAGTGGGGCTTTTGTTCCCAAAGCTGTTGTAATAGTTGTTGTGTAATTAGCATCATCATTTATTGCTGCTGCTAATTCATTTAATGTATTAAGAAGTGCTGGCGCTCCATCAACAAGACCATCTACTGCTGTTGCAATTGCTGTGCCAGCTGCTGTTGCTGCTGCTGAGATAGCCGCTGCTTGTGCTGCGTTGGCCTTAGTTGTAGCATCTGATGCTGCTGCTGAGATAGCTGCTGCTTGTGCTGCGTTAGCCTTAGATGTAGCATCTGCTGCTGCTGCTGAGATAGCTGCTGACTGTGCTGCGTTAGCCTTGGTTGTAGCATCTGTTGCGGCTGCTGTAGTTGCTGCTGACTGTGCTGCGTTAGCTTTAGTTGTTGCATCTGATGCTGCTGCTGAGATAGCTGCTGCTTGTGCTGCGTTGGCCTTAGATGTAGCATCTGCTGCTGCAGTTGATACTGAAGCTGCGTCGCCTGATACTCTAAGTGCTGCTTCTGCTGCTACCTTAGTTGTTGCATCTGTTCCTGCTGCAGTAATTGCTGCAGATTGTGCTGCTGCTGCTGAGCCTGCTGCATCGTATGCTGCGGCTGTTGCTGAAAGTGCACGAGCATCTGTGAAGTATTTGTTTGATGCATTTTCTGCAAGGTCTGCTGTGTCATGATTTGAAAGACTTGAAACTGTACCTGTTACATTACCAGTAAGGTTACCAACAAATGTAGCAGTAATTGTTCCTGCAGCAAAGTTACCTGATGCATCACGCTTAACTACAGTATTTACTGTGTTAGCTGAAGTTGCTGTACCACCAATAAGACCAACAATGTAGTCTTGATCTGCCTGTGCCTTGGTTAATACACCAAAACCGTTAACGGTAGCTGTGCCACCTTCAACGATAAGACCATTTTTAATTCTAAAATTCTTGTTTACTGTTGCCATTGATATGACTCCCTTTTACTGCTTTTTTATGCTTTTAATGCTGTTCTAAAATATCTTACTTTTATTGATCCTGAAACAGGTGTTACGCATAGACTTATTATACCGCTATTTTCTTCAAAAGTAACTGTAGCTAAAGATAAATCTGTGTTTGATACTATGTCTGACTCTGAGATGTAAACATTAGTTCCATCGTTAAGCAAAAGAATTGTTGAGGTATGAGTTAGGTTTCCAGCAGACTTATCAATCTGTAATGTGTATCTAACTGTTTTATATACTGTTTTTGAAAATGAGTCTATAGTTGTTTTATTTTCTATACCCTCTATAGTAAGATCATTGTTTCCGTCCAAACCAAGAAGCTCTGAAGCATTTTCTGCATCTAGAACTGATAAGCTTGTCTCTAACTGACTTACTTTATAGTCTATTGAGTTTACATCTGTTGATCCATTTACACCAAGCTTATTTTCAATTGCCTCAATTGCATCATTGACATTACCGTGCAGGTCTGCATGGCCTTCCATTGATTCAGTTGCGGCAGGATTTGTAAGATTATCTTTTGATGTTGGGTAGCTAGTTGCCAATTTGTCCTCCGTCCAACAGTGTTAATTCTGTGTAACTTGCGTTTGCATACGATGATGTTGGAGTACCACCGTCTAGACCAATTATAGCAGGATTAGTTTCTAATACGCCATCATTATTGTTAATATCTTCAGAAAAGTTTATTGTTTCTTGAAGGTTAACTGTATGTACATTTCCATCATAGGAATGTGTATGCATATAGAATGGGGCGGGATCAGTAGAGCCAGGAGTTAAGTCAACCCACACTGCACCGTTGTAAATTTTAATGTTTTTGCTTGTTACATTAAAATAAACATCTCCAGTAGATCCGCTCAACGGATCTTCTGCAAGTGTAAGAAGATTTAATAATGACTTAAACTTTTTGGCCATTTGAAATCCTTATCCTATTACAACTACTCTATATTCTCCAGATGCTGGTGCAACTGCAAATTTAATAGTTACAACTGAGTCTGATGTATGCTCAACATCTGCAACTATTTCTGCATATGGTGAAGCAACTTCATAAATAGAAGCAACTATGTCTTTTGTTCCCAGATTGTGGGTTACTGTATAAGATGTTGCCGAAGTGTTTAGCGTAGTCTTATACTTTCTTGTTATTTCATGATAATTTGTGCCATCATTTGTTAATGTCCATTGGTCTGCCGTTTCGTTCCACAAAAGCTCTACATCTGTAGAGGTTCCACGGTTTACCTTAAGGCCAGCATCTGCTGATGGGGCTCCTGTTACGTTTGTGTTAAGAACTACTTTATTATCAACAATATTAACTTCTGTTGTACTTATTGAGTTAATAGATCCTTGAACATCAAGGTTTCCACCAATGCTTAAGTTACCAGTAATTGATACATCATCTGGCAATCCAATAGTTACTGCTGCGGATTCTGATCCAGAGCCTGATACTGTAATTTCTCCAGATGTCCCTGCAATTGTTGAAACATAGCTTCCAGTTGTATCAGTTCCGAGGGAAACTGAGTTTGGCTGAATTGTAGTTGATATTGTAACATCACCCAAATTGGTCATTGTTGCAGAACCAGTTACATCTCCTGAAAGTGTAATTACTGGATCTGGAATACTTGTTTCGGCTGCAGATGTTAGTCTACCTTGTGCGTCAACTGTAAATGAAGGTATAGATGAAGATGAACCGTAAGATCCAGCGGTTACTGATGTATCGTTTAACTTTAATGTTGTTGTTCCTGCTGGATCGTTATAGGTAGCTGTAAGAGCGGTACCGCCTAATACGGATGAGCCAATGATGTCTTGAATAACTTCTGTAGAGCCAGATGCGGGTGTCCACTCTGTTCCATTATAGAAGTAAAGAATATTTGTGCCAGTATTGTAGTATATTTGACCAGATACTGGATTTGAAGGCGCTGCTCCTAAGTTTTGAATTCTAGCATTGAGCAACTCATTCTTGTTGAGATCAACGCTAACTAAAAATTTTCTTGCCATTTGCTATCTCCTTATGACAGGTATGCTGTCCCTGAAAATGGTTGAGCCATAGTCAGTGTTATTTGGTTAGTGCTATTGTAATCTATTCCAGTTTCCAAAATATCTCCTGCGCTTGATTTAACAGTTACATTTGGTTGATAGCCAAGACCGTGGCTTATAACAACAGAATATACACCAAGCAGTGGGCCAGTAACTTGAGTAAGCTCCCAGGCATATGCTAGTGTATTATTTGTTAGAAATATTTTATTTGATCCTGACCATGTTGAGTCAGAAACTTTTGGTCCGTGAAAAGCGGCGGAAACCGTGTCAAAATAAAAATCACCAGTGAGTCCTAAATTTGCTGACGGGTCTCCAGACCCATTCAGAATAGTTCTTCCTCTTGGTCCTTGTGGACCAGGTGAAGAAATTATGACTTTGTTTATTTGTTCTTTAACAACTACGGACTCTGCCATTATATGGTTACCGATCTATTTAGGGTAATAAACCCTTCAAGGAGTTTTATTTTATTCGCATTAGAATCTACGACCATAATGTCATATACTGACTTTGGATAAAAAAGTTTATTTGTTTGAGTTGGTGTAAGTGTTACAGTTAATTTACCAAGGGAGCCATTTATTACAATGCCGCCACTTGGAGATGTTAAAGTTACTGCTAGCTTTGTTCCACCTTTTACATCACGTACCTGCATTTTTGCAGATGCGCCAGTTAGATCAATAGCATTATCATTTTCATCTTTATATTCTACTACAAAGCTAAATGTTGCATTTTGATCTACTTCAAAATTCTTTTGTCCTGCCATTTGCCATAGTCTCCTAAATAGGAATACTCCTGTACTAATTTTAGCACAGGAGTATTTCTAATCGACTGTTTTTACTTTTTGGTAAATCCGAACGATGCTTCGTTTGGATTAAGTGCTTTTAAAATTACGGGTGCTGTGGCAGCAAATCCGCCCAACATTAGGTCTCTTGGACTAGTGTTCCCAGTCATGTACAGAGCAATTGCTGCTCCTAGAAAATGACGTCCGTAACTTGCTAGTGCTGCTAGAACTTTCTCTTGCATTGTAACCATTCCATCTCCATTAAGATCTTCTTTAGCTTTTGCCATTTTTGATCCTCCTTATTTCTAGGCGGGAAGCCTAGGAATTTTGAGCCTTAGCCCAATTCTATTATTGTACCACTATGCGCTAATATCTACCAATTCACAATTGCCATCAGAGCTACATGCAAGCGTAGCATTTGTAGAAGTTCCATCTTCTGTTTCATAAAAAGATAAATCTTCCCAACGAATGCTTTTTGGCATTTTCGCAACAAGGCTCTGGTACTCTTCTTTTGTTACTTCTTGATACGGTGCCTGTTTATATGAATGATCTGAGTGTGGCAAGAATGAGATTCCAGAAACTTCATCAAAATTTTTGTATACCCAGGACCCAACTTCCATCCATTCATCTTCTTTTACTGAAACAGTAATAGAGGGCTTATGCTCACACCATGCACGTTGATAAACTAGCCAAATGTTTAAATGTTCAATAGCTGTCAAATCATTTCTAACAATTGCGCCCTCTGGAGCTTTTACTGGAAAAGAAAAAACATATGTTTCGTTTGGCTTCATGACATCGTCTTCTACTGGTATGCCAACTTCTTTAAGGAAAACAGAAATTGGATCTCCTTTTGAGCCACGAACGGTTCTTGTATAGTAAGGAGAGTGCCAAGCATGCATACCTGAAGATACTCCAACTAATTGAGATACTGTTCCAGATGGTTTTACACAAGTAATTGCTGCCGACTCTGGAATGCCAATCTTTTTAGCTTCGCTTTTGTTTGTTTCTCTTGCAGACTCTCTAAGACTCATTAAAAATGCTTCAAGAGAAACCAAATCTTCTTTTCCAGACATAAATTTATGACCAAACTGCCCAGTAAGAGAAACACCAAGTAGGCGTTCTTCTTCTGTATTATCTTTCCAAATTTTACGAATATATTTAAAGTCAGTAAGAGTAGATTGCCATGTTCCAAGAATTGTAGCCAACTCAACTTTACGCTCAATTTCTTTTTTTGTGTCTTTTTCACGCAAAACTACTTCTGAAAGATTACAGAACTGATACGGTCTAAGAATAATTTCTGAGCATGGGTTAGTTCCATAATGAATTTCTGGATCTCTGCGTCCATACTTTGCTGCTTGTGCTTGAGCCGCTGCAACATTATAGATTCCACGCTCTCCTGATTTTGAATCGTACAGGGATTTCCATTCTGCAATAAATTGTTCCATATCTGGCTTTCTAGAATAAGCAACAGAGTTATTTGATAATGCACGTTGTGGGCTTGGCTCCCACCAGTTACCTGATTTAGCTTGTGCCATTTCAATATCGTTAATATTTGAAAGAGAAATCATTGCTGATCTACGAACTCCTCCTACTACAACAACTTCACCAATCTTACACATAATATCGTGACATTCAATGGGCTTAAGATTTCTTCCTGTAGCATTCTTAAATTTTGCGATTGTAAAATCAAACAAGTTTATAAGAGGTTGAGGTCCAGATGAACGTCCACCCATTGTTTTAAGTCTTGCGCCTGCGGGACGAACTTTAGAAACATCTATTGCTGGAATTTGACCTGACCATAGTAGCGCTAACAACTCACGATATGCTTTGGCCCAGCCTTGCTTTGAATCTTCAACCGTAATTACTGTAGTTGATTTTTCTAAAGATTCTGGGACGGAAGGAAGTTTATTGATGTACTTATACTCAACAGAAAAGCCTACTCCAGTGCCACACATAAGAATATACATTGTTTCATCAAACGAACGTGGTGAATCAACTGGAAGAAAAGCACAATTGTACCCTGCTACATTATCTCTTTCTAGAGCTGCTCCTGAAGTCATTACGGAGCGCATAGAGGGCATGACGTTTCTTTGAAATACACCGTTTTTTAATTCCGCAACAAGCTTCTCAGTTGGAATGTAATTGTAATTTTTTTCTAAGTGGTTTAGCATAAAGTCAAAATATCTATCTACTGTCTCACCCCACGTTTCACGACGGTTCTCTTCTGGAATCCATCTAGCGTAACGAGATAACGCAATAAAATTTTCGTATGGGTTTTCAATAGTTTTAGACATTAATAGTACCTTTTTCTCCGCCTAGCGGTTTAATTTAATTTAAGTAGAGTCTTATTCTACCAAACTTTTTTAAGAAAGTGAAGTGTTTATAAATAAAACAGTTAAAAACAAGCTTATTATTAGTTAACTAAAACAAAATACTTGATTTATCTAGGTTGACATATTAATACTCACAATGGTATTCTTATAGTTCGTTATCTCTATTGGAGGAAATGCCTATGGAGAATATAAAAGAAAAACTTAGCGATGTTTTACATCACTATGTTGCAATAACAGTAGCTATATTGTTTTTATTTACTGGTCAACCAGAAATGATTCAATCAGCATCTGCTCTGGTTGCAAAACCAGATGTAAAAACCGAAGCACAACTTAACAAGGAAACGCTGAAGCAATTCAGTAATACTGTGTGGAAACCATCCGAATCTTTAACAGATAAAGAATTGGTTGAACTTCTCAAGGCTGCGGGCTTTGAGGGTAGCGCCCTTAAAATGGCGTGGGCTGTAGCTAAAAAGGAGTCTAACGGACGCCCAATGGCTTATAACGGCAACAGGAAAACTGGAGACAGTTCTTACGGAATTTTTCAAATCAACATGTTGGGAAACCTAGGTGATGATCGTAAAGAAAAATTCAAACTGGATAGTAACTATTCGTTATTTGATCCAGCAATCAACGCAGAGATAACGTATTATATGACCAATGGCGGTCAAGATTGGTCGTCATGGAAAGGTTTAACTACTAAGACAAAAGAGTGGCTAAACAAATTTCCATCTAAAAATTAGAAAGGAGTTAATATTAAGGTACAACTAGTATCTAAGTATTTAACTCTTGCAAGAGAAGGCCTTGTTGCGTCGATGGACTGTCCATTATGCCAGGGCTTTCTCTTTGCCAACACAGATAATGAGGATAGTATATACTTGTATTGTTTGGCCTGTAATTATAAAAAGCAAATTGGCTTGGCCCTTTATGGCAGAATGGAAAAAGAAGTTAATGAAAAAAGTTGATTTAGATCAGGATCTTGTAAGAGCTGTTTCTAGAAGCATACCATGCATACATATGAATACTGATTTTTTAGCTGCAAATGCTATATCTGTATTTCTTAAATACTTAAACCACCATCTTGATAACGGAAGCACTCTTCAAGAAGCTGTGGATGGGATTAAAATTAAAGATGTTGAATAATAGCGGGGATAAAGAAAGCGACGCTTTAGAAGACAATTTACCACTAGTAAATTATATAATGTCACACAGAATGTATGATATTCTTGTGCTTATAGCCAACATGCTAGCAAAATCAAATGAAGATATACAAAAAATAGAAAAAATGATAGAATATCATAAAGATGGGTTCCTCCTTGGGCCTAATCCAGCGTATAATAACTTAAGGGAAGAAAATGAATAAAGAAGAAGCCGTAAAAATAATGCTTGAAAAATTTCTTGAAGGAAATAGATACCTAGGAAAAGGTTCTGGAATGCCAGAACAAGAAGTTGAAGCAAAAATATCTGAAGGATTAGTTGCAATGGAGTATCTACTTTCAGAAGTATATGATGAGATGTTAGCAAAAAATTTGCTTAAATAATAAAAAGCCCCAGAAATGGGGTTTTTTTATTATAGGTGGTATAATTAGTAAATGGCAAGAGATCATTTTAAACAAGTTATGTCTCGTCCTTATTTTGCTGATTTTAATAACAACAATAAGCACGAGTGTAAATCATGGTTTTGCAAATTTGAAAATTTTTTAGATAGGTTTTTTAGGAGGAAATAATGTTTTACGATAAACCAGAATGTGAAACAATTGTTACAACAATTGATGACTACGGTACAAAAACTGGTGTTTTTGTTTTTAAAAAAATAATTCCAGAAAGCATATTAGAGTCTGTTAGAGATCAGCTATCTAAAGAATCAGAAATAACAACACAGTACGAAGAAACATTAATTGACTGGTATTCTGAAAAAACAACAAATGCAATTGGCGGAATTATTGATATTTGGGAATACATATCTGAATTAATATATCCAGAGTATGTCATACACCCATCAAGAAACTTTTTAAAAGTTAAACCTGGGGATAACGGAATGTTTATACACTCAGATTCTCCTGGAAAAAACTCATGTCATTTGCTTTCACAACCAGATGTTTTTCAAACTTGTTGCATAATTGATTATGGATTAGTTGCATACTTTGGTAAATTTGAAGGTGGTGCTGTATTTTATCCAAACTTTAATCCAGATGGCACTAAGAAAACAACAAACTTTGATGGTCCCTGTTTAGAGTACCAGCCTGAAGAAGGAGATGTAATTATACATGGTGCCTTTGCAGACTATGCACACGGAGTTAGAGAAGTTACTTCTGGAACTAGATACGCATTTTCAAACTTTGTCTTAAAAGCAGAAGATAACCCAGGAACATTTTATAATTATAAGAGTGATGAGTATTACAAGCAAATTGGAGACAAATCTGAGGCACATGAGCTTGAATGGATGAAGCCTTTAATTCAGAATCCTCAATTTACTAAAGAAAAAATTAAAGAGATGCAAGCTTCTGGCTTAAAAGGAAAAGAACTTGCTGCTGAATTTTTTAAAGATATGATTCCTGAGTAATATAGTTAGATAATCTTTTATTAAAAATAGGTGATTGATCAGCTCTGTAAAAAAACATTTCTTCTTTCATTTTATAATCTGGCTCTTTAGGCATTTTCAATGCAGATTGTTTTTTTTGAAAATAAGAATTATCTAAAATAAACTCATCAAATAAATTTTTAGGCAAGTACTTTACCATGTCTATAGAGCCTTGATAAGACCATCTCTCCCCAGAAGTTATTGGCTCTACTCCGTGAACAATTTGAACATTGTGAAGAATCATATCGCCAACAGAAGGTTTATACTTAAAATTGTATTCTGGATAAGATATGCTTCCTCCTTCAAAATCTTCTGAAAAATAAATTACAAACGACATGTAAGAGGTATCTATTTTTTCCAAGTCTTTATTGTATTTTACTGTAGATAAATCCATATATTTGTTTAAATAATTATATATATCTATATGAAATTTATCTTCATCGTTGTCTGATCTTAAAACTAACTTATCCCAACCACCATTAACGCTGTTATCTTTAACATTATCCTGGCCGTCAAAGTTAATTAAATCTAAAAGTCTTTGTTTATATTTTATTAGTATGCTAGTCCTATACTGTTTGCCTTCAGCTTCTTTATCTAGCTTTGCATCCTCTACAAGCTCTTGACACTCTTCTTTAGACAAAAAACTTTTACACAAATATATTTCATCGTGAATTTTTTCAAATCTTTTATTAGATAGGACCTTACTATTTAAATATAGTATATCTTGATCTATATTAATCATAACAATCCTAAAAGTGCGGCGAAAAGTGAGCCGAAAAGTAGAGACATGATATTATAAGTTGACATATTTACCCATGTGAGTAAAATCGTGCGGAAGCTTTTCATTTAAGCATTGAGAACATAGAAATTTAATGCTTTCTAATTGAACTCCGCCTCTTATAGAACAAAATCGGGATTCGCATTTATGTGGATCATTTAAATCTTTAGAGCTTTCCAACTTAATAGTTAACTTGACATATGCGTCTTCATCGCAATATTCACATTTGCCTTCTTCTTGGTTTAAACCAGTTAATATGCTGTATTTACTCATCTGCAATAATCTTCCTTATCATCTCAATGTAAGCTAGGGTTTCTTCCTCAGTAGGCCCTTTTATATATTCTTCTACTGGTAGACCAGCCCATAGAATAAAAAGAAGGGCGGAAAGAGGAACATCGTAAGCTATCATTTTACTATTATACTCTACATATGAACTAGACATGTTTTCCTTCAGACAAATCCTTTTTAATAGATTCAATAAGCTTTTCTTTTTTCTCTACAGCATCTAGCAATCCATTATAAATCACTAAAGGGAGGGTCATAAATATAAGAGATCCTCTTCTGCTTAAAGGAAAGGTTTCATGAAGAGTCATTCCTCTCATATAAAGAAGATCACCTGGTTCTAATATAACTTTATGTTCTGTCTGATTAATATCATTTGGGTCAACCAATGTCCACTCTACTCTGCCAAAACAATTTATATGAATGACATCTGCTTCATCATTATGCAACAAAGCATGGGTCGTATTAATTGATTTATCTCCAGTTTGCATTAGGCTAATATAATAGTTGTTGATATTACCGTACAATCTAGATAGATCTTTTACAACTTTATCCCAGCCAGGAAAGTATTTAAGATCTGAATCTTCTATTGATAGCCTTGGACTTCTCCAACAGCTTCTATTCCAATCAGTAATTTTTTCATCTATATATATATAATTACAGTAATCTAAAAACATTTCAGGAGTTATTTCAAAATCAATACTGTTTTTTAAAACAGAAAATGGGAGATCTTGAATTTTTGCTTCAAGTACATGTTTAACTATTTTGCTAACCATATAAGTATTATACTCTATGTTTCACGTGAAACCAATTAGGACTATATGTTAAGCAAAAAAAAGATTGATAGAGCAAAGAAGCATAGGGCAATAAATCTAATCTTCTTTTTTCTTGGCCATTCATCTGGCACTCTTACATTATCCATATTCTACTCCTTTGTAGGCCTATTGGGATTTGAACCCAAAGTCGATTGCATATAAGACAATTGCTTTAACCAGATTAAGCTATAGGCCCTTATATTAGCCTATTATCTGATAACATATGCCAAGAATAGTAGTCATTACTGTGACTATGATAATGGCATATAGTGTCTTAATTTTAGAATTCCCCCGCTTTTTCTTTTTGTAATTCTTTATTTCTTAGTTGACTATAAATTTTATAATCAATACTATTATACCTTTTAATTTCTTCTTTTTCATCTTCTGTTAATGAATTGTAAAGAGTATTTGAATCACCATTAGAATATTTATATTTGTCGACATTTCCTACTTCTATATACTTTAGATCTAGATCATCAGCCAAAGTGTGAGCTATTTGTTGAATGTTATATCTAAGCAAATCTTGGCTGACTAATAGATCTATTCTATCAATTCGCTCTTGTAGTAAATTTTCATCTATTAACATTATATCTTTATTAAAATGTTCACCTTTAGCGTAATTAAAATTTTGTCCAGAAAACAATAGATTTTGAGATTGAAAATTATGAAGCTGTTTTGTATTTCTATAGTAATCTAGAAATTGTGACTTTACATCAGTCCCGTTTTTTTCTTTATTTATAAAGTGTAAGTAGAATCCACAGGAATGTTTTACTGGATCTCTTAATATGCAAATGATATAGGTTTTATTATCAATAAAATCAGACCATTCATTGTGTTTGCCTACAATTTCTAAATTTTTATTTAGCAATGGGTTTAAGACATATTCTTTTAGCGCTCTTCCACCAGTTCCAGCTATATGTAGAAAGTAAATGTTTCTATTTTCATCAACCATTCCTTCATCCACTATATACCTTCTTTCTGTTTGTTTTTAATGATTTATCTGGGGATATTAGATTTTAGGAAAGCCCCCCTACCCCCCAAATTTTTTCTTTTTGGAAAGATAGAGAAAGCAGTTCCTGGAACACATATTCACAGATATTATCTGGTACATATTGAGTTTCAGGGTAAGCCCCCCACAAAGCAAACTAAGTGTAGCATTTAAAATTTATCGAAGTCAAGACATTGTGCTAATTTTTTTTACATGTGTTTCGCAAAGGTTGTATTTTATACCCTTGTTGTTGATCATACTTGTATATGCGTATTTATCGCAAAATGAACATGTCATAGCTCTATTGTACCACCGCTTTATATTTCAGTCGACTGCTTTTTAGGATTTAAGAAAATGTTAATATATTTTTTACATGTATGATACACACCATGGACAAAACGGACATTTTGGATAGTGCGCCCATAATTCTTTGAGCCTTGAGCGTGAGTGTGAGCCTTATCACAAAGATTTATTTGCAACACGCCCGAGATGTGCCTCAATTTGTCAGTCCCCCATGCTATGCTTAAGGTATAACAAACAAACGAAAGGTACTCATCTAATGAATACACTAAATAGAATAAAGGCAGAGCAAGACCTTGCTCGCCACATAGCGCATGAAAAGGCTATGGCTAAGGCTCCTCACATCAGAGAGAGCGTTCAGGCGTATCGTAACGCCACCCCTGAGCAACTGGCTCAGGTAGAGGCACTACGCAAGCGAGTGTATGGCTTCTAAGGTGTGACACAACTCACACCCCACAGGGTGCGTGTCGGCTTGATAATGTCAGCCCAATAGGCTACAATTCCATTATAACCAACTAACGAAAGAAGAACAGTAAATGACAATCACATACACAATCTGGGACGGCTCACAATTCCTCGGATTTCAAACCGCTAATAGCGTAGATGAGATGACTAAGACAGTTAAAGATTTACAAAAGATTTCTAAAAATGTAATAGCACACTTGCGAAAGGTAGAAACTAACTAATGACACTAGATGAATACAAACAAATGGTGGAGGCGCAACGCCTCGCCTCTCTAGCCATAGCACTAGAGGCACTTACTAAATCAGAGACTATTGCTAAGGAGATGAATAAGTAATGTCATACGCATACTCATACGAGAATAACAGCGTATCTAAATGGGATACTATCCAAGAAGATGTCGCAGACGCATACACATACCTTGATGAGGTAGATGAGGAACAACCTCCACTAGATGAGTTTAATGATGAAGATACAGACGAACTAGCAAAACTATACGCACTATCATGGGAAAACTAATGAATAGACTACTAACTACCCTAGTACAGATAGCCCTTCTAGTACCCGCCCTATACATGGGGCGCATGATGTGGCGTGAGATCGTAGCGGATTACCAAGAGTGGGCTAAATCACACTAGCCTAACGGCGTGTCGACTTGACATTGTCAAGCTGGCCCGCAAAAGAGCGGGGTTATCCACAGGCTTACGGGCATCTGTGGAAAACCCCTAGATTTATGTGAGATTTATCACATGACCTGAGCGTCTCACATTTTGGAATTACTCGCTAGTAAGTAGCCAAATGTCAGCCCCTTAGTGTACAATTCCTACTATAACGAAAAAGAAAGGTGGTCACCATGACTACACTAAACACACTATGCAAGGCGCATGAGCCTCTTGTTTCCGCTATCTCCGAAATTGGAGATGAACAATTTACCCTATGCATGATTTGCGATAGCAACATTGAGCGTTATTACTACGATAGCGACCCTGAGCAATTCCCTACATGGACAGATTGGTATGTGACTAAATGAGCACTTTTGTTCCGATTAAATCCGTATGTGGTGCGGTATCTACCACAATCGACATGTATGACTATGAATTAAACCCTCATGGTGTTATTTGTTGCGATAATTGCGAAAGCATTTTGTTATGCCGTAAGGCGTGGGATTTTCTATACAAGGGAGTTAAGTAAATGGAAAAAACACAATTCGAAAAAGATTTAGAAATAAAAGAAAGTTTTATAGATTTACTTAATGATGTTTATCCTGATGTAAAGATTGGGTATTCAACTTTTACCGCCGCCGAGATTTTAGAATGTTGCGACCCAATCGCTTTTTCAATCGGTTTAATTGAACATGAAGATTATTTAGCAGAAATGGAAAATGAATAATGGATTTTTTTGGATTTGAAAAAGCAATTGAAATTGATCATCTTACCGATGAGCAAATCTTAAAGCTTGAAGAAATTTTTAAAGATTTCGAATAAGCAACGGTGTGTCGGCTTGACAAAAGCTGATGCGCCCGCAAAAGAGCGGGGTTATCCACAGGCTTACGGGACTTATCCACAACCCCTGGAATTTTCCGACACGCCCGAGATTTTGTGATTTTTATCACACGGCTTGAGCGTCTCAAAATGTGGAATTACTTGCCAGTAATGTGAAAATGTCAGTGCGTTAGGCTATAATTGCTACTATCAACAAACGAAAGGTGACAACTAATGTCAGCAAATGTCTATTCCGTAGAAAACCTACTTGTAGGAAAAATCTATCACTCTCGCTCAGTAAATGGCGAAATTATTTCAGCCGAAAAAAATAATGATGTCTGGTATGCAAATGCAGACACTTACAAGGTAGAAATTTCTCCACTTAATTTTGGAAAAAATACTTATCGCTATTTAGCAGTTAAGACAGGTGACTAAATGATTAAAGATTATTTAGATGAAACCGAATTCTATTTTATTAAAGATGAACAACATTTTTGTTGTGATGAAAGCCAATTTGTTTATGTGTGCAAGACACACGGCGAACAAATGGATTGCTATTATTGCGGATTTAACTATGATGAGAATTGCGAGGAACAACACTAATGATTAACTCAGTATTAACAATAGAGTGCCAAGATTGCTTAGGTCACGGAGTAATTTTTTTTGGTAATGATAATGATTTCGATTGCGAACCTTGCGATTGTGTAAATGACGGCTCACTATTTTGGAACGGAGAAAATAACTAATGTATAAACTAACTTGCGCTTATGACGGCAACGCACCACATTGGACAGTGGAATACGAAAACGAATACGGGGCTTGGGAAAACTTTTTCCTATTCACCGATTGGGGATTTGCTGACGAATACTCAACAGTTAATCTTTATACACCAGCAGGCAAATGCCATACAAAAGTTTTTTATCGTGCAGGACGAAAGGTCGTAATTAAATAATGGAACACTACGAATTCAATGCTTTCATAACTGTTGAGGCAGAGTCTTATGATGAAGCCATAGATGTATTTCAGTTTCAGTTAAAGTACGGAATAAATAAAGACAATGTTTATGTCGCAGACATAAATCAACTAACTAATAACGAAAGTGTGGAAGTATAAAAATGATGACTCGTAAAGATTATGTTGCTGTTGCAGAAATTCTAAATTTCGCAAGCGATAAAATTCACCCAGCACTATTTTCTAAAATGGTAAATGATTTTGCAGTTATGTTCGCAAAAGATAATGACCGATTTGATGTAAATCGTTTTCATGAAGCGAGTGGCTATCATGTCACAAAACTCACTTCGAGATAAAGTAAAACGAATTCAGGAATTGCGCCGCAGTAATGCGGCGCAACCTGTTCGTAATAAAAAGAAATATTTTAGAAAGATCAAACACAAAAATAAAAATGCAGAGTAGTGCATAGCTATGCAGCCCGCAATACTGCGGGGTTATCCACAGGCTTACGTGGGTTATCCACAACCCCCTGGATTTTGTGATTAATCTCACAAAAGCTGCGACACGCCGTAAATGGATTAGGTAATGTCAGTGGGATAGGCTATAATACTCTTATACCAACAACGAAAGGCAATAAAAATGATAGTAGAACATAATCTAAAATTCGTTACAGAGTTTAAGGACGGCCACCCAGTTACTCAGCAAGTGCAAATGCTTGATGAAGGCACTCGTGTATTTATGCTAGAGTCAATGCTAAAAGATTTAGTCGGTAGCCGACTACAACCTATCCTTGATGAAATAAATGCAGGTGGGTCTTACGCAATTCTTAAGGTGGCAGAATAATGGGATACAATACAGCGTTAGATTTATCTAATGAATTAGATTTAGAGGTAGCACTAGGTTATCACTTACAAGGTAATCATTACCCACCCGTTCCGCTTTCTATGGTACAACCTTGTATTGAGGCTATTGACGCTTACTATGATGAGGATTATAATAAGTTGATCGAAATGCCTGAAGGCGTATCTTATAAAGGTGACTCTCATGCGCCAGCGTGGGCTATTATCGAACAGCACCACTTAGACGCTTGGCTACCTGAAAGTGACTAAGGTCACACAATAACATTCTCAAATAGTGAGATAGGGCTAGACTAATGTCAGACCCCAATGCTATACTACAACCCTAACAAAGAAAAGAGGCAACAAATGACAGTAAATGGATACACTTACAAGGTTGGCGATTTATTCACCACCCTAAAGTCAAAAAAGACAGGTGTGATTAAGGAAATCCACCCACAAACATCTGGCTCGGTGCGTGTGCTACTAGAAATGCCAACGAAAGAAACTCGTTGGACTTCGGTATCTGCTCAAACCTTACTAGGCGTATAATCTAAAAACAGGGGGGTCGCAGAAATGTCAGACCCTCCTGCTATAATTATTTAATCAAACCAACAAACAACGAAAGAAGGAAACAAATGGCTAGAGGAAAAGCAATCTCAGTTAAAATCGCAACACCAAAGGTAATCAAGGCACTAGAAACTGCACTAGCAAAGTTAGAAGCAGATTACACTTCACAAGAAGCAAACGAAGCAAAGTATGAAAAGTTACGCAAGGCTTGGCAAAAAGAGGTTAGCGATTTCGCAGTTGCTAACATCAAGAAGGCTGAGAACTTCCGCACTAACTATCGTTCTTGGAACAACACACTCAACATTGACTACGATTTGACAGTATCCGAAAAGGAAATGCCAAAAGAGCCTGAGAAGGACTTTGTAACAATGCACCGCCACTCATACTTAGAGCAGAAGCAGGAAATCGAAAATGCAATCCGTATTCTGAAAATGACAGATGAGGAAACAGTAAATACTTCAACCTACAATGCGGTTGCACAGTATCTCTAAATAAAATCGTTCTCGCATAACGATAAATTGCGAACAACCTGAGTAAGTTGCTAAACTGCTCTCCCTTCGGGGACAACTACTAACAAAGGTAACAAAATGAAAAATCGTTTCAGAGTAGAAATCTATGATGCAAACAAGAGTAATGATTTAACAATCTATTCAGAGCAAGGTGTTGATAAGGAATACTTAACTGAATTAGCATTCTCTAATAGAGGAAATTTCTTGGGTGATGTACGTGCTTATGTCTATGATACATTGAAGAAGACTAAGACTACCGCTCTTTATCTTCCCGCCGAGGTTATTAACTTTAACCGTAAGAATCAATTGACTAGGGATGAGTTGGGTCTATAGAGATCTAACACTGGCTGCAGATATGCAGCTGGCCCGTATATCTGAGGGGTTATCCACAGGGTTACGACTGCCTGTGGATATCCCTGGATTTTTGTGATAATGATCACATCTCATAATTCGGACATATTGTGTTTAATCCTAGACAATGTCAGTGGCAGATGTTATACTTATGACTAATCAAACGAAAGGTAAAAAAATATGGCTCACAATCTCGAAATGGAAAACGGCGAAGTTGCTTTCGCTCTCCGTGGCGCACCTGCATGGCACAACCTTGCAAATCGCATCTTTACACAAGATGAAGATGTTACAACTCAAATGATGTTAGATGAGGCAAAACTTTCCAACTGGAATGTTCGTCTGTCTCCACTGACTGACCACATCTCAGATACATGGAACGATGTATCTAACGCATCTCTTGTCATTCGTGACAACCCATTCAACAAGGGCACTGATGTTCTTGCAACTGTTGGAAAGCGTTACAAGCCAGTGCAGAATGAAGAATTATTCGCATTCGCAGATGCAATTCATGATGCAAACGCAGATTGCCGTTGGGAATCTGCTGGCTCATTGCGTAGTGGTAAGGTTGTATTCGGTACAGTGGATATTCCTCGCACAATGGTTCTTGACCCACAAGGCGCTAACGATGAAACTAAACTCTATTTAATTGTATGGACATCACACGATGGCTCAGTAGCGGTTCAAGCAGCCGTTACACCTGTTCGTGTTGTATGCCAAAACACATTGAACCTTGCAATGCGTAACGCTAAGCAATCATTCAAGATTCGTCACACGCAATCTGTTGAAGGTCGAATTCAAGTTGCTCGTGAAACTCTTGGGCTTGCTCTTGGGTACTTTGATGAATTCGAGAAAGAAGCGCAAGCGCTTTATTCTCAGTCAATTACTGATGCTGAATTCTCTAAGTTGATTCAGACAATTTATCCTAAGCCTGCTGACGATGCAGCAAAAGTTGCGCTAACAAAGTGGGAGAACAAAGTCGTTCTGCTTGATTCTTTGTATCATAACTCACCAACTAACGCTAATATCAAGGGAACAAAGTGGGGTGCATTTAATGCACTAACTGAGCGCCTAGATTATTATCGTTCAGGGCGTGGAAATTCTGAAACACTTATGGCTGGTGCATCAGGGTTCGACCCAATTCTAACTGCTGAGAAAAACAAAATCAAGAAATTGGTTTCTGCTTTCTAAATAAATAATTCCTGAGCATGAATAAAAACTGCTCACATTTTTTCTTGGTCCATTAGCTCAGTTGGTTAGAGCGCTACCCTGTCACGGTAGAGGTCGACAGTTCAAGTCTGTTATGGATCGCTAAGTGCCCTCAATGCTAAGGGGGCAAAAAATGTGTTACGACTCACATAAAATTTCCCTGGAATCTATTGATAATGTCAGTGGGTTCGTGTATAATTCTCTTCATGACCAACGAACTAGTATCAAGTAAGTATACCTTTGTCTGTGACCCAGACGAATGCGATTGTCTGATAGAACTAACATCATCTGATGGATTTGGCTTTCCTTCAGGTGTGACAGAACTCACATGCCCGTGTGGCCGAAAGACCACATTAGTGTCAGTGGAGCATGCTACAATTACACCAACAACAACGAAAGAGGAAAAAATGGAAGAAACAACTGTAGGAACTATTAACGACCTGCTTACACCTTACAACCCTGATATGTTAGTAACATACAAAAAGATTAGTGGTTATTCTGATACAGAATTCCTTACTGATAAGGTTCGCAACATTGAATGGGAACTCCACAACGCTAGAACTAATTCTAAAGCGGTATCTGCAATTCAGAATAAGATTAGTTTAGTTAAGGATATTATTACTGAGGCATATGCTGATTCAGATGACCAAGATACATTGCGCGAGATTGCCGAAGCACTTGAGATTGAACTTACACGTGAAGTTGAATGGTCTGCAACAATTGAGGTTAGCGGAACATTAACAATTGATTTGCTTGAAAGCACAGTTGATGATGTCGAACAAGAAATCTACGACAATCTTTATGTTGATTCACAAAACGGTCAGATTGAAATTGTTGACACCGAAGTATGTAATGTGCGTGAGAACTAATGTACTTTGAACTTACCGCTCCTGATATGCTCTCTATGCAGAGAGCGTATTGGGATGCAGAGATAACGGGACTTGACCCACAAGCAATGTCTGCGTTGACATTCAACATCGGAACTGGTAGTATTGAGAAAGTAAGTAGGCTTAGAGATAAGTACAACTTAACTGAATCTTATGTATCAGACCACGAAACCACAGGTTATTAAGGAGAGATTATGTCAGAGTATAAAGATGGTTGGGCAGATGGTTACAAGTTTGCTCGTGATGAAATCATGGAAAAGTTATCAGAGATTGATATTAATGATATTGATTCTTGGATTCTTGACCGTCTATCTGAGATGATCGAAGGTGGCAAACTGTGATGGCTGAATGGCTTAAGTGTGACCAGTGTGCAGCTCAGGCTATGTGGGAAGCAAAAAAAGATAACGCATCTCTTTTCTTTTGCGGTCACCATAAAAATAAACAGGGCGAGTCTCTTGTGGACTGGGCCCATGAAATGGTACAATTACTCAAGTACGAAGAAAATCAACTACTAACGAAAGCAGAATAAAATGGGCGATAGAGCAAACTTTGGATTCAGAGATTCCAAGGAGAACGTAGTATTTCTATATGGGCACTGGGCTGGACATAACATGCTAGCCAAGTTGGCCAATGCTGTGCAGGCTGCAGAGCCACGCTGGCAGGATGAATCATATGCAACACGCATTGCTATATCTAATCTAATTGGAGAAGACTGGACTCAGACAACAGGCTGGGGAATTTATGTTAACCAATTAGGGGACAACGAACACAAGGTACCTGTAATTGACTGGACCAACGAAACGTTTACATTGTACGAAGAGGACCTGAGCACGGTAGTGTTTACATCATCCTTGGCGTCATTTGTGGACAAATACAGTCGACTAGTTATGGTATAATTAGACCTAGGACATTAATCCTGGTTTTAATATAGAAATGAAATGGTGCGTCTATTTAGTCTTTATGGCCAGGCGCTAAGTAAAGCGGTTTATTTCTTTCGTTGGAAATCAGCAGCCATATTCATACCCCCCAGCTTTTAGCTGGGGGTTTCTTTTTGCCCGCAAAGACTTGAGGGTAGCATATTGTCTTTACGACTGTCAAATACATTTCCCAGGATTTGGTGTGATGTTGATCACATTCCACATAAAATGTGGCGGGGATCACAAAGCTTTTCTATTCCATTTGTCAGTGGTCCATTGTATAATTGGAACATATCAACGAAAGGATATAAAATGCCAAATTGGGTATATAACGGATTAACTATTGAAGGTAATCCTGAGCAAGTAAAATCTCTAATCAAGCAGATGAATAAGCCATTTGTTTATTCTATTACTGCAGTAGGTGATTTGTCATATGATGTTAAGCAGACTAAGTATGTTAATCCTATCTTTGCTTTTCATAATATCTATAACTATAGAGATGCTGGTATTACTGATGAGGTATATCATGGACAACCTCCTCGTTCCACCGACCAAGATTGGTTTAAGTTTGATACCAATGACTGGTATAACTTTAATGTCCGTGAGTGGGGCACCAAATGGGATGTAGCCGTAGCCGAGGATAATAAGTATCCTGATACAACTATTGAGGAAGCAGAAAATGGCGAGAACTATGTAGTTCACTATAACTTTAATACTGCTTGGTCTCGTCCAATGAATGCTTTAATTAAACTATCATCTCAATATCCAACATTACTATTTACTTTATCATATGAAGAAGAAACAGGCTGGGGTGGGGAATGTGAATTCCTTCGTGGAGAAGTTATCTCAGAATCAGAATACGAGAACCAATGCCGTGACTGTGATGCCACAGATTGCATGGAGTATTGTGAGGAAGAAGACTGTGGAGAAATTTGTAATGTATGCCATTGGCTAGGAGAGGCTGACCTAGAGGCTGTGGCTAAATGTCAGACCCATAAGATATACTTAGACACTAAAGTACCCGAATATAGAAAGGTGGGAACCAAATGAGTTTTCTAGAGAATGAAAACCAAATGGTAATAGACGCAACATATCAAGAGATTGGAGAAATGCTAGTCGAAGACTGGGTTAACTCCAATTTAGATGAAGGCCAACTGTTTGCAGATTATAGATTTGCAGAAATGGCAGATAACAATTACTTAAAGGGTAGATTTAATCAGTTTTATGATTTGAAACCAGGTGACCAGTATTATCTAGAATGGGATGAGGAGAAGTAATGTTAGGTTATGACTTAGAGGATTTAAATATAATGATCGATTCATTAGAAGAAGTTATTCAGATTGAAGAATCTTCTCAGACCCCTTCAATTTCTGATAGAAATCTAGGCGGACTTAAAACAAGTTTATCGTTCTTACAAGGACTATGGGCAGAGGGCTATTTTGACTAAGTCATCAGCATTCCTAGAATATATGAAGATACATCTAATTAGTCTTAACCAGGACTTAGAGGAATGTATGTATATATGGAGAACAGATAGAGATAATCATGATAGTTCTAAGATAGATTATTTAAATGGACAAATTGTTGCAACCAGGCATTTATTGTCAGTGGCTACTGATATAATGAATAACTCTAACGAAAGGTATAACAATGAATAATGAAGACATTGGGCTCCCGCCCCATTTGCAACGTTTGGTTAATGCAGGTGTTAGTGGATTAGATATAATGCACGGTGAACTAAAGAATCTAATGCTAATTGCCGAGCAGGAACTAGCAGACGCAATCGAACGGGAAGAAGAATCAGAAGAAGCAATGGACTCTATGGTCCGTACAGAATGCGAAGGTGCACTAGACACCTTGGTAGCCCTATATGAACTAACATACCAACTCTCATTTGCGATTGGAGCACGTGGTGAAGCCTGAAGATAAAGATAAACTAAACAAGTGTTTAGAAATTCTAGATGACACAGACTTAGGTCTATCATTAGTTTGGCTATGGACATGGTCGACAATTAATAATATACTAGAGGATGAGACCTATAAGGCTAACGCTAGCAAAGACGACATGTGGAATCACCTGTGTGAGGCTGTAGAGGCTGGAATGGGCTTCTCCCTAGAATACGGTGCAGACCAACATCATGAAGACGTACAAGACTGGATGTTAAGCAGAGACTACATTGTAGACACAATGTTTGAAGAAGAGGAGGACGAAGATGAAGATGAGTGACAAGTATCTAAACGATCAACTTAGTACAGCCCAAAAGCTTTTGTGGGGTGGGTCCGAAACAGAAAACATCGAGGCACATAACATCATTGCTAAACTAATTCAAGATAAGGTAGAACAGGTGGAACTATGAGAAAAGACTATAAGATTTACGGTGACCGTATGCAGGAGTTTTACGTAACCGTTAGCGCAGAGTCACACGACCTTGCGTGGGAAGCAGCCAAGCAAATCCCTGCAGAGGGTTGGACTGAAATCCCAACTGATGACATGATTGACCCATACAACGCAGTAGAAGTAGAACTTACAATTAAATAAAGATAGGTTGAGCCGTTATGGACAATTCGGACATAACGGTCTTCAATCTAAGGGCACGGGCAAAAATATTGCTTTACGTACCCTATTTACAAATCCCCGAAATTCGGATATAATATATATAACAACTCGATCTAGAAAGGATCAAACAAATGACATCAACACCAACAACAACTCGTGAATATCTAAAGGCCCAGGGAATTTCTGTGGGCAAGCGTGGCCGCTTCTCAGCTGCAGCTCTAGGAGCTATCAGCAAGGCAGCACAATCAGGCGTGGTCTTCTCAGACACAAAGAACGTCAAGTAATAACTAACTGTGGGGACCTTCCTCTTCGGAGGCAGGTCCCCCTTCATTTACAAATGTCAGTGCCCAATGGTATAATCAAAACGAAAGAGGTGGAACTTAATGGCTAAAGCGAACGAATTCAAAGCAGCAGAAAAATTAACAGACTATCTAAATAATGCTAACTTCTCACCTGCCGTAATGGCAAATGTATTAACAACTGAACATACCTTATACACCCAAGACAGGCTAATGGAACTAGTTAGATATATCATTCAATACAATTCCCTTAGATTAAAGTCAGAATGGGATAAAGGATACACATCCGAAGGATTGCTTTTAGCAGATGCGCTCAATGACATCCTCGAAGCAAAATACGGGGCGGTAGATAGAAACCTAACAATAGACTCCTTGAAAGAAACAAGAGTAAGAGATAGTAAATATATAATGGACTTAGATTCATTCTAAGATAACTTCCCCTATGGGGCATATGGCTTTAATTAGCTGTATGTCCCATTTTTGTATGCCCATCTTATGGGCCAAATTTCTTCTTTACGATCACATATAAAAAACCCTGGAAAATGTATAATAAATCTAATATAATCTGTCAAAATGTGCATAGAATATCTCATTATATGAGACAAATAATGCAGAATCTGACAGAATTTTTTGCCATATATATGGGCCAAAATTGCTCTTTACGAACAAATAAAAAAATTTCCTGGAATTTTATATGAAAGCTATTGACAAATATTGGCCAATATGCTTTATATGGGGCCTGTTGACATTACGTCCCATCATATGATATGCTCAATTACATAGCTATATTCAGATAGTTATAATGATAGTATTTGGATCTAAATTGATAGTATGATTCTCCACAATACTCCACTTTACTCCACTATATAAAGCCCTACAAGGGCTATTATAGAGGAGATAAATGGGAGGGGGATATAGGAGTTAGGAGCTAATTTATTGCAATTTGCTCTTATTCTTAGATGGTCTTCTAGACCAATCTGGAGCTTTATTTGCATTAGTTCCTCTAGATGTAGACTCTATTAGGGCTTTATTCTTATCTAATGCTTCTTGGGCATATTGAAGCTGTTGATCCCAATTGAACTTCCGTTTTTTTGCCATATCTATATTATACTATATTAGTATAATTCTAGTCAACCATTATCTTACTGAGCATTCCAGACACACAAATGGGTCATCATTAGCCTTATAAAATAGGATCTTACATTCGCTACATGCTACCTTATATGGCTCATAGCCCTTGACATACTTTTCATAGGATGATTGAAACTTATTCATTAAATGCAAGCCAAACAGTAATACGGAGCACGAAGGTTATCCCGATGGGTATATATAGTCTGAGAGCATTTATGACATTTTGCATGAACCATAGGGCCTTCTTCTTTAATTGGTATTTGTACAGTAAATGTCTTTGTGTAATATACCTTAGCTAAGTACCATGTAATAGCTATTAGTAGTAGTTCTATCATCAGTTCCCGCCTTTCAACAATTGTGAGTACATCCACAATCTGGACACTCTTCACCTCCAGCAGCATTACAGTCATCGCACCAATCTGGTGGATTTTGCTTATATCCTGGGACTTTTACTTCAGTCATTCAAAATCTCTCTGTCTTTCAAAGTCCGAATTGTCTACATTTGTAGGATTCGGCATATCATCATCCATGGCCCCACAATTAGAGCATGTTACTTGACCATCAAGGTCTAGTTGATAGTCACATCCATATTTAGTGCATATTGCATCGTTCATCAGTATCCCCCAAGACATTCATTACGAGTATGATATAGTCTGATCTTAGTCAATATCTTCTTAGTTGGAGCGTTTAATGGCTCTTCACATGCACCGCATGACATATCCCATTCACCGCTAAAAAAGTCATATTTCATACCTTTAAAATTAGCATACTTGTGTGCCACAAATGTAGCAAATGGATCAGGTATTTCTAAGCTCTGTAACATATATTTATTATAGCATTTATGTCAGGTACTGACAAGTGGGTCTCTACTTTTCGACTTCACTTTTTTCGCCATCTATATGGGTATTATAAAAGCCTATGAGATGTTCTATCTATATATCTGAATACCCTTTTGCTTCCCGCCTTTGGTGTTGCAGTAGGCTGTGGTGTAGGCTTTACATTCATCTGATCAACAATTAGCTCAGCCTGCTTTATTAGGTCTAAGTGATTGTACACAGGCTCAATTGCAAAGGCGTTGCCCTTATCTCCCCAAAATCCAGGTTGTCCACAGTTTGGTATACCAACACTATGTGCACCTGCTGGACCAAGGTAAACTTTATTGGTACCCCTCTTGATAAAGTAACCGCTTCCTGAGTCTCCGTCACACCCTGAACCTGTAGATGCAGAGTGTACTAATTGAATGTCTAGCAATTCAAATGTTGACCCTTTTGGCCCCCAATTAGGATGTCCAACTGAGTAATAGCTTTCGTATATTTGTCTTGCTAATTCTTTATCAATCATCTTTGCTTCAAGTTGCCTTGGACGCTGATCTTTTTTACGAGTGTTGTCGTATGAGCTATATCCAATTGAATACACTGGCTCTTGATTACGGATTATATCTAAAAGATCATTACTCTTAATTAGATCTACCTTTTGAGTCATTGGAAGTGGCTCTTGAAGAATTAGAATTGCAAAATCATTTGAACGACTTAAAACTGAGTTGCCAGCAGCAATAGATTCTTTAGTAACTATTCTATCTTTAAATCCTGGAGCCATAAGTATCTTATCGACTTTAGACCTTTGGCCTGAGCTGTTGTTAACAAATAGTTCACCCTTAGCCCATTGATCCATTCCGTGTGAGGATGTGAATACAATTTGTGGTTGATACAAGAAAGCATTTACTGAGCCATCTAATAGATAGACGGCATTCTCATCTTGAGTTAATAGTGTGCCATTCTCAACTGCATATGCAGGAGAAATAAACATGACAATTGATGTAGCAATTGATGCTACTAAGCGATATTTAATCATATTTACATTATATCCTAGTTGACTAGGAATTGTCAATAGTTAAGAGGATAGTCCTTTAAATGAGTGGCATTCGCATACGCCTACTACATCATATGTTTGATCTATTTCAGCAAGATCATTGTACTTAGCTATGTTATTACAGTAATGACATTTTTCGGGCTGTTCCGCCTTTTCTAGATATGCCTCTAGGTTATCTAGTACACCCATACTACTTGTTCCTTGGTATTAGCTTCTGTGGGCCTTCTGTGCCGAATAGAGACTTCTTTACTGGTACGCAGTTAGGTACTTTTCTTCCACCCTTATCTTTCATACCAACCTGCTTATATCCGCTCCAGCAAGCTTTCTCAATATTATCCCACTTATCTTCATCTGGGTTCTCTGACTCATACCCCTTTGAGATCTCTTCATCTGTTAATTCAATGTTATCCATATTTATATTTTACCATATCTATCATCATCTGCAAGGATCTCCTCAAGCAATCCTTGAGGTACATCGTGGCCAGCTTTAATATGCTCTCTAACGTGTGCCATTAAGTGACCATCATCGTGGATCTCTTCTGACATTGAGAATAAAGAATATTCATCTGATCCTTCATTTAGCCAGCATGCTGCACATTCAATCCATCCACCTACATGGGAATAGATATATATATCTGAATTAGAGAATCTGCTGTATGCCATTACATTGCTTTCTTTACTTTGTTTAATGCCTTGTGAAACTTAACATATCTAATTGGATTCTTCCACCACTTAAGCGGAAGCTTTACTTTCTTCTTTGTCATCATGCCCCCTTACTTGAATATTTTCTTACTCCAGAATTTCTGTTTGTAATTAGTATCGTGATCAAGGTCTACGACCCTGTATTTTGTATCCATCTCTTGCCTATGAATTGCCGTTTCTTCTTCATTATAAAATATGTTCTCATGCTGCCAAGCTTCGTTCTTAAATGGAATAATCTGGATAAATGGTGTGCCAGCCTCTATTATACCTTCAAAGTCGTCTTTAATAAAGAAGGGAATTAGTCCACCATTTATATATCCGCTGCAGTCAATTATTCCAGATATCGTTATAAAAGGTAGATCAAATCTATTTATTGGGTGTGCAAACAGAGCTATGTAGCCTTCTGGAAGCTCTGGGAACCAGTTAACATTCCAGGCAAGGTGAATTGGGCTATAACCTTTAGGTGTCGGGAACCCCTCGTTTGCGCCTCTTACAAAACAAAACTCACCTTTTTTTCCATTAACGCCAGTAGTGAATGCATCATCAAGGACTACTGAAATTAAACCATCTGTTTGTTTTATTTCTATATCACATGGGGTTGACAGTATGTATCCAGAAGATAGAGAATCTAATAATGCTGGACAAGTTTTATATGTGCGTTGTCTAATTAATTTCGTTGAACCATCTTTAGTCTTATAAAACTCTACGGCCTTGTTATTTTTACCGTCAGTTATGTATTTATCTTTAGATAAGTACCACTCTGGCATAAAGTTTTTTGATGGTTGTGGGCTATGCATTGAAACAGAGTTATTACTGTTAGATTTAGAATGAAACTTTATTTTGTTTTTCATAAATGTATTTTGTTTACTGGTTTTTTAGACCAGTGTATGTAAGATCTAATATAAACTGCAGCATACGCAATGGCTGAGAATATAAATCCATATTCTTTTGTTATGACTGCATAAGTTATCCATAAGCATTCATTAAAAAGTAATACAAACCATCCCCATTTATCTTTTCTGCCGACAAAATATATACCAGCTACGCCAATTATAGCTAGCATCCATGAGTACCACCACATATTATATCCTTATCGTTAGATATCTATTATACCATCAGTTGTGTCAACGTAGTTGACTGGAAGCTCTCCATTTTCGGCGGGCTCACTAATTGGGATCTTATTTTCATGATATTGCAAATGAAAATCTAATAATTGATGTGTAGTTGCACAAAAACATATTGGGCAATGTGTAATCCATTGAGACTTATCTGACCATTGTTTAGGCATTAAGCTCCAGGTGAGGGAATCGGACCTTCATTGTCAGTTTCGGAAACTGCTCTACGACCATTATAGGAACCTGAAATTCTAATTACTATCTTCCTTACTTAACCATTGATCTTCCCACAAACCTATTAAAGATTTATTTCCAATATCATCAAAATAATAACGCTTAGCGTTACTATCGTAATTCCAACCATACCACATGTCACCTTCCATCCAGCTGCATGAGGCTATATCTGTTAAATCTGAATTAGTAAATACATCAGACAAATGATCATACATATGTACTTCTTCAAAGATGGCTTCTCTTAAAGATGTAAATCTAAATATACGATTAACTAACCAATCAATCATTATTCTCTGGATCCTTTTCCCATGTTAGTTTTCCATCTTTATATACAGGCCAATATCCTAATGAACGCCAATCCATTTTCATTATATTTGGCTCTTTCATACCGCCACCTGTATTGGAATTATTGCCCCGCATCTTTCACAATATTGATATGTTGATCCAGTATATGGGCATGTACCTGCTTCTACAAGTGTATGCTTCTTTATTACGCATATGATCCTATTTATCATTGACACTATCCTTTTATTGCCAGGACGCTTTTTGTATTTAAAAGTAAATACTTTTCTCCGTTTTCGTCTTCAATATCTATACCGCTGTTTTGATTGTAGTAAACGTTGTCACCAATTTCTAGTCCCTTGATTGGTATAAGCTCACCCTTATAGTTATGCTCACCATCCCCAAGGTCAACGATGTTACCTACTCTTAAAGCAGAATCATTGAGGGAAGCCATTAAAACTATACCAGATGATGTAGTTCTATCTTCAACCCTATTCTCTTTAATTAATAATAAGTTCCCATAAGGCTTAATCATTTTTATTCCTCAAAATCTCTCTGTGACTCCCAAAATTTATCACGCTTATATTTATCATGGATTTTAGTTGCATCTACAGCATTTTTCATATCTCTATAAGCAGTAAAAGCAAAATATCCAATAAGTGGTAGTAAAATTAATGTAAATAAAGTTTTCATAATTTAATTATACAATATCTATATGCGGATGTCAATAGAATATATTTAATTAAAATTTATTTACCATATTAAAATCTATTTCATCATTATCGCTAAATGCAGATACATTTTTTATTATAATTGAAGATTCTCCACGGGAGTTTGCTTCAAGTGCCTTTAAGTGTGTTTCTGTATCCTTCATGGCATTAATATTGTTATTACCAAAACTTATCATTAAATTATTTGCGCCTGATAAGTAATTAAAGTAGAATATTTTAGATCCATCAATTTCAATACGAACAACTCGATGTTTTTGCATCTTATCATCTGTCCATTTTATTAAATCGTTATCTATTAATTCTGCATTTAAATGAAGACAGTCTTCAAATTCACATTTTTTATTTGGGCACCATAAATTTTCTCGAGAAATTGTTATTTCAAACCTGTGCCACTCTTTATCAATATCTATCAGATTAAAAAATCTAGGAGCATTTAATTTAAAATCATTATAAGACAAAGATACGCTATTATTTTTAATTAATATTGATGCAAAAGATTTAGAAGTTTCTTTTTCAAATGTTTCATCGCTGATATCAGTAAAAAAATCAATATCAACTACGGCAGCGTACGGCAATGGATTATCTTGAATTTTTACATCAAAAACTAAATGTGATTTTTTGTTTAACCAAATGATCTCACTTATTGGAACATCCTTAATGTTGTATCCTAATAAATAAATATCTTCATTACTTAAAGGCATTTTTATCCAGAATACTCTGTTCCGTCGTATCCAGCTATTGTAGTGTTATTTGCTTTGGCCCAACTTGAAAGTAGTGCGGGCAATGCTGGATCGTCAGAGTCGCTACCAAAAAGAGTTCTTGGGTCATGAACTATTGGATTTTCTTTAAATATATCTCTATCTTGGCCTAATGATACCCAGTTTGGAAGAGTCATTCTTATACCGCTCATTATTCTAGTGACAGCATGTTGATAAGAAGATGGAAAAAAGATTGCACTATATTTTTTAGGCTTATACGTTAAATCAATATCTTTAAACTTTATGTATCCGCCATCATATTCATCATTTAAATATATAACACTACTAAAATATAAATGTTGTGCAAATTTATGATCATCTGTATGCATTGGAAGAACAGTATTTGGGCCGAGCCTGGTCATCCAAAATGCTGATGTGCATAAGTCTTCCTTGCCAGATATATTTTTAAATTCAGACATTGTTCTGTCCGAAATAACTTTTATCATTTCCAATGCATCATCATGATTTTTTAATGGAACTAACTCTGGAATATTTGCCTCGCTTCTAATTTTTCCTCTAACCTCACCCCTTGTTAATGGAAACTTAGACTTATCATCTTTATTTTTATTTATATAATCTATAAAAAAATTAGCTTCTTCTTCAGATATAAAATTTTCAACTATTTTTATGTTGGGGTCTAATTCTTCATTGTATGTTCTAAAAGAGTATTCTGGCAAAATATCTATCAGTAGGTGAACCCTATCCTCTTCACTATCATTAGAAACGGAATGGTATTTGAGGTTATTTATCTCCCAGCATTCAGATGTTTTCATATTAATAGTTTCTTCTCCTACTGTATAAAAAACATTTGAGTTGGTAATTAAAGGTATATGAAATCTTCTAACTGTAGACAAATAGTCACCGTTATCTTTATGAACCGCCACATTTTTTTTAGCTCCAAGCTTAATCAAAAGAACTCTGGCAGATTTACCTACAACTTTTTCTTCAAGGGCTTCTATTATGTGAGAGACACTTAAAAAAGCTTCCAAATCTTGTATTTCGGATTTAATTGGTGTTCCAAACTTCCAATCTAGAGGATGATTTTGAACTATGTATGTATTTGTGTGCAGGTGCGGATTTACCCTGTCCCCATAGACCTCATTTTGCCTAGATGTATAAAGACTCCATTTCTCATTAAGGTCTTTGGATAGCTTTAAAATATTATCAGTGTCGTATGAGCAAACAAGATCAAAATTAAAGGACTCTAATTCTTTTTTAGGCCTATCTGGGCTCAGTATCATTTTGCTCCTCAATATCTTTTACAAAATTATAAATAGCATAGTCTATGCTATTTAAATGTAAAATCTTTTCTATATCTTTTTCACTAAGCATTTCAATTAAATCTTTAGAAGAATAAGATTTTTCGTTATGGGTAGATAGGCTTTCGTTTATCCTATCACTTTTGTTAAAATTAATAACGAGGCCGTGATTGCTTAAGAACCAATCTGAAATATCTTTTAAAAATAAATCTATCCTTGCAACTGTATTTTTTATTTTAAATTTAGAAAGATTTTCTATTGCCAACTCTAAGGAAGTTTTTTCATTTCCAACAAACCAATCAAAAGCCAAACCATTTTGATATTTTTTTAAAATATCATTGCTTTCTTTAAAATATTGTTTCCTATCCCATGACCTTGAGTCTGATGGGTTGCACAAAAATCTACTCTGATAATTATTATGTGATAAGAAGTTGTTGTCTTCAAATAAATAATAAAAAAACTTTTCCTTCATTGTACCAAGATCCATATATTCTTTTCTTGTATCTAAATACATGTGATATATGAAGTTAAAATAGCTTGCTCTTGCATCAACTGGGTGTCTTACTATTGTAGCTACATCAACATCGTCTATAGTTTCAGGAATGTACGTACCAGCATGTGCAGAAATGTATATTTTATCTAATAAAAACTCTTTATTGTTTGGGAAGTGAGTGCTAATGTATAAAGAACTCGAATGTTCTGGGATAGAATCTAATATACATTTAGATATAAACTTACCAGCTGTTTTTGGTATATGCAAAAAATACAACTGGCTCACAATATTTACTCTTCAATGTTTTTTAAAGTTTTAAAGCCATCATTAAACTCATTTGAAAGCAACATATTTCTTTTTTCCGCCATACCATTTTTCATTAACCATTTTACATTACCATGCATGTCTACCAGACAAGATAGTCTCTCTGGAATATCATACTCTTCATTTAAGCTAGAAAACTTTTTAGATATAGATCTATCATGGTCTAAAAATATATTCCAGAAATCTGGTATATTATTTTCTTTTTTCCATGATTCAGTTTCTTCTTCAGAATTGCATGTGACAACCACAAGTGCAATACCATCAACTGAGATGTAACCATCTTTTAGCTCTTTAACTTCAATTGAACATGTGTCACTTAGTATATTTGGAATAAAATGAATATTTAAATATTTATAATTATCTAACTCCATAGAAGAAATAAGGGAATAAGTTGCTTCCTTGACTAAATCTTGGCTAATCCATTCAGGATTAATTTCTTTATTCATGGTTAAATCTCCTTTTTATTTTTTCCCATTGACCAATTTTACCAGAAGATACTTTAGATCGCAATAGCTCAGAAAAAATTTCATGAGAATTTTGATTTCCAATGTATTCTTGACCAGTTTCCATATCAATAATTTTCCATTTAGCTGGGGCTTTAGTATGTATTATTAAATCTATGGGATGTAAAAATTCTTCTACTTCTGTCCCGTCTTGAAGTTTTCTAATTTTATATCCCCTTTATGGTTTGGATGATAATCATCTACAATAGATTTAATTCTACCGTCTTTTCTAATTTTTATAATCTTTCCATCTTTTATTATAGTATCATTAAAGGGTGGGTGTTTACCAAATTTTTTTGGAGACATTATATTTTTTTTCTGCCCACCTTTTTGGGTGGAACTGCAGGAGTTTCTCTCCTTATGCCATGTTTATTAACATCCACTTTCATTGGAGGTCTTTTTTCATGAATACCAGATTTAAATTTACCCTGAGAAGGATTTTTTTTAGTTGCCTCTCCAGAGTTTACAACGTTTTCTGACACTAGTTGCCCTTAATCTGTGTGATAGTTACAACATTTCTGCTAGCTGGTGACTCAGCAGACTCATTTTGAATTTCTTGCTCTAAACCGCATCCGCAATCTTTGCACATTATTCGCTTATAAACCTTTCTGTTTCAGATCTCGTTGATGTCATGCTTAATGTTACTCCAGCATTACCTTGAGAGGTCTTATCTTCAATTGAAACTGGAACTATACCAGTTTCGCTTCCTACTGAACCGCATCCGCATTCAATACACATAATTACTTGTATGTTCCTGGCATGTCTGATTCATCTGCACCTGTAATTGGAAGCGCTGATGAAGATCCTTCTCCATTTAGCCCTGCATTGCCTTGTGAAGACATGTCTGATGATGCAAAAGCTTTTCCTGGTGCATCTGAAAGGTGCAAGTTAAGGTTGTTTGATCCTGACTGCTCGCCTGTCTCGTTAAATCCTGTTAAATTCAATCCATCTGTCATTTTATTACTCCTATAGGTTATTAATTTAAGCGGGACTAGTATTCCGCTTATGAGTATATTATAGCATTTAGTTGATTAGGATCGATATTGTTCATGCCAGCAATCATCACATATATCTATAATCTCACCGACTTTACCAGAAAGCCTCGTGGCTTTGTTGCCACAGTCTTTTATTTCACAAAATCCACTAAACATTTTTACCCATTTTATCCCTTAATTTCTTATTTTTTCTAAGATTCTATCTGAATCAAATCCTTCAAATGCATACTCTTTTGATAAAGTAGACCAGAACACTATTGCATCCCTGGTACCCTCCGTAACTACTTTGCCACCGTGAGGTTTATTAGAAGGGAATATTACCATGTCACCAGCCTTGGGCTTGTAAACAATCCCGCCCATAGAATCATCGTAGAGAGGAAAAGAAACCATTGCTGATTTAGAATGGTCCATCCTTAAATCATTTTCTGTTGCAACATATTTATCTACAAAAGCTATCTCTCCGCCTTCATAATTGTCGTTTAAATACATTACTCCAGAGTAAACTAAATCACTAAATTCTTCGTGAACGTCAGAATGTAGTCTAATCTGTATGTCTTTACTTAGCCTTGTAATAGATACTCCATAGAAATATATTTCCCTGCCATCTGAAAATTCATTTTTTGAAGAATCAATAAACATTTTAGAATACTTATCGATAACAGGCTGAAGATCTTTAAAAAGTGATGCTGGCTTTTCATCTGGGAATATTGCTCTAACTGCAATACCTTTATTATTTGCTAAACCAACCCTATGTCTAAATTTTGTTTGGTCTTCCCAGTTTTCGTCTATGTATTTTATTAAAAAATTAATATCTTCTTTAGAAGCAAAGTTACTTATAAATTTAACATCATGCATTAAGTACCTCCAAATTTTTTTTTATAAATTCGTGAACCCTGTAAACTTCAGGATCAAACGGTAGGCCAGTAACCATTATATCAGTTACTCCATTTTTTTTAAGATCCATAAGTTTTTCCAATAAAGTATTTTCTGAATAAAAATAGCACCACTTTAGCTTATCTCCATCGTAATTTGCATGCTTTACTTCATCAGCTTCTTCATCTGTATCCCTAATACATATCTGTAGGCTTACGCACCTGGTATCAAATTGAGATAAAAACTCTTTATTTTCCATATAATAATCAACCATTACCATTATGCCGCCGTTAAATTTTTTACAATTATCAAAGGTTGCTTTTGAAGTACCACTCATAAACATTTTTGGTAGGTTACTCTTCAGTATTTCTAAGTTTTTAAATTTTTCTAGCCATAACCCAGTGTACTTAACCCTATCTTGCGAAGTCAATAATATAGATGAATCAACTAAATCTTCAACACTAGTCTCATTTGCATGCAAATCACCAGCAACAATATTAAACATAATCTTATCTCTTGCAATTTCTTCAAAGCCTTTTACCATAAGCCCAAGATACTCTGGGCTAATGGCATAAGTTCTCATTGCTATAATATATTTTAACGCTATGCTTGGGTCTATTGCCCTAGCAAGCTTAATAAACATGTCATTCTCTCTTGAATGGTAAGTTAACATGCATGAGGTATACCCAAAGCTATTAATATAATTAAAAGCTTTTCTTAAACCATCTGGGCTTGTATCTTCATGCCTGATCATCCAATGAAATTTCATTTTTTAATTACTTGATCTTCCTAAACCAGCGATTATTCCAAATTCTTTCAAATATAAAGTATCCAACAATTTCCCAAGCAACGTATAATAAAAAACCTACAGTTATGGGCTCCAGGTATTCGTTTTCCCATTTACCAGTAATAACATATATTAAATATGAGAATAGCAGGCTAGCAACGCCTACATGAAATGCAGTATAGCTTATTGCCTTAATAGAGCTTCTCTTTTTAGATTCCATTATAGGACTGCAGATCCTTTTCCTCCGCCTGAAGACTTCTTGACTGGTGCTTTCTTGGCTGGTGCCTTCTTGACTGGTGCCTTCTTGGCTGGTGCTTTCTTGGCTGGTGCTTTCTTGGCTGGTGCCTTCTTGACTGGTGCCTTCTTGGCTGGTGCCTTCTTGGCAGCTTTCTTAATAACAATAGTGTCCATTTTTTCAAACACAACTTCTTTTGGTGTGACACGAAGCCAACCAAGAATATTTATTTTTAATTTAGTTAACATGATTCCTCTTTTTCTTTTAATTTTCTAAGTACGAGAGCTAAAACGTCTTTAGGTCTCCAGTGTGGCGGAAATTCTAAATTTTCTATTTCATTAATTAATTCGGTTAAAATTTTTTTTTGAACTACGTGAAAGTGATCCCATTCCATAATATCTATTCTATCATAATAGTAATAGTGGGGCAGGCACGTGCACCTGCCCCACCTCTAAATAATTACTTAACGTAAGTAACCTTAGCCTTTGGATTCTTTACATTCCACTTCTTTGCAAGTGCGTTGAAAGCATCCTTAATTGACTTAAGTGCTGTAGCATTATCTGCTGTTAACTTAGCAATAGTTGCATCCTTATCAAGGACAACCTTATCATTTGCAGCCTTTACATCAGCAGCAGCTTTATCAGCAGCAACCTTTGCATCTGCAAGTGCCTTTGCTGAAGCAGCCTTCTCTGCTGCAAGAGCAGCATCTGAAGCATTCTTAGCAGCAACAGCATCTGAAGCAGCCTTTACCACTGCAGCATCTGAAACTGCCTTAGCAGCATTTGCTGCATCTGTTGCAGCCTTAGCAGCAGCAAGTTCTGAGATTAGATCACGAACTGCAATTTCTGCAAACGGTGCAAGTGCACGAGCAGGAAGTCCAACTACATCTGCAGATGTAGCATCTGATGATGTTGTAGGTGCAAATGTTATTAATGATCGTGATCCAGTTGCTGGAAGTGTTGCAACAAACTTTGCAACTCCAAAATCTGAAAGTGTAGCACCAGTTGTTGCTGTTGCTGTATCTAGTGTTGCTGTTGCAGCAAAGACTGTTGCAGTAATTGACTTACCAGATACTTTGTTACCAAATGTGTCTGTTGCAGTTACTGTAATATCTTGCTTTGTTCCAGCAGCTCCTGCAGCTGGTGCAGATACTGTTAGAGTGTTAATCTTGCCAGCTGTTCCCTGTACGTAATACGTAAGTGTTGTTCCGCCATTTGTGATTACAACTGTACCAATTGCTGTTGTCTTTGTGTAGACATAGAATGTTGCTGTTGTTCCTGTACCAGTTGCAATTGTCAAGGATGATGATCCTGATGTTGCTCCTACTGGTGCAGCAGTTGTGTGTAGTGCAGACACGATTGTTGCGTTTGTTGCTACGACTGAAACACTTGTTCCAACATCAACTGTTGCAATAAACTTTAGTGCGTCAGCTGCATCAACTGAGTTGTCTGCAGGTACTGGCAATGATGCAGGTGTTGCGATTGCTGAATTTGTAGTATTTGCTACAGTGTCAAGCGATACAGCGACTGTCATTACAGCAGCACTTGCAGGTGTTGCTACCATTGTGCCCAAAGTCATGGCTGCAACCATGGCTAGTGCGATTTTCTTAAATGAGTTCATTTAATTTATTCTCCTTATTTCCTCTGCCTCTATTATTGAGTGCAGAAATTTAGTTTAGTATATTTACTTTTACATGGAAAGAACACGGATCTCCGCCTTCTTCCCATTCTTGCATTTCTTCATCGCTTAATGGAGGGCCTTCATGTGTATCGCAAAATACATCTGAAACCCAACCCTTACGATATCCAAATTTAATCCAGAAATTAAATAATTTCATTTTCATTCTGAGATCCATTCTGAAAGTTCCTCTAGCAAAATATGCTTAGGCTTTGCACCAGCAATAGATTTAACTGGTTTCCCAGATCTAAATAGTACCATGTATGGGATTGAGGTTATTGAGTATTCTGCTGATTTGATAGGATTCTCATCAACATTTAACTTTCCAACCCATAATCCACGCTCTGAAGATATCTCATCTAGTATTGGAGATACCTTTTTACATGGGCCGCACCAAGGTGCCCAAAAATCGATAAGTATAGTTTTATGACTAGATACTACGCTATCAAAATTCTCATCAGTTACTATCATATGAGTATAATACTAAATTTCAGAGCCTTTGTCAACAGATTTTAGGTTTTCTGCTTCTGCATTAAATTTATCCATAAACTTTTGTACCACAAAGAATGTGGTCTCAGAGGCATTTTTTGCCATTGCTTTAGAAGATTCTTCTGTTCTCTGTTCGGCTGGAACTGAGTTGTACCACAACTGGTATAGCTCAGTTGCAACATCTTCAACTATTGCTTGCATTACGGTTACATTGTTATCCATTGATAGCCTTTCTTAAATCAAATAAATAAACCTTTTGTTTTGCTGAATTAACCACTATATCAGAAGATGATTTCATCAATGTAATTATTTGTGCAGAAGAAAGGTTTGGCTTTGCAGCCTTTAAAGCCACATATTTTGCAGCAATAACTTGAGTTGAAACAGAAGTTCCAAGCGAAATTCCATTTGTATTACCAGGGTAAATAGACTTACTATTCCATTCTCCCCAGATATCAACAAGATTTTTATCATAATTACTTTGTATATTAAACTTTGGCTTACTTAATTTTCCTATTTCATCATTAACAGAAACTCCACCAACTGCAATAGACTGGGCTATGCACGATGGCCATTCAATTTTGTTTTTCATTCTAGGATCTGCACCACTGTTTCCAGATGGAAAGAATACTGGAATACCAGAGTTGCTCAAATCAGTAACCACTTTATCTAAAGGTGTTACTACACAATAGCTTGAGTTTGATGGCTTATTGATAACAGGCCCAGTCGCTCCCTGCGATGCAGATACCGCAACTATGTTATATTTTTCTCTATTAACGCTAACCCAATTTAATGCATTTACTAAAGTGCTAATACCAGTTCTTTCTCTTTCCCCTGATGATGTATTCCCAAAGATTCTAACAAAAACTATATTTAGATCTGGGTTGCTTTGCAATGCTATTGAAGCCATTTGAGTACCATGGCTAAAGTTTATATTAGAAAGAATATTCATTGGAAGAGTGGTAGATCCTTCGCCTTCCATAAAAGAACTACCATTAGGGCAAGATGGCCAATCAAGTATACAAACTTCTCCAGCCAACCGTGATTTAATTAAAGGTATTGATGTATCTAAAGCAGTATCCAATATGGCTAAAGTTGGAACTAGAGATCTTGTATTCAGGTTTGCCTGAGCAGGAGTTGCCATAATTGAAATTGAAACGTAAATAATACTAACTGCAATTAGTTTTTTCATAAGACTAATCTTACTAAATACAGTGCTGTTTGTCAATAGTTTTAGTTTTGTGTTGGGTTCTTGCGTGGATACCATTTACCAGAATCCATATTTTTAAGCTCAGCTGCCTGAGTTTGTGTGTTAATAATATTACTCATGATTTCGTGCATTATATCTAATTCAATTCTAAGCTTATATAGTTCAAGCTCTAACAAATCTATTCTTCTTTGTGATCTCATTCTTCTTCTTCTCTATCAAGTGGCGTTGGTGCAGTTGCCAGTGTGCCACAATTAGCACACTCCATATCTAAAAAATAAGTTGCAATTTCGCAATTATCAAAAATAACTTTAAGGTTCCATATTTCACAACCACATGGGCATACATGTGTTGGTACACCTCTTACGTCCATTGACTGAGAGTAATCTGGTCTTAAGTCGTTGATGTCCATTCTCTAAGTATACACTAAACTTGAATGTATGTATAGGGGGCTGCTACGCTCATATTAAACTCAGTTGCTGCTTCTAAGGCTGCCTTTAATCTAAGCTTGGGGTTTTGTTGTTTTTTTGTTGCGTGAAGGGCTCCAAGCGCTATCTGTCCGCCGCTTCCTTCCGCCATGTAGTTAACTATATTTTCTCCAACATGAAAGTCTTCATCTATGGTAAATAATCTGCCACAAACTCCAACTATAAAAATTCCACCAGTGTCTTCTTCTGATGCTGAACCAATACTTCCGTAGCCATGATCTTTAAATGCAGCCTTAACAGAATCAACAAACTTAGTTCGCATAAACTTGTCTAAACCTGAATTGGTTTTAGTTGGTGTATATTTTGGAGGAGTCCACATGTACTGAAGGATTTGTCCCATACGAAATGAATCTGTAAAAGCAATTCCGTACTGACCATTTTTAAAAACTTTAGGTTCTTTTCTTGACAAGATCCATCCAGTTTTATCATCTGAGGCGGCGTGGTCGGAGCCCATATACACAACACCATTTTGGGCAATAGCAACAATACAAGTCATACCTTCATTGTACTATTTTAATTATTCTGTGTCCAGCATCTCATGATACTCTAAGTGATTTAATTGGCTGATTACATTATCTAATTCAGATTTCATTTCAATTAAATCCTGGATGGCTTTATAATATTTATCTTTCCATTCAGTTAATTCTTTTTCTAACTGGTATAACTCTATTTTAAGGTCTTTTATATCTAATCTAAGCTGGTCTTTTTCTTTCTCTTCCCGCCTATTTCTTTCCCTTTTGGCGTCTCTAACTCCAGCAACTATTGCAGTTCCAAAACCGCTAAGGGTAGCTGCCAATATTGATATTAATATTGTTATATATGATATTTCCATTATATATCATATTATACCTTATAATCAGTTTAAACTAATAGCTCTGAAGCTGTTATTTCTGTTCCAACATACTTTCTTTTTTGAATAAAATCTTTAACATGTTCATGCCCATTTTGCCTTCCAGCAATTAAAATAACCCATCTAGGCTCAAATTTTTCATCTATGCATGTTTGGCATAAGAATAAATTTATATTCAAAAGAGATGATTTTTTTAAATTTAACTTATTTTTTGTTTTGTTGCATGAGTAGCAAAATATTTTTTCGTTCATTCAAAAACCTCTTCACATTCAGTTTCTTTAAAGAAACGACTAACATCAAATCTGATGTTGTCTCTTGAAAATAGACCAGCAAAATCTTTAACAATCTGCTGGTATTTATCATACTCCATTGTATCCTTATATTTTAGCATAATCTTTGCAGCTTGGATATAGTCTTCTTTAAGAAAAGTACAGTCTCCGCTAGATCCTCCAATATGAACTCTTCTTAATACCTTTTCTGAGATAAATCCACCTGGTTGGTATAAGCGAACGGTAAGGTAGTCCTTTGCAAATCCCCAATCTGTGTATGAGTTATAAACGCTTACAGCGTCAACCGCATTGTTAAACTCACGGATCGATCTAACTGGCTGTTCCCCGTCTCTTGCAATTGTCAACATGTACTTATCAAACTGGTTTTTACTAGCCTCTACAAATTCATCTACAACTTGAAAATGTGTTTTATTAAGCTGCTGCTCGCTGGCCGTCCGATAATCCTCTAGATATTGTTTTTGGTTACCCATATGGTTTTCCTTCTAACTCGACTCTAACTCCGTAAGATTCAAGAAGCTTCTTTGCCCTTGAAACATAATCAATAACTTTTTCTTTTTCAATTCCATCAAATTGTATAAAGTTATCTTCATACAATCTTAATGCTAAAAACTCTGGGTACTGAACAACATCCATAAGTAGGAACATTGGCTTATTCAGCTCTCTTAGTTTATTTTTCATCTCTAAGTTATAAAAAACTGGTTTGTTTGGCTCACCAGTCCACTGATTCATTCCATATTTAAAATGCTTGTCATCATAAACATTAGACATTTTGTTTTGCTCTAATCTGTTTCCATATGTCTTTTGTCTTATGAACATTTTTCATTTTATCAATTAATCCTGAAGATAAATATACTCCGCCCCAAACACCATATTCATTATTTTCAATCCCAGATTGGTGGCATATCTTCATAACTGGGCAAGACAGGCAGCATTGATCTATAGCCTTGGCCATATTTATATCAGATTCATATTTGTCAAAAAATAGATTGGTGTCCATTCCGCTACATGCAGCAAGGTGCCACCATCTAATTGACTGTTCATCTGAATCTAATTCATTTAAAATATTTGACATACTTTGTTGGCAATACCCAAACTCCATCTTTATTAACAGCAAATTTGCTACTAATGCCCCAATTATTTTTTCTATATTCTCCGTTTACATTAAAAAACCCAGAAGAATTTTTTTTCCATAGGATAACGTCATAGTTATTCCATCTAATCTCTAAACTATTTGAATTTGCTCTTTTCTTTAAAAGCTCAACACCTGATTCATAAAGACATATCACTGTATGGCTCCTCCAGAATTTATATGCCTTAAATGTATCTTATCTACAGTTAAGTACTTAGGTGATTCTGATATAAATTTAATTACATCAAAGATATCTTCTGGCGTCATAGAGCAATCTTCCATATCTTCTTTTCTAAAGCTATTTACTGTAGAAATTATTAAATCTGTACTTCTTATAGGATAGATGTCTTTAACTAAAAAGTCAAGCATTTTACTCTCTGAATTTTTTGCCAGATGGTATGGCAATCCAACATTATTTGTGTTTATTTGTCCTGCTACTGATGACAATGTAAATATTATAGGGTTTTCTTGCTTATTCATTTTTGTCATAATTGATTTTATTACTTCAAAGGTTCCAAATACATTTAAATTAAATGCCTCATTAAATTCTTTTGTTGTATATTCTTTTAGTCCGCCGTCTTTAGGTCCAGTCATGTCACCACCTGCAGAATTTACTAATATATCCACCTGGGTATCCCCTATAACACTTAATAGATTTTTTATGCTATCTTCTAATGTAATATCTAATACAACTGGTATTATATTTTCCCCACCAGGACGTCTAGTTAAATCGTCTAGGTATGGCATTCTTCTAGAGCAAGCAAATACCTTGTATCCAAGACTTGAGAATCCTAATGCTACAGCTTTTCCAATTCCAAAGCTTGCGCCTGTTACAACAACAACTTTAATTTTTTAGCCTAACTCTTTTGTTTTACAGTCAATATCTTGACAGATTTGACTTCGTCATCAACACCAAATATGTCTGATACATATTCCTTTGCATCCTCTTCATCAAAAGCTTCAACCTCTACTGAGATTTCTAACTTGATAGAGTATTTTTTCATTTATTTAACTGACAATGTCTTTCCGCCACCAGAAGATTTTTTTGTAGTAGTTTTAATTTCTTTTGTGGCTGTTTTATTTAACAATACTGCATTTTCTTCACCAGCATAAATTGGACGTCCCCAACCAACTACAGCATTAACTAACTTCTTTTTATTGTTTTTTACATAGCCACGTGTTTTTTCGACGCACATTCCTCCGTTACGCTGATCTCCCTTTGCTGTTCCTGAAGTGTTTCCTTCAATAACTTGAATTGTTCCGTCCCCATTGTTCTTAATGCAAAGGCCAACATGTGAGATACGATTTACGCCATCTTCTGGAAAATCAAAAAAGATCCAGTCTCCAGCAGTTGGATCATCATTACGGGCATCTGACCAACGTCCTTCCTTCTTAAATTGATCTGATGCTGCTACGGTTGAAGCGCTCTTAGGAAACTTTGAAACGCCTGCAGTAAATGCACACCAAGAAACGAACGACTGACACCATGGTTGAAAGTTAGCCTTCATCCATGCGCCGTACTTTGTTTCATTATCTTTAGGGCCTTCAATTGTGCCCACTTCCTTTTTTGCAACCTCAATGATTGCTTCTAAAGATCCTTTTGCTGCCATGATATTCTCCTAATCAATTAAAGACATTGTGTCATAAGAATAGTATACCATTTTTATTATTTTTTATCAGATCTAGGCTTTATTAGATTTTTTGTCTACTGCTAAAAATGCAGCATTTATCTCTGCTACGGTAAGTTTTCCATCATCCAGGAAACCCCTTGCAAGCCTTTCAATTACGGTTGCAACTCCAAGGGTACCTGCTAATACAACTGCCTTATAGGTTTCAATCCCTACAATTGCTCCTGCTCCAATTACTGATAACCCAGATGCTGCAAACACTGCAACTATTCTCATTACAATATTATTAATATTTGCAATTGCTCCTGACCCTACCTGCTTTGGTTCTTCTATATACGCTTTAGCCATTATTTATCCTCTTTTCTTAGTGGTATTGTAATTAACCACACTATTGTTACTGCTAATACTGCAATGCCAACAATATCTCTTGCTGATCCCGTCAAAGTTAGCCATGCTATAAAGAAGCCAAGGAGGGTGAATGCTTGTGCAATTAATTCCATTCCTGCGTCTTTAAACCATTTGATTAATCCTTTAAGCATTTTTCCTATAAGATTGATGGCTTTTTTGATTATTTTCATTTGTTCCTCCTTATTACTGCCCCTGCAATTTGTGATACTATGATCACTGGGACAATTACTTCTTGCGCTTTTTCTCTCTGATCGTCTGTCATGTCCATACCTAACTCAGAGAAATTAGATAAAAGTTCTATTGGGTCCACCGCAAATACAGCTCCAAGTGGGTCTGATAAAAATGCCTCTGTTTGTACTTCTGTTACTGCATCTGCTAATGTAAATGGCATTGCTGTCTCCCCTGCAGAATCTGCTCTGTCATTAAACTCAACAAATGCTGAAGCAAGTGCTGGGTTAGACTTCATCTGCTCAGCAATCTGTGCAATTTCTGAAGCCTTGATACCAAGATTACCTGCAACCTCTTGCTTTGCTTCTTGTGTCAATGCTCTAAGAGTTTGGCTAACTGCTGTGATTTGCTCTGCAGAAAGTTTAACTAATTTATTATCCTTGCTTGTAAGGTTTGCAATAACTCCAGACAAATCTTCTGAAGTTCCCATTCCTTTTTCAGGAATCAGTGCTGCTAAAACTGCATCTTTAATTTCTACATCTGGGGTAGTCCAAGGGTTCTCTTCTGGCTTTGGCTCAGGTTCTGGAGATGGTTCAGGAGCAGGCTCTTCAGTTGCTTCTGGGGTAGGTTCAGGAGTTGGTGGTTCTTCTGCTGTAGGCTCAGGTGTAGGCTGGTCTGTAGGGTCCACTGTAGGCTCTGGAGAAGGCTCTGGTGTAGGAGGCTCTTCTGCTGTAGGTTCTGGGCTTGGTTCTGGGGTAGGTGGTTCCTCAGCAGTTGGTTCTGGCGAAGGCTCTGGTGTGGGGGCAACAGTTGGTTCTGGATCTGGGCTGGCCTCTGGGGTAGGCTGATTGGCTGCAGCATTGGCTGCTGCTTGAGCAATAGCAGCATTAAGTTCTCTTTGTGATTGCTCGTCATAGTAACGCCATGCGTTATCAATTGCACTGTTAACATTATTAATTGCTTGTTCATATGCGTCAATTGCATTATTTTTATTTTGTAATGCTGTTGCAACATTTAAAATTGAATTATTATATTCAGTTGTTTTATTAGTTAGGGTTTGATTGTAACCATTTAATGTTGAAACTGATTGGTTATAAACATTTAGTTTATCATTGTATACATCTTGGGCTGCGTTCTTTGCAGCGAGTGCATTGTTGTAGTCGTTGGTCTGTTCTTGAGTTGCTCCAGATCCAGAAGAAAATGTGTTTAAATTACAACTAAAGTTTTGTCCCCATACTCTTGGATTTCCAGCATAGTCACAACCTGCTCCAGTCCATCCTCCAGGAATTCCCCATCCAAGATGATAGGATCCTGGCCCCCCACCGTTGTACCACCAGATCTCTACATCAAAAACTTTATCGCTTGTTACATCATATACAGGAGAATAAGCACTCCAAGTTGTTCCTTGCTCCCGCCAATTATTAATGGCAAGTTCTCCATCAATGTACATTCTAAAACCATCATCTGTATATCCTGCAAAGTATGCCTGTGTAAACCATGAAGGAACTGTTATTTTTCCAGTAAATTTAACTATAAAGTTTTCATATCTATTACCACAAACTGGACGAGTCATGTAGTTTCCATTTAGTGTTCCACTACATAAGAATTGATCTGTGGCTGCAAGGCCATCAACCCTGATTAAACTATAAACATTGTATGATAAACCAGCACCACCAGCATTATTTAATGCTTGCTGAGCAGTTGATAAATTAATATTTGCTACACCAAGAGCATCGTAGGCATTGTTCTTATTAGTTAGTGCAGTTGCTACTGTGACTGTTTGCCTATCTACTGCTGTTTGGGCTAATGCTTTTTGTTCCCCTGCCGTGGTTTTTAGGACAAGGGAGTTGTCATATAGGGTAGAGTTTTGAGTTTGCGCTTCTTTTGCAGATACTGCAAGGGCATATTTATCTTCTGCCTCTTGAATTAAAGATATGAATTCATCTTGGTATCCAAGGTCATCTACGCTGTCATTAAGGTTTTGTATTTCTTGAGCTGCTAAGCTTAGTGGATCATCACTATAGGCGGGAGACATAAAAAGCCATCCAAATGCAAGCATTATGGACGCTGTTATTCTAAATAACTTTTCCCTTTTCAACTATGGCTCCTAAGTAAGCAAAATGCTTACCTAGTAATTATACCACTTAGCTATTTAGGATTATCTGTTTTATAAAATCCATTACCTTTAAACTGTACCCCAACTGTAGTAAAAAACCTTGTCATATTAGATTCACATTCAACACATGTATAACCTGGATCACTATCTGTAATTGATCTGTTAATTGACATTAGTGGATGTGCTTCATCATATGAGCACTTGTATTCATATACTGGCATCTAAATCCAAAATAAAATCAAATATTAGTGAAGCTCTAGGCTCATAAACTATTACCTCATGATTCATTCCAGCGGGAATAAAAACTAAATCTCCAGGTTCAATATTTAATGTATAACGTTTATTATCCTTATCGTAAACATTCCATTCTATTTTTCCAATACAATGCCAGTTTATTACATCTGTTTGATCAGAATGAATTTCATACTTTTTGTCATGTTTAATAAAATTAGTTATTGCAGTTACATGAATAGATGAATTACCTTCCATCAATGAGTTGTTTAAAATTTCAGCTACATCATTACATCCATCGAAGTAACCACTTTTAAAAATATCTTTACCATCTTTAAATACATAAGAGTAATGAGAAAAGGTATCCATAAGGTTATGTTGTGATAAAATTTCTGTTTTAACATTTTCATTCATTAAAAACTGACTAGACTTTTTTTCTTTATTATCATAATTATTATTATATTTATAATTTAGATTATTTATAAAATTATCCCACGATGGAACATCGCTATTAAAATTTTTTATATGCAAAAATGTATTATTTTTTTTAGCAGATTTTATTTGATCTAATAGAGAAGTCATTATTTACCGCTTTTCTTCCTAGCTTTTGCTAATACATCAAAGTCTTTAATCTTTGTTTCTCCCATATATCCCCAAGCGTAACCATCTGCAATCATCTTTTCATTTAATGATACTGATGCACCATCAAGGAACACCCAGCCTAAAATGCGACCATATTTTTCAGATGAGTCCATTTTTTCTGTTTTAATAACAACAGACTTTGCGGCCTCAATCTCATGCTTTAAATAAGCTTTTGCTTCTAAGCCTAGAGATTTTTCCATTTTATCTGTTGTTCTTGACTCTGGCGTATCAATGCCAGCTAGTCTTACTCGTGAGCTAAATGATATATCAAACCCTAGATCAATATCAACATCAATTGTATCTCCATCAACTACCTTTGTTACTTTCTTTACATAATATTCAAACATTATTTTCTCCCCCATTTAACTTTATTCCAACCACGCTCATGGAAGTAATAAAGTATTGTTTTTGTTAGTACTTCAAACCCTGCAATTGATGCAGCTGTTATTGCCTTATGTGTTATAAAGTATGACAACACAAAAGTATCTGCCGTTCCAATTATTCGCCAAGTGATTGCCTTTAGTGCTGATCTTTGTTTAGTTACATTCATTGCCCTGCTCCTAAAGCCAGCCATGACAAAACTTCTTTTAGTTTAGATACCCATCTCTTTACGTTTTTGCGTAGCGCTAATAGCATGAATGTCTGCCCCCAAATCTACTTGTTCAATCTTATATCCTACATCACGACCATACACAATGTTAGTAATGTTAGGTAGTCTTAGTACTAATGCGCCATCCATAAATTCATCCTTGGCAATATATTCTTTTACCTGGTCAAACTTAAGTGGATCTTTCTCACTTGTATTATATGTATTGCGGACTCCAAGTAGTACCTGATCTGTTCTTTTCCCCGCCTCTTTGTAAAGGGCGTGGTGGCCTTCGTGCCAAGGCTGGTACCTACCAAGCATAAGTGTTGTAGGTGCAGACCAATCATGTAGATTAAACTTATCAATTATATGAGATGCCTTTGCTTCTGCATCTAGGTTATGGCTAATAAATGATACATCAAACTCTGTTGGTCTTTCAAACATTTTATTTGTGTCTTCAAAACGGCCTTCTGCAAGAGTATCCATAAACACAAGTACGTCTGGCTTACCAAAAGCTGATCGTGTTAGTTCCGTTGGGCATACGAAGTCAACAACTACTGGAGCAACACCTTGTTTAGATATTAACCTTGCCATCTCTCCCATGCGTCGAGCCTGCTCAAGCCTGTCGTCTAGACTAAACCCTAAATCAGAATTTACTGTTGCACGAACTTCGTCAGCATTAAGGTGAATAGCATTAATGCGCTCTTTCAAGGCTTTTGCAAGTTCTGTCTTCCCAGAACCTGGTAATCCAATAATTTGTATAATCATTTTAATCTTTCTGTTAGAAGGGCAGTTTTTGGACATACCCAGGTCTCAATTTTATTTAATTTTTAGAATTTTTGGTTGTTTTTCTTTTGGTAGATTTCTAACTACAAGGATATTTAGCATACCGTCCTTTAGCTCTACACTAGAAACTTCCATGTATTCACTTAGCTCGAAGATTCTTGTAAACTTACGTGCAGCGATTCCCTTATGTACAACCTTTGCATCTGTTATTTCAGTAATTTCACCTGTAATCCAAAGACTTCCGTCTTCAATAGATACAGTTAAATCTTCTCTCGTGAATCCAGCAACTGCCAGTGTTAGCTGGTAATTGTCTTCGTCTAGCTTTAGCAAATCATACGGCGGAAACGCTGTGTTGTTTACCTTACTAAGACTATTAAAACGCTCCAACTCTCTGTTGAAGCCAATAAAAAATGGATCCTTAAAAAGATCCATCGCAAACTGTGTTACCATAATATTCCCCTTTCAAGCGAATAGTTTAATTTAGGCCCCTTTTGGCGACCTATTTTAATTATATCATATTGCTGGGGATATAGGGCTCGAACCTATGACCTAGAAATTAACAGTTTCCCGCTCTGCCAGCTGAGCTAATCCCCAATCGTGTCCCCAGATGGTATCGAACCATCGACCCGCAGATTAAAAGTCTGCTGCTCTACCAGCTGAGCTATAGGAACAATGCTGGCAGTTTTAATTCATACCAAGGAAATCAATCTAGGCTGACAAGATTTTAGACAACGCATTAATTGTTGCTGCAATTCTTCCGATATCACGCAACTGTTCAACACTATATCCTTCTTCTTTTAATGTATCATAATGTGCTTTAACACAAAAATGACATTTGCCAACTATTGATGATGCCAATGAGTATGCTTCAAACTTACCTTTTGTTGTACCTCCGTGAGATGATATAGCATTCATTCTAAGTTGTGCTGGTAATCCTTTAAGATTAGCATCGTCAGCCATTTCAATAAAAGGATACCATGTATTATTTTGTGCCATTATGGCACCAGCTGTAAGGGCTGCATTTTTTTCAACTTCATCTGTTGCACTTGCAACTATAAATGCAAGCAACTTGGCGTTTCCAGTTGCAAATGCTGATGAAATTGAAATGTATGTAGCATGCTCTGGATCAATAGTAGACCTATTAATAACGGCATCCAGGTTTAATTTTATATCTTTAGCATACTCTGGAAGAGATTCTTTAAGTTGGTCTACCCATGTCATTAAAGAGTTTCTCCACCTAATGACCTATTGCATGCACACAGCTCTCCTGTTTGCAATGCATCTAGTATGCGAAGTGTTTCGTCTGGGTTTCTTCCTACATCTAGATTATTTACAGTTACATGCTGAATAATATTTTCTGGATCAACAATAAATGTAGCACGATATGTAACTCCAGAAGAGTGGTGAACCCCAAGGTCGCTAGCTAGTTGATGCGCTGTATCTGCAAATGACCATGAGTTTGTCTTCTTAAGATCATCATGTGCATTTCTCCATGCAATTTTACAAAATTCATTATCAACAGAACCAGTCATAAGAACTGTATCTCTATCATTAAAATCATTCACTAAAGCATCGTATGCAACAATTTCAGTTGGGCATACAAATGTAAAGTCCTTGGGATAAAAAGCAATAACTTTCCATTTTCCTGGAAAAGATTCTTGCGTAATTATTTCAAAAGAGGATTCATCGTACGACAAAGCCCCTGGCTTAACTCCAGTAACAGCAAAGTTACCAATCTTATCTCCTACGGTTTTCATTTTTCTCCTTATGTATAAGTGATGATACTGTGTATCGCACCCCTGGCTGGATTCGAACCAGCGGCCAACAGATTAGAAGTCTGTTGCTCTTCCTCTGAGCTACAGAGGTATAAGAACATTATACTATTTATTCAAAATATTATCAATAGGTACTGTCTTTAAATATTCAGAATAACATCTCTCAGCCATATGAATATTCCAATGTATTCCCTTGTGTCCATTTTTACGACCATCAGACTCGATAGTCATGTCTGCTGCATAATCAAAAAGCGGGTGTTCTAAATACTCAACATGGCATTCAGGATTATCTTTTACAAAATTGAAATCGTTCATTGTGCTATCAAAAAAGAATCCAGATGTATTTTCATTTAAAATATTCTCCACCCTATTGGATGCAAACATTGTTTCCCATCCAGTCCAAATAAATTTAATACCAGCTTCTTTACAATATGTAGAAAATATATTAATAAAAGAAAATGTCTCTAAAATATGATCCTCCATTGGAATTACTTCATCATATTTATATGGAGCTTTAGAAATTTGCTTAAAATTATTTTTTACATGCATGCAATTAAATGGCCCAGCTAAATTATTTTTAGAGCTTATTATCTTTCCTGGAACTGCAAATTTTTCAGATCGATACAATGGGAAGCATGCAAAAATAGCATCTGGTTTACCAAATTGATTTATAAAGGAAATAGCTTTCATTATTGAGCCTCTAGCGCTATCACCAGGAGCTCCTAAGTTCACAACTCTACAATTAAATATTTTTTCAAGCTGTGCTGGCCAAGTAAACTCTTCTTCTAAAGAAGTGCCGAAGGTCTGAGAGCACCCTATAGCAATAAATTTTTCTGAGCCATCAATATATTCGCCCCTGTATCCAATATTATTAAACCTATACTGTATTTCTTTTTCTTCTTCATTAAAAATATATTTATGTTTTTTCCTATAGTCAGGATGCACATCAAAATTTTCTTTAAACATCTTCATTTGATCTATCATATCACTATCCGATAGAGTTAAATTATAATCAGGGGATTGCATGTGTCTTGAATTAGTTGCTGCATTTATATCAGATAACACACTTCTACGAAGTGGGCTTCTGAAAGCCGACATTATCGCAAATATTATAGGGTCTGAGTCATAATCAACTTTAATAACATTTTTATTCATCTATTGCCCCCTAATAATTTTAAAATTATATTCATTTTCCCATGCAACAACATCTAACTCATCATTTAATAATGGCTGGCCCTTGATATTTAGGCTAGTATTAAGGAGTACTGGTACTCCAGTTTCTAGGTAAAATTTACTTAAAACCCTATATAGTCCTCTATGCTGGTCCCTGTTTACCGTTTGTACTCTAGAAGTTCCATCTGCATGAACAACAGATGGAATTATTTCTGGCTTTAAACACTTTACTGTGTACTGCATATAAGGACTTGCAAAATCCATATCAAACCATTGAGATGCACATTCTTCCATTATAACTGGGGCAAATGGTCTAAATAGTTCTCTCTGTTTAATTAAATTAACTTTGTCTTTAATGTTTGGATTTCTTGGATCTGCAAGTATACTTCTATTTCCCAAGGCTCTTGGACCATACTCTGCTCTACCTGATGCTACTGCTACAATTCCATCTTTTAATATACCATCGACAATTTGCTGAACAGGATACTCTCCTCCAAGGTCGTAGCCAAGATAAGGGGTATTCCAATTGATATGCTTACCGTATAGTGCTGCTGCTGCACCCAGAGAGCTACCAGCGTCTCCTGGGTTTGGCATAATCCAAACTTTATCAAATATATTCCAAAGGAGTGTATTTGCTGATGAGTTAAGTGCACACCCTCCCATAAAAACTAAATTCTTTTTGCCAGTAATTGAATATGCCATATGCATAAAATCATTTAGTCTTTGCTCGTATACAAATTGAACTGATGCAGCAATGTCGAACTTATCCTGTTCGGATATATCCAGGTTCCAATCATTAATGCCTTTATGAAAATTGTATTTTTGTTTATTGTATTCTGGGAAGTAATTGTTTACTTCTTTGTAATAACGTTTCCAATCACCATAGGCAGCCATGCCCATCATTATGTACTCTTCTTGGTTTGGCATAAAACCAATTAATTTTGTAAAAGCTGAATAAAATAATCCAAAGCTAACTGGGTAGTTTTGCTTATACTTAAATCTAATCTTATCCCCTTCTCCAACCCAGATTGTAGAAGTGTTGTATTCCCCTATTGCATCCAAAACAACAATAGCGGACTCATTAAATGAACTTGTATAATATCCAGCTGCAGCATGAGAGTAATGGTGCTTAAAATAATGCACTGGAAGGTCTAATGGAAAATTTGGTCTCCAGTCACTAGAACCACCATACAGCATCATTCTAGATTTTTTAAGCAGAGGCTTTTCATAATATGCAATTGCATTTGGTGTTCCGTAATTTAATGCATCAAGAATAATGTCATTGTTGTTATACCAATCATTTTTCTTTTTGCTATATCTTTCTGCATGACCAGCAAACAAAATCTCACCGTCTTTAATTAAAGACACTGATGCATCATGAGATGTCTCATTTATTCCAAGTATGATCATTAGTAAATAAAGTCTTCGCTGTCTCTTTTAGGCTTTACTATTTTTTTTCTTACATACAAATAAATTTTATATAAGTAATACTCTATTTTAATTTTCATATGGGTTAAACCTTTCAATATCTTCTACTGGTATGATACCTTTAGACTCTGCAATTTTAAATCCCTCTTCGGTAAAATTAAAGGTAGCATTTAGCTCTTCATCATATTCAACTTCCATAAGGCCATTATTCATTAAATCAATAAGTTCTGAGTCCACATACTCTTCGTGAGCCTGCCAAAGATCTGGAGCTAGTAGTGATGTAGTTTCTTCATTTAGTTCAAATATAGCTTCTCCGTCTTCGGTAAATCCAGCTATCCTTATTGCACCAATTTCTAAATAGTGCTGGATCCTAAGCATCATCTCATCTTCATCATCATACTCATCAAACATTATTCCTCCTGTGCAACAAGTAGGACTTGAACCTACGATTACCGAATTATGAGTTCGGGGCTTTAACCGACTAAGCTATTGTTGCCTAGCCTAATTATATTATTTTATCATCATTATTGTCAATGGACTGCTCTACTACCTTTTGAACATACTCAGAAAAATGTTTTCTTATACTTCCTGGTGGCCTCTTGCCTATTTCCGTCCAAACTCTTTTATATTCATGTATGTTATCAAAAGTTGTTGGGCAAAGTAGTACCCCGTTGTATTCTTTTAATCTGGTTGGCAGGGGAACATGCTTGCTACAGCAAACACACGCCTTTGCTTTTTCTTGATATATACTCATACTATTTCCATTCCGCTCAGTGCATCAGAAAGATCTCTTGGCATTGAAGATGGTGCTCTAATTAAATTAGGACTATCTACAACTAGAGATTCTCTATATTGTTTTTTAACAGATGAATAATCGTGCACCTCAATATCACCAAATGCCGCTCTAGTTAAACTAATTGCGTTATAAATAGATCCGCAGACTGCGTCAGCTAAGTCCTTAGAACCTTTTCTTGGGTGGTCAACCTTGTCTCTCATAATTCTTAACTCTAACAATTCATCAACAAGGAGTGGTATGTGGGGGCCATTCAATCTTTCTTCCAAGACAACCATAGCCATATCATCATAATGTTTTTTAGCTACAGATAAAGTTTCTGTATTGATTCCATATTGTTTTAGCTGCTGCATCATATCGTGAGAGTTCCATCGATCAAAAGTACATATTCTAATATTAAATCCTCTAGATCTTAATGACAATATGTAATCTCTTACCTCTCCGAAGTCGACAGACTTGTCTGATGTAGGAGTCCAATACATTACGGCATCTACTTTAACAATTGGTGCTGGCTGAGAATATGTATCAGTTACTTTTACGCTAACAAACTTTTCAATGTGAGCCATGGACACGGCGCAGTGGTCATGCTTTTGAGCCAAGTCAACATGAATGTAGTAGTCTTTATCTTCTTCTGGGATAAACCATTCTTCAAATCTTCCAAAGCCGTCTACAGCTAAAGATAGGTCGTTAAAAGCCATTTCAATTTTTTCACGTGACTTAAAAAAAGCATCAATTGCTTCTGGTGGCATGCAAGCAAATCTTCCTAGAGCATCGGTAACATCTCTATAAAATGCAATTTTAAAGTCTTCTATGGTTCTAGTAGGATTAACTTCCCAGGTTGGCCTTTTGATTGCATACACTTTAGGATACTTGTAAGATATTATTTCATCTTGGTCCCAGAAGATTTCAAATTCATTCCCTACAGTATTGTTAGGAAGTTCTGGATCAAGCTTGAACTTGTGAGACATGGATATGGTTTCTTTTTCAGAAATAATATCGTCATACCTCTGCTGTATGTAATCATTTTTAAATCTAGGGAAAGAAAGCAATATGACTTTACCATAGTCGGGGAAGCGTGAATCAACAGATGCCCTGTACATGTCGTAAATTCCACTGGATGTTTTTGCTTGGTCATGCCCACTTGTGTTGTCAAGCGCAAATCCAGAAATTTCATCAAGTACTGCTACAAGAACGTTGTAGCCCTCAAACGCTTCTCTTTCTGAGTGCCCAGAATAAACTGTAACATTCTTATCAAACTTTATTTCTGAAGCTTTTTCAAAGTATCTGCCAGCAAACCAAGGTGAGTGAGTTACTCTATTTTTAAATCCTTTAAAAAATACGTTGTTAGCTTGCTGTGCGTTAATAGCAATATTAATAATATCTATTGAGTCACCAGGTGGCTTACCGTAGTACGCAGCTGGGTCTCTTAAACATAAAAGCAAATATACTATATAGGCAACAGATATTGTCGAGCAATAATCTTTACCGCTTCCTTTTCCTAACTGAGCAACAACTTCATTGCATGTTTGCCTATATCTTAATGATCCTTCTTCTTCACCAAAAAGTTTTATAAGAGTTGATTCTTTATATATCTGAGATGATTTTTCTATCAATGTGTACTGGTGCTTAGATAGTTCTGGCAATCCTAAATAGTTTTTATCAGTTACAAATGTTTCTAGATCGACTGGTCTTTCATCAAACTCTTCGCCATCTAGAATATCAATAATGTCATTAAAATCAATGTCCATTTTTAATCTTTACATTCTTATATATATAGCCAGAAGTAGCGTATCTTTCTCCATCTAAAACTTCTTCAACGCCATGCTCACAGTAATCATCTGATCCATGAATAACAAGGTCTCCTGGGGAAGGCTTGTATTTTAATTTTTGTTTGCTATAAAAAAGCCCGCCGCCATTGATTGGCAATTGATAATATACAATCGTTCCAAAAACTGAGAGCTGCTTGTCAATAAAGTCGTCTCCTTCTTTATACTCTTTAGCTAGCTCTTCAATTTCTTCAAAGTCGTGTACGTCTGAGTGGGCTCCCCACATATTTCCTTTAACCATTCTAACAACATGTGATGAATCTGAAGCATAGTGTTTGTCGTCTAATAAATTTTGAATTCTTTCCTTAAGGTAATCAACTGTTCTTGTGTTGTATGTACCCATTGTATTTGTAAAGTATTCACCAACATGCCAATCTTCTACATTTTTTACTTCCAAAAGAACCTTATCAATTTCATCCTGTGATATAAAATTTTTATATACATAGATTCTTTCACCAAGTATCTCGAAGTTAGTCAGATCAATTGGGCTATTACTCATTTGATGCCACCTCTATGATTTCTATCGGCTCTACTATTCCATTTATTTGTGATAGTCTCTTTGATACTTCAAGTTTACATTTTGGACATGTCGCAGAAACCTCTTTTAATATTTTTACAAGTATCTCTTGCTTTCTTTCTGTATCTGATATCTGTGACGCTAACTCATTATTTTCAAGCAAGCCCACATCTTGAAGCATGGTAACTTTTTTGCCTTGAATGTCCAAAGCTAATTTAATAGCTGTTGCTTGTACACTAAGCTGGCCCTGCATCTTGGCTTCTTTTGCCAGGTCGTGAGCTTCTCTTATAAGCATTGCATAGTGTTGGTCAGCTGCAGATATAGCTTCTTTTGCTTTGTCACGAGCACCAGAGTCGTTTCTTACAACTTCTTTCCATTCATCAATATGCTCTAAAACCTCTGATCTTTTAAGTCCAGTAGTTGTAGCAATTTGAGTTGGAGTGCTTCCCTTAAGAAGTTCTTCAACTACCCTATTCATGCGATCAAAATGATCAGCTAATTCAATTTCCATATAGTTATATTATACTTCTAGTCGACTGAAATAGCAAATTCCTTAGCTACCTTTAGTAATATTAGGTATCCAATTAGATCATCAATATCATTATCTCCTGGGTATTCTTCACCCTTAATAAGTCTATTTAGTTTATCATCAATTCTAACGTATAGTTGCTCTTTTGGTCCCGCCTTTGAAAATATACGAACTGGATCTAGGGCTGAATTTCCATATGATATATTTTTTTTAATTAGCATGTGAGCTATATCAAGGCAGGTTGTTAAAATTTCATGCCCTGCTTCAGTTCCAACTGTAAGCATGTATAGGTCATCGTATCTAAATTCTTTTGAATCTTCAAAAACTGGATTTAGCTTCATTTAATTAAACCTTTTTCTTTTAGGGCTCTATGTATGGTCATAATGCTTACGCCACATTCTTCTGCAATCTCCGACATTGTTTTTCTTTGGATAACATATCTTCTATGTAGCCAATCTTTATTTTTATACAATTTCACCTCTTTGTTAACACTTCATTAGCATAGTAAGCAATTCCAAAAGAATCTGCAACATCATAATCTTCAACATTTAAATTATATTTTTTGTTAAAATAATCTGCAGTTCTTTGCTTTCTTATATTACGCAACTTATTTTTGTACCAAGAATCTGCATAACCTGGATTTAATAATCTAATAGCAGACTTTTCATCTTTAGTTGGGTTCTTATTTCCAATGTGTGACTGCCAAGCAGATGGGCTTATTGTAATCACTTTTGCGCCAGTTGACATAAGCTCGGCAATAACAACTCCATACACATAAGATAATTTTATCACAGCATCGGGTGATCTGACAAGTACTGCTCCTTCAACTGCAATGTAGTCTGATTTTATTTCATTTAGAATAGAGTGTGTTTTTATCTTAGCATCATGAATTTTTTCATAAATATCATTACCAACTAAATTAATCTTACCCCATTTAACTGGCTTATTATCTTCAATTAAACAAAACGCAACAGACGCTGTGGACGCATCTATTCCTAAAACTCTAGAGGCTTTTGTTTTAGACAGTTTAGCAAGCGTCATTTATCATACCAATTATCTTATCTCTATCTGAAGTAGAGTTATTCTTTTCACATTTTGCACAAATATTTAGAGTGTTATACCTACTTAAAGGTGATTTGCATGACTTGCAGTATCTTTTTTGGCCAGACCTAATTGCTTTTTTCTCATAATACTTTTCCATAATCTTTTTATTAGTTGCAATTCTGCAACACTCATCACAACAATACTTCTGATTGTGTGTTTTTGGCTCAAAATTTTTTTCATTAATACAGTCTGAATTTGCACAGATCATTACAGAGCAACCTTAAATCTTTCTATCTGTACCGTTCCAGTAGGTGTATCCTTTGAATAACATTCTTTTTTAATTGGGCAGTACGTACAAGGCATCTTAGTTTTTGTTGCACCTTCTGGCTTCATTGGAAGGTCCCCATCTTTAAAGTTATCCCATACCTCCCTCATCCAAAGAAATGTGTCCTCTATAATCTTTGTGTTCTTCTCATTCATGGATACTGGAATAATTAATATTTCCTGAGTGTTTTTATTCTCATAAAGAAAAAATCCCTCTTTAGCATTCTTAAGCTTCATGTATGTTAACAACTGTAGCAAGTGGTTCGGTGACGGGCTCATCTCTGCCTGCCTTGTATCCCATACCTCTTGTTTTGCAGTTTTTATTTCACCAATAACTGTTTCGTTGTCATATTCCATAATTAGATCGATAAACCCACGAATTGGTGGATATTCGTTAACAATCTCTTCTTCTTCTGCAATCCACTGCGGCATAGTTTTAATTAAGTTTTGGAGTCTTTCATGAGCTTGAGTTCCCTGAGCCATGTTTGCAACTGCAACTGCATCATTATTATCAATGAATACAGCACCCGAAAAGGCCATATACCAATACCTTGGGCATGTTCCATGACCATAACCTAAAGAGCTTGGGCTAAAAGACTTCTTAGTCATTTCCCCATCTGCTCTTTTAGTATTCTTATATGACTCATCAAGCATTGATGCAAAAAGCTCTGGATCAAAGAACTTACCCGTGTGCTTCTTAAACTTTAAATTTTTAACTATGTTTCTACCCATTACAAATTATACCTAACGACATACTTAAGTGCATCTACAAGTTTGTCTATAGACTCCTTTGCTGAATAATATATATTCTTTTTATTATTATTCATGGTTCCAGCTTTATCTTTTGCTATTGTTGAATAGTAAGAAGCCATCATGGCAAACTTAGTTGACATTGCCTGCAGCTCAATAATAAGCTGTGGTGCTTTAGCGGCAGGAACATCTGGGTTCAACAAAAGCTTTACAATAACAGCCAAGGCTCTATCTAGCTGAGCATCATTCATATACTCATGCAGATCATTGAACTCAGTTATAGAACTAATTAACTCTAGAGTATTTTTATCCTCTGTCATTTTTAATCTTCCTGTCCCATTTGTCTGCAAATAGGCCCATGCCGTAACCAAATACAATACCTACCAGCAAACCCATTAAAAAAAATGTCATTAGATAATCCTTTGAACTATTCCATACCCTAGCCATAGGCCAAAGATACCCATCAATCCAGAAAATACTGGGGGGGCAGGAATAGGTAATTTAAATAAACTAAATATCCCACCTACGCCAAGACCCACCAGTGTTGTAAGAAATATCTCTTTCATTAAAATGGGACCTCTGCATATGTCTTGTAAGATGGAAATTGTTCATTGCTTGGTGCTTTATCTTTAGACAGAGTGTAGGTAGTTACAGAAATAGAATCGGCATTAATTTCATAAGAACTTTTCTTAACTCCATCTTTATCCGTCCAAGTGTCTTCATAGATTTTGCCAACAATTGTAACTTCCATGCCCTTGCGAATTACCGACTTTGATTGATCAGCTAATGTGCGCCATGCTTTTACTGTCCACCATGAAGTGTTTTTGTCTTCCCATGCACCAGTTGTATCATTTTTAACACGGTCATTTGTAGCAACTCTAAAACGAAGCCCATTTGATCCTACTGACTCTGGGTCGCTACCAACTCTTCCTACAATTGTAATTATTGGATTAGCCATTGTTACTCCTTATAAAGGTGAGAAATTTATTTTAAATTCCTCATTGCTAAGTATAGTAAATTTTTTTATTTTTGTAAAGAGTTTCCATCCATGTATATAACTTCTTCTATATAATAGTCTTCACCATTTATTTGTGACTCTACATAAAAAGGTTCGGGCATAGACCTTTTATCAAAATCATTTTTTGCTCCAGGCATAACAACATGCTTTCTTCCTTTTCCAGAAATTGTTTCCGCATGTATTCTTTCGTGTTCCATCTGAATCCATTCATCTATACCAAATTTTTCTGCAGATGAATTCCAATTTTTGCTACCAGGGTAAGACCAAGTTAAAAAATGTCTAACAAAGTATTTTGGAACATCTGATTTTATTGGCATGGCTGCATGCTGAAAAGGATTTGAAGATGGAAATATTACTATGTCTCCAGCCTTTGGCTTATAAACAATAACCTTGTCTTCTCCATGTTTTAAGAATGCTATTTCTCCACCTTCGTAGTCGTCATTTAAATATATTGTTACTGATAATATTGATTTAGGACCAGGCGCTTCATCTAAACTCTCATTTCTATCTGTGTGCCATCCTATTGCATACTCTCTATCTGTTGCAGGATCATGCTTTAGCAAGTCATAGGAGCTTGCAGACCAACCGCTAGATGGATTTCTGAAAACTGGATCTCCCGTGTCATCACATGTTACAATTTTAAGTCCAACCATGTTGTCAACGCTTTCACCTTTTTCAAGTTCATAAAAGTCTACAAAGTCTGAGTAATCTTTTTTCCTATCGACACCCTTTTCTAAATTAGAAAAATCAACATACTCTGGCCAAGATCGCTGTCCCTCATCTAAGTATTTAGATATGTAATCTTTTACACATTTGTCAATTACTGATTTAACTTTAATGTGTGCATCGGTATAAATATTGTCTAGGTCTTCAGTTACAGAATTTATTTCTTTTCTTGGATCAATAAATTTTGTTTTTTTACCAAACGTATACCAGTCTTCCCACTCATTAATTAGGTATCCTTCTTTTATGCTTTCTGAAGATTTTACAACTTCAAGTATTTCTTTAGCATCAAAGTCTTCAACCTGATAAACAATGCACTGATTAAAAATTTTATAACTATTCAAAATCTTTTCTCCCATCTATATATTTTAAATTTTCTGCAAAAAACGGTTGTCTATTTATACTAGATTGTTTTCTATAAATTTTTGACCAATTTTTAAATGTTTCTTGCGGATTATCTCCTGGTAAAAGCACGTGTCTTTCATGCATTCCAGAGTTATCTTCAGCTATAATCCTGTACTGCTGCATTTTTTTCCATACATCTTCTCCATACTCCTGAAGACCATCTAAATAATCTTGTGTTCCTTCATAATAATAGCACAAAAAGTATCTAATTAAGTATTTTTTTCCACCGCTTACTGGTAGTGCGGCATGAAAAAATGGGTTGTAAGATGGGAATACAGTTATGTCACCAGCTTTTGGCTTGTATGTTATAACAGAAGAACTTCTGTCGGCAAGGAAGGAAACCTCTCCACCCTCATAATCATCATTTAAATAAATTGTTGCAGTTAGAATTGGCTTAGGACCTGGCATGGAAACCATACTGGCCTTGTTGTCTGTATGAAATCCAATTGCATACTCACGATTATTTCTAGTATCAGTTTCAGAGTTGTGACTCAAAACATCGTAGGAGCTTTGAAGCCAACCCGTACCTATCTTGCCAGACCTTTCTCTTATATTCCAGTCTGGTAACCATTCTGGAAAAATTGATTGCTTATACTCCCAATCATCATTAAAATAAGATTGATCAAATGGCTTATCTACCCAATGATCTAGGTAATCCTTCATTGCAGAATAAACTGCAGAATCAATTTCAAAATAAAGCTTTTCTTGCTCATAAAAAATTTTGTCTTCTTCTTCTGACAACATGTTCAAATGCTCAGAGTTTAATGTTATTAAATTTTTTGTTTCTGAGTGTGGGTAAAGCCTAGACTTTAATCCAAAATCATACCATCTCTCCCATTTACTCAAGTATGGTCCAACTTTTTCAAGTGACTCTGATTTTTTTATTACTGAAAGTGCTTGCTCTGGATTTTTAATACCGCCAGAATAAACAGAGATGTAAGGGAAAAGGTCATGTCTTTTTGAAAGGTCATGGTTTTCTTCGTACCCAGGAGCAAATTCTGGTTGTCCTTCCCACATCATACATCACCTTCTATTTTTTTATTAAAATCTACTATGTCTTTAACAAAGAAAGGGTCGCCGTGCTGCTCTTGTGTAGATCTATCTTCATTTTTAAGAAAAACTCTTTTGGTGTAGTATCCCATTGCAGACTCAATCTTTCTTTTTTCAGTATAAAACTTTATTGTAAAATCTTCTCCGTTTGCTCTGACATCATTTTGCCATTGATCTGATCCAGTGCTCTTCCATCTTAAAAATTTTCTAGCTAAATACTTAGGTGTATCCCCACTTAATGGTAGAGCAGCATGAAAGAATGGCTTTGATGATGGGAATATAACAAGGTCGCCAGCGGAGGGCTTATAGTTTACTATAGTTCCATCAAACTCATTTAGATAAGAAACTCCACCACCTTCATAGTCATCGTTTATATAAATGGTAGCAGTAAGTACTGTTTTTGGCCCAGGTGTATCAAAGCTTCCGTCTGTGTCAATATGATATCCTATTGCAAATCTATCCACGGTATTTTCTTTGTGCTTTAAAATATCTATTCCAGATCTTATCCAGCCAGGATTTCCAGTAGCAACCATTACTGTTTCGCAAGACTCGAAGTCTTCTTTTAGGTCTACCAAATCTGTTTTGTAGTTCCAATTTTTAACAAACTCTGGGAATATGTTTTTCCAATGTTCTGGATTTGTTGTCTTATACGCACTAGCATTATCATCTAGAATCCAATATTTTATATACTCATCTAGACCAGCATTAATTAAATTATTAAATTCATCAAGTACGTTTTTACCTGGGTGAAGGTCCTTATCTGATTGCATATATATATCATGTAAATTTGCTTTTATTCCAAAATTATCCCATGCGCTCCAAGAATACATGGAGTCATCGCTATTAATTTGTCCTTCAGAAGATTTAATTATTTCTAAAAAATCTTTAGGGTTTTTAATTGCGTTTTTATATAACGTAACAAAGGGCATTATCTGGTGCTTTTCATTTAAACTAAACATGTTTTTCCTCCCAGAAATCAATCAGCTCTTCCAACACTGACCATTCTATTATACCAAGCCTTACCTTATTATCTGATCCTATTATAATTTTAAGTGCTGGGTGCATATCTCTATCAACTTTAAAAGTATCTGTACATATTTTAGCCCACACAAGTTTATTTAAATTAAATGAAGATTTAGATTCTTTATAGTCAACAAGAAACATTTTCCATTTAGCGTCACCTTTTTGATAATCACCTCGACCACTATTTTTTTGAGCCTTAGCACCGTCTCTTTTTACTTCCGATCTTTCCGACATTATCCTACCCTATGGATTGTTTCATGCCCATCAGAACAAGTCCACTTCATTATTAAATTGTCGGGATCCCACCACCCACCATCTACATCTATATCACATTTAGAGCATGGTCTAAAACCGCTAAGAATTTCAAATGCAGAATTGATATCCTTACGCTCTTGTTTATTTAAAAACTCATTAAGATCTGGCACTTATTTCCTTAATTAAATAGTCTACAACTTCTGGGTTTTCTTTTAGGTAGGCAACGGCTTTTGCTCTTCCTTGGAATCTTTCTTTATTTATAGTATACCAGGCCCCACCCTTTTCAACAATACCGCACATTTCTGCAACGTCTAAGGTCTCACCAACATAATCTATGCCGAGAGTTTCTCCTTGGTAGTAAAAGTCGTATTGGCCAGAAAGGTTAGGGGGACCGAGTTTGTTGTAATCAACAATCCAGTTGACGGGCCTTCCAACTCTTTGCTCAATAATCTTGTCGCCAACCTTAACACCTGCTTTAATAGCGTTAGCCTCAGCTTCTGAAGACCAGAGCTTGATAACGGTAGATGAGAAGAACTTAACAGCCATTCCTCCTGTTGGGATGTGGCTTGCATGCATAGATCCAAATTGATTTCTTTGCTGCGATATAAGAACGAGTAACGTATTTTTGTTTGCATAGTTTAACATCTTGACTGCGTGAGTCATATCCTTTGCTTCTGCGCCGATTTGTTTGGTGTCTTGCAAATCTTTCATTTCATTTCCATCTTTTTCAAAATAGATTGCTGGTAATAAAGCTGAGATAGAGTCTACTACAATTATGTCAACACCTGCCTCCATTAGTTTTGTTGCAACATCAACCATATCGTTTACAGTTTTTGCTGAAGAGTAGATTAATTCTTTTGAGTTTACTCCTAGTTTTTCAGCCCATGCTGGATCATAAGAATGCTCTGCGTCAATCCAGGCGCAAGTCTTTCCTTCTTTTTGAGCTAATGCAATCATCTGCAAACAGAAAGAAGACTTTCCAGCAGATTTGTTTCCCCATACAAGAATTTGTCTGCCGTAAGCAAATCCACCATTAAGGGCAAAGTTTAGACCTATACTAGAAGTGGGCTGTCTATCCACCTGTATATCAACAGCAGATTGTACTCTAGCTCTAGTCTTGGGATCTAGCTTTGCTAAGATGTCATCTAAGTTAATATCCATTTAATTAATTAGATATCACTTCAAGGTTAGGATCTGTGTCCTTATCCTCAATCTTAAACTCAAAAGACAATGTCTCATTGTTATAAGTTACTGATAGCTGAGCATCCTCGCTATTTGCCGTTAAAAAATCTGCTGTTGGTATCTCAATAGATCCTATTTTGTTTAATATAGCAACTAGAACTCTAGATGAGTTCATTGTCTTAAATACATCTTCAGTACTATCTGTCATTTTACTTCCTTAACCATAAGTGTTCCATCTTCTAAAGTTTTTAGAACTGGTTCGCATATCATTCCTTCTCGCATCTTTGCCAATGAAAGTGGGTACATGCTTGAAAATACAATTGCTCTATTTAAATTTTTATCTTTATCTGACATAACTAAGTGCGCCATAGTTTTACCAGCTTTTGTTTTATATGGTGTATAGCTTATCACAAACCTCTGATTTTCGTCAATAGGATATGATTGTGCATATAGGTATTTAACAAAAGCATCATCAGAATCTTTATTAATTAAATCAACCTCTACGTACCTAGATATTCTATTATCGCCAACAAGAACAAAGTACATTTTATTTGTTTCTATTTTTGTTTGCTCGACATCAAATAGACCTACAGATCCGCTCTCATCAACAATCTCAATTCTAGACCATCCAGTGCCACGTTTTATAGCCTTAGCCATTCCAAACATAACAAAAGATCCCAGCTCTTCAAACTCATCAATCGGTCTAGCTTGCGCTTTAATCTTTGGGTCTAAGTTAGAAAGGTTAAATGAAGGTATTCCTAAAAATTCGTAATAAGACTCGGCTTCTTTACCGCTTCTAGGGTTATCATCAAAAGCAGCGCCCCCAATAGAGTTAAGAGAAGCAATGGCCCTAGAATTAATGCCACTACCTTTCTTGGATGCCTTGTCAACAAAGTCTTTGTAGTTTTCATACGGTCTCTTTTCTATAATTTTATTTGCAATGCTGTCTGAAATAAATTTAATCTCTGCCAATCCGAATCTAATTGAATCTTTTTGTAATGAAAAGTTTACATCGGATTCATTCACATGTGGAAGTTTTACTTTTATACCAAGTCTTTTTGCTTCAATCAAATAACCTGTTCTGGCGTCTTTGTCTCCTTCGTTTTTGAGGATCGAGAATAAAAATTCCAAAGGATAATAGCACTTAAGCCAAGCGGTATAATAAGAAAGCATAGAATAAGCGACAGCGTGACTACGATTGAATGAGTATCCAGCGTGAGCTTCGAATGTTTTCCAGAGGTTGTCTGCTTCTTCTGCGCTGATATGCTTTTTAGCACCCTGAATAAATTTATCTTTGAATGGACTGAGTTCTTTTGCATCTTGCTTCTTACCAATAACCTTTCTAACTTTGTCAGCCTCTGACCAAGTCATTCCGCCCAGGTGTACGCATGCTTGCATAACCTGCTCTTGATATATAATAACTCCGTATGTGTTTTCGGTAAAGGGCTTCATGATTGGATGAATATAGTTAACTGCTTCATTACCGTGCTTGCGTTTAATATAAGATGCGCCAACTGTATTCATTGCGCCAGGTCTAACCAAAGCATTAGATGCAGCCAGGTCTTCAAATTTATCAACACGCATTTTTATAAGTAAGTTTGTATACGGTGTTGCTTCTGCTTGAAATATTCCTTTTGTGTACCCATCGTTAAAAATCTTATAAACATTTTCATCATCTAAGGCAATGTCATAAAGATTAATATCTTTGCCAGTTCTATTCTTAATTGATTTTAAAGTGTCAGAGATCACAGATAAAGTCTTAAGACCTAGGGCATCTAGCTTAATAAGACCTATATCTGCAACCGTGTCCATATCGTATGCCACGACTGGAATTCTTCCAGAGACTTCGTCATTTGCATCAGCTCTGGACTCTATTGGTGCATACTTTCTTAAATCATCTTTTGCAACAACCACACCTGCAGCATGCACTCCAACACTTCGAATCTTTCCACGAAGTTTTTCTGCAAGCCAAGTTACTTCTGGGTACTTTGCTCTAAACTCTTTTGTATTTGGTGAATCAATAAAATCTTCAAATGTGTCAATTGATTTCATTGCACGGTTAACATCTGACAATGGAACCATAAATACTCTAGCAGCATCTCTAATTACACCCTTGTCTTTAAAATAAGTAAATGTAGAAATAGATGCAACATGCTTGAACTTCTTCTTTAAATAATCTTTAACTTCTTTTCTTCGGCGGTCTTCAAAGTCTGTATCAATATCTGGAAAGTCATTACGTTCTGGATTAATAAATCTAAAGAAAAGCAAATCATATTTAATTGGGTCTACATCTGTAATCCCAAGGGCATAGCAAACTAATGAGCCAGCTGCAGAGCCGCGTCCTGGACCAACCATAATATTATTTGACTTAGCCCATGTAATCATATCTGCTACAACTAGGAAATATGAGGCAAATGCCTTATCTTTAATTATAGATAACTCTTCTGCAATTCTATCTAAGTAGACCTGCTCTTTGTCTAGAGATAGTCTTTTAAGGCCTTCCAAGGCCATATCAGACAGTTTCTTGTCGGCATTGGTCTTTGGGATAGGTAGCAGATCTAATCCACTATAGAAGTCATACTCTTGAATCTTATCAGCAATTTCCATTGTATTATCATATATATCTGTACGAGTAATGCCTGATTTATTAAAGTCCGCCTCAATTTCAGACCTTGATTGGATAAATAGATTATAATCCTGGAATGATATTCTTCGGTCTGGATACAGGTAATTAAATCTATCCATCATATCTGGCATTTGTCTGGACATTTCGAAGTCTGCATCTTTGTCTGACTTAGGAGATGTTGATAAAATAAGCATTGCTTCTTCTAATACACGGTCTTCTTCTTTAGCAAAATGAGCATCACCTGTTGCCACCGCTTTAATTTTAAGCTTGTCTGCTAATTCTAAAAGGGCAGAGTTGATCTCCACAGGGTTATGTGATTGCACTTCCACGTAAAAATCTTGTCCGAAAGTTTGTTTAAAGCCTTCGAGAAGAAGTTCTGCTTCCTCCATGTTACCTTTATCGATAGCCTTACTAATGAGTCCATTAAGACATCCGCTGAGAACGATAATACCTTCGCTATAATCATTTAAAACCTCTCTGTCAATTCTTGGCTTGTGATAAAATCCTTCTGTCCAAGCAAGCTCTTGGAGAGTATTAATATTTTCTAATCCCTTTTTGTTTTTAGCAAGCAGGATAATATGGTTGTAGGCTTGGATTGATTTATCAGTCTTAGAAGATCTATCAAATCTATCTGTTGGTGATATGTATGCTTCCACACCTAGTATAGGCTTTATTCCTTGTTCTTTGCATGCAATTTGCATATCACGATGTGAAGACAATGTTCCATGGTCAGTAATTGCTAAAGAAGTTTGTCCAGCATCTTTAGCAGCCTTAACAAGTTCGGCAGGAGAATTAAGCCCATCCATTAATGAATAGAAAGAATGCACATGTAGATGTGTGAAGTTCAACTTAATTCCCCGACCTTTAACCTATTACCAGTCTACGCTGCTGCTGGTTGATGATGACTCTCGTTCTTCTGAAACTGAGTTTCCAGTGTAAAAAGATTCTTGTTCTGAATAAGGAACAGTTCGTGTTGCTGTCTTATCAAGATCAAAAGTTTCAAACTTAGATAAATCAAATGGCGTTTCATCTTTAGGTAAGGCAATAATTGTGTAGCTAGTATCCGTCTTTGTTCCAGATCTTTTTATTTGCCATGTTGTATTTGTAATGCTTCCCATAAGCTCAGCGTATTCAGCTAGTGTTGGTGTTATTGTCTTTCCACTAATTCCCTGCGAAAGGATTGCAACGTACGGCTCATTCTTTCCATCGTTTACTAATACATTAATATAAAGACGCTTTTTTGCATTCCACCCAGACTTTGGGTTTAGTCTGTTTTGTTCACATCCGTAGCATCGGCTCTCATCTTCAAATGAGCACAGTGCCTTTCGTCTGTAATCTTTTGGGCTTGTATGCTCTACACCAAAAAATCCACAGCCTACCTTATCATTATATTGTGGTGAATTTGGATCTAATTCCTGGAGAAATCTTACAATTACTTTTTCTCCATCTTCGATCTTCAACCACTTAGCTTTACTATCTTCTCCATCTGAATATGAATTTTTTTCCATTGCTTTTGACATTCCTGCTAGTCCTACGATTTTAGACATTTTATTCTCCTTATGTATGTAACGGTATATATCCGTTTGTGACCACAAATTTTGTGAGGTTATGTTTTGTATTCGAAATTAGATATGGCATTTGTTATACAAGCTTTAATATCTTCATCAGACATATCACCTGCATCTTTTACACCTTCTGGATATATTCTACCATAAGAATGCGATGCCCACAAGATGTTCTTACTGCTTAGTTTATATGCAATTGTTGAGCCTAGATCTCTTCCCGCCTTATCTGCATCAGTCATAATAATAACTGTATTAAAGTATCTATTTAATAGGCTAAGGTTTTGTCCAGATATGTGTCCACCCAATGTAGCCACAACATTTGGAAATCCAGCTTGGTGAACACGAATTGCATCAAAGCTAGACTCGACGACAATAACCCTATCTCCAATTTTTTTAGCGCGGTGTATGTTAAACATAGTTTTACTTCTTGGAAGGTCTTTGCTATTCTTAAATCGTTTGTCAGAAATGGATCTTCCAACAACTCCAACTGGGATTCCATCTGGACTATGAACTGGTACTGTTATCATATCCATGTTATCCGAATAACCTAATGAAAAATGTTTAATTGAATCTAAGTTGATACCACGAGATTTTAAATATTCTTTTCCTTTATCGCTATTCATTAAGCCTTTGTGTAAATTAACTAATGTCTCTTCTGGGAACTCAACAAAGTCTGGCTTGTCTTCTAGCATCTCCTTAAGAGATTCGTCAAAGTTTTCTAAGGCCTCAGACTGCTTTGATTCAATATACCTTAAAGATTGAAACTCATTTTTATTTAAAATCTTTTTTACTAGATCGCTTAGAGTACCTGCTTCTCCACAAGACGGATTAAAGCAAAGGTAGGCCCCTTTTGTTTTACTTACGCTAAAGCTTGATGTATGTCTATTGGAATGAAATGGGCAGTATGCTAGGTAATCGTTAGATGTCTCGCCCACCATATCTATTCCAAGGCTCTGGATTATTGATTTGATATGGACAGGGCTGTACTCCGAGCTATCAACTTGCCTTGAGTTATACCCTCTAATTGCCATGCCTTCTTCTTTCCTACGTATACCCCATGAAGAGTCATTAAGAATCTCCATGTTTCTCCAGTAAACTCTATTGAGAAAGCTGGATCAATATCTAATACCCTAACATATCCCTTACCACGCATATCTTGAGATAACAAGTTTTCGTATTGTGGTCTTAAACTTATTAATTGTGCGTTGTCATAAAAGTTAACTTCTATTTGAAACCTTTTAATATTTTTATGGGTCACTTGCTCAACTCGGGTAAGTCTTCATAGATTGGAGTAATAACTCCTCTATTGATATCCCAATCAAGAAAGAATCTGAAGTCGTGCCCATGCCTATTTTTTCTAGATACAATTTCAATAAGGTCTGTGTTTGCATGCTTATGAACTGCAATAGCCATATCAGCATCGTACTCAATAGCCTTTGACCATGCTACCTGGCTCATCATTGGCGGTTCTTTTTGATCTGAAATATCATCTGCTGTAGCAGCTGTGATATCAATAATTGGAATTCCGTTAGTTACTGCTAGTAACTTAAAGTCTCTTGAAATATTTCTATTTCTTTCTACTTCAGAATTGCTTCGCTTGTTATCATTAAACAGCTGGTGGTAATCTAAAATAACTAGATCTGGCTTATGCTGGTCAATCTTTCCCTGAATAGTTGCAGGTGTTACTTCTCCAGCTCCCTCATTTGAAACTAGGATAAAACTATTCTTACCTTCTGTCTTCTTTTTTCCCCATGTTTTAAAATCATCAATGTTAATGTCACCCTTTGACAAATCGCTTGCTCTAAATAAACCAGAACCAAGCATAGTATAAATTCTATCTCTCATATTTTCTGGAGCCATCTCAAGAGAAACAATCATTGGCTTAAACCCTTGCTCCCAGGCTTTGCATGCTAGATAAGATGTAAACCAAGTCTTACCACGCCCTGGCCAACCAATAGCAACGATAAGGTGGCCTGGTGCCATTCCAGTTGGATAAGCTTTATCAATTGCATCGAAGCCTGTTAAAATTCCTGGGCTTCCTCCCATTGCTAGCGATCTAGTTCTTACTGACTCGTAGTGTCTTTCAGCCGAGTCTAAATCTGTAATGTCTAAATCTTTAACATTGTTTGTGTAGCGACTTAGTGTTGCGAGTTGTGACTGCATTGTGCCTAGAACTCTTGAAGGTGCGTCTTCTTTTAGAGATGAGCCTGCTTGCATGAGGATAGTCTTTAACTTATTTCCTACAAATTCATTCTTTAATTTATCCAGATAGTAACCAGTCTCACCTTTTGTTTCAACTGGCTCAAAGTCTTTAAACTTATCCTGTAGAATTGTAGCTTCTGGCACTGCCCTAAATTTGTAATAGTATGACTTAAGACCTTCCCAAATATCTTTATGCGAAACAAATAGTTCGTCTGAATTGTCGGCAAGGATTGTGCTTATATCTTTATTTTTACAAACCGCTGAAATCAGTTCTGCTTCTGTATTCATTAATTATCCTCAACCATTCTTTTAGTCTCTTGCAACAGACGTCTTCTGTTAATCTTATCTTCTTTAATCTGAATCATCATTCCCTCTATTCGATCAAAGTTATTATAAAAGAAATTAAGTGGATGCCTATTCTTTCCAGTTTTAAAGTAATACTCTAGCACCTCTTTAGATCTATCAAACCCTATGCTATCTATAACATCTTGCATAGCCCATTTTTCTTTATATCTATTAATAGTGGGCTTTGATTTATAAGCCTCCTCATATAAAATAGAGTACAGAGAAAGAAGAATGTAGGGTTCTTTATTTACTGCCACGCAATTCCTCTTCTACTTCTTGTGTCTTTTGGATTAGCTTATCTTCAACAAACTTATATACTCGATCTGCTGCGGCATCTACTGTCTCTCCGTCTCGCACAAAATCATCTACTCCAATACCAATCTTGATACTTTCAAAGTTACCAAGGTTGCGTGTGAAAGATAAGTCTACTCTAACTTGAGTTCTTTTTTCCATTAGTGCTCAGCCTTTCTATGTCTACTTAAACTGTCATGAGCAAAAATGCCCCAACGTAATTCTATTTCTTTCTTACATATATCGCAGACTACTACCCTAGACATTACTCTGCTTTCCATACTGGTACAAATTTTCCTTCAGTGGTCTTAGTATACAATATAGTGTTGTGTTTGAGAAGAGCTTTCATTTCATTTCTTGAAGGCATATTACTAGAGTACCCTGATTCTAATATAAACTCATGAATGTCCATAATGTCCGATTCACTGTACATAAACTTATACCATGTGCTATCTGGATTACCTATAGGATATACTTTTTGAGGATATTTTATCTTCCCGTCCAAAATATAATCTTCAATAGTTACCTTATGTTTTCCCAGCATTTGAGCTACCTGTTTAGTTGAATATGCATTCTCCATAGTTTTTAAAACTTGTGAATAGGAGTAAAGCAATCTTTTTTTATCTGGGTAGCACCAGGCAACCATTTGGTCTTTAGATCTTGAAGAACTTAATACTTTATGTATCTTGTTATTTAAGAAGAAATACCGAATGCTTTTAGCTGACTGTTTTCTCTTTTTTCTATCCATTTACCTAGTGCACTCGTATCCTTATTAATCATCCATCTTTTACCGCACATCATGCAGAAAAGCTCTACGTGTAATTTTTGCGAAAATACTCTATCAACAAAAACTCTCCCCTGACACTTGTTACATTTCATCATAGCGTAAATAGCTTCCCATCAACAACACATGAGTAATCTGGTGCCACATGAATCATTTGAATATGTGGATAATCATTTACAATATGTGCAATCGCAAAACCTTTTTGCCAATCGTGATGTTGCATATACTTCATTCCTGGGCCCTTTTCATCACACATGTGGCCAAGCTCGTACCCACGAAGAGTTTCTCCTTCTCCGCCGTTTCTTAGTTCGTATGTGACAAGGTGAGAGGCAATTCTATGAGAGTGGCCTCTAATTAAAGATACCTGCAGATCTTCCATGTCTTTACGCACAGAACCAGTTGAAGCAATTGAAAGTCCATGATGTACGTGTATGTCTCCGAATCTGCGCTTTGGAAGTTCATTGTAATGAATATACTCATAGCCTAGCGAGTCTAATCCCCATAGTGCTTCTGGAGTAACTTCATTAATATAGTCTGGAAGCTTTGCATCTACATAGTTAAAAATTCTAACATCATGGTTTCCTAGAGCTGAAAAAAGCTGAGCTTCTGGAAGCATCTCTCTTGTTTTTGTATAAAAATCTCTTGCGCCTTTTGCTTCATGACGCATCATAGGGACAATTAGATCTCTACTGTCTGTCTTATGAAGATTCAAAAACTCTGCTGAACGGCCTTCTGTATATTTGCTGTAGCAAGCTTGATCATCTGTATCGCCAAGGTAATCTACCACATCTGGCTTAAACCACTTCATGACCTTGAACCAAAGTGCGATCATCTTATCATCCTGATATGGGAATTGCTGGTCGGATGAAATCATCCACTTTAAATCGTTGCTCATAAAAACCCTTAATATATATAAAAGCCACGATGTCGTGGCTTATTGTTATAGTAATTGTAACATATTGACACTGGGTGTCAATAACAACCCTATTAAGAAGTTACTATCTTTTTGCCTGCACTGATCCAATGAAAATTAATTGCACCAGTTACGTTCTTTTCAGCATAAACATTTAATTTAGTAGATGCAGCATTCCCAGATAAAGACCATCTAATGTTGTTTGTTTTTGGATCTTGCAGTCTTGGAGTTGCAGTGACATAAGCTGTTTCATAGTCTGCGCCCCAGCCTAGATCTATCTCAATAGTATTGACCTTGCCACCTGTAAGTCCATTTTCAAATGTTACAACACCAGCCTTCAAATGCATTACTGAAAGCTGGCTGACGCTATTTGCTGTAGTTGTACTTAAATTATATGATTCGTTTGTTTTGAGGGTAATGGCATCAATTTGTGTCTGCAAGTCCTGTAGTTTTTTTGGATCTACTGGCTCACCGTCTTGAAATACAACAGTCATTATTCCTCCGTAATTTTACTTTCTATAGCATTAGCGTACTCTTCAATTGCTTTTTCTTTTTGTTTTTGAGACTCAGACATTATTGTTAGGTCTGCTCTTAAAACTGAGATCATCAATTCATATTCCGCAACAAGCTCTGCAATTCTTTGCTGCATCGCCGTGATAATTAATTCTTCTTTAGAAGACATTGTTTCCTAACTTATTCTGATAGAGAAGCTAGTTCTTCGACAAGAGCTGCTATTTTTTTATTAACTGAAGCTATCTGTGCGTTGACAGCTGCAATTGCATCTGCTGCTGGAGCAGTTGCTGACTCTTCTTCCATTAGGTTTACCTCAAGATTGTACTTAGAGTATCCAAGCGTTCTCAGGTGAGACTCAACTATAGAGCTTTTTTCTTCATTTGATAGTGTGTATTCTGACATCATTACCTCCTATTTATATTATACCATTACCATTTACCTACAGGGCAAGTGGCTCCTTTAAGCTTTGTCTTTGCTGGCATAAAACATCCGCATTCCTGGCATGTCTTGACGCCGTTATTAAATTTTGGGCAGGCTTGGCATAATGAATATCTTGAGATTGCATCTTCTTCTGAGACATATTCTGTATTTGGATTTAAAAAATCCCACGGTTTTACATCATCGGAATTTACAAGTTTTTTAACCTGCTCCCACTTACTCACCATCTGTTTGCCTCAATTCAAAAGACACGCCATTCCAAAAATAATTTGCCCCTGCTTTTGGGAAATCTGGTATATCAATATCAACATCTTCCAGATCTACCAATATTGGTGTGCTTGAAAGCCCAGCCCTTAAAAGATCAGTCCCAGGCCCAGCAATATTAAACCATCCTGCGTATTCGCCATTCACAAGAACCATATATGTGCTTCCTTGCATATCTGATTTATTCATAATCTCTCCATAACATTACAGTATTCTATCATTTCTATAAAATTTTGTCTAGCAACTTATTACTATTTGCCAAAAGATATCACAGAATATTTTGTTCCCTCTAGTACAGGAAGTACTCTATGAATATACTCTATAGATGAAGGGAAAATAATAAGACTATCCTTAGATGGTTTGATTGGCATAGTATAGGCTTTATTCTTAAATTGAATCTCTCCACCCTCATAATCATCATTTATATAGTACACAAAAGATATCTTAGACGGGTGAGGAATTCCGTCATCTGAATGCCATGTAACGCTTTGTCCTTTTTCATACCTAAGAAGCTCCCACGGCTCTCTTTCTTTAATCTTTATTCCGCTTTTTTTTACAAAGTCTACTAGGCAATCTGAAACTGCTGTATCTATTTTTTTATTCAATATCTTTTTTGCATTATTATAATTAATCCCATCCTGCTCATTTGCGTATAAAGAAAAAACAGTGCATGATCTTAGGGATAAGTCATAATCCCTATTATTCATTGTTGATTGGCTAAAATCTTTTTTGTACAGATTAAATATACTATATACTTCTTTAAGGATATCTAAATCTGAGCCAATCACATCTTTATAAATCAATATGTTGTTTCCTAAGTCTTGTATCATTAGTCTGGTATCTGCTTATCTGAATAATTGTGAGCCATTATACCTTCGGCAAAGTATATGTCCTTACTTTCAATATTAATAGAAACTGTGTCCACTTCCTCATTAATTAAAATTTTTGAATAGATTTCCACTATTTGGAGATCTTCGTTCATTATCTTGTTACCTAACTCAAGATCCCTGATGGATACAAATTTCCAAACCCCGTCTTTTTGTGCTGGAACCATATGCTCATAAGTTATTTTAATTGTATCATTAATAATATAGTATTGTCCATAAGATCTTATAACAACATTTGTAACTACAGCAGTAGTTTTTGTTGTTTCAGATATGTCATCCGATGACCATAGGTGCATATTAGTTATATCAAACTCGTTATCCTGAAGTCCTGGGATTTCAGCAGCCATGACCTCATCTCCAATATAAAGATCTTCTATGTTTTTCCAGGTTCCGTCTGACATTTGAATTTGTGTTCCTACTACGTGGCAGCCTCCGCCTCCGCCAGTATTGACCGTATTTACAGTGTTAACAGTGTTAACATTATTGACAGTATTTACAGTATTGACGGTATTCACATTGTTTACAGTATTTACGTTGTTTACAGTATTGACTGTATTTACAGTATTAACTGTGTTAATAGTATTAATTGTATTAATAGTATTAATTGTATTGATAGTATTAATTGTATTAATTGAATTACATGCTCGATATTCAAATTCATAACCATTTACTTCTCTAGTAGATAGTGTTGCACAGCTTGAATTTATACATGTTTCAATTGCTGTATAGGAACGTGATCTTGCTTCTTCTCCCTGATAGCATGAACCCCAAGCTGTCCAGGCTCCATATGATTTTGTTCCTACAGTACAGCCTGCGGTGCAGCAAGCAATGTACTCATATTCTGTTCCATTGACTTCTGTTGTAGTGCTGTTACAACTAGTATCAATATTAGTTTGTATTGCAGTCCAACTTCTTGATCTAGCACGTTCACCTTGGATACAGGATCCGTAGGCTGTCCATGCACCATAAGTTTTAGTGCCAGTTGTACTACTTGCCGTGCAGCAGCCAGTGTACTCAAAATCTGTACCGCTAACTGTTTCAGTTGTATTAGTACAACTTGTTGTAAAGCATGATTGTGTAGCAGTCCAACTCCTCGATCTAGCACGTTCGCCCTGAATACAGCTACCAAATGCAGTCCATGCGCCATAGGTTTTTGCTCCAGTTGTACAGGACTGAACACAGCATGCTGTATATTCATATTCAGTTCCACTAACTTCACTTGCAGAAACTAAATTGCAACTAGTGTCTATACATGTATTTATTGCCGTCCAAGATCTTGATCTTGCACGTTCTCCCTGAATACAGGATCCATAGCCTGTCCAGGCTCCGTATGATTTTGCACCTAGCGTACAACCTGCAGTGCAACATGAGGTATATTCATACTCTGTGCCATTTACCTCTTTAGTTGTTGTTGTGCAGTTAATTGTATTGCTTGTTTCAATAGCAGTCCATGAGCGTGATCTAGCACGTTCACCTTGGATACAAGAACCAAATGCTGTCCAAGCTCCGTAAGTTTTGATTCCAATTGATGTACTTGCAGAGCAACAATTTTTATACTCAGTATCGTAACCAGTTGTTGTAACATATATAGTTGTGCAGTCCCTTGTTGTTTGTGTATCAGTTGCTGTCCATGGAATAGTTCTTCCAATTTGTCCAGTATTTAAATTACATGTCCCCCAAGCATTTGGAGTTCCATAAGTTTTAGGTCCAAGTGAGGAGGTGGGGACACAACAATTTACTTGCTCTGTTTCGCTTCCAGATAACTCAACAGTAGTTATTACACAATTTTTAGAAGTTGTTTTTTGATTTTGAGTCCATGTTCTTGTTCTATTTCTTTGTGGGTCTGCTGGATATGCTGTACACAGTCCGTATGTCCAATCTGAATAAACTTTAGGTTCTAAAACAACTAATGGGCAACATAGATTATCAATTTGAGAACATTCTATTGCATAATAAGATCCATTTATAGTTTTATCATATGTTTCTGTAGATTTGGAGCAAAGGCCACCAGTAACTGTTGATAAACAATACCAAGTTCCTCCAATAATTATACATACTGCACTTGATGTTACATAATCATATGAAACTGCAGTTAAATTTATATTATCTATTTTAGAAGTTATTGCCGTTAAGCATGAATTAGCTCCAGCAGTTACTCCTGTTACGGTTATCACATCTAAAGACCGAGTTGCCGTTCCGCTTGTTGCAGAAACTGTTATATCAAACGTGCTTACTGTACTCCAATTGGTTATATTAACTTTATAACCAGATGAAGTTATATCATATGGCGCTCCTAAAGTTGCAGCAATTCCATTTGAAAGTGTTCTAAAGCTCTTGGATATCTTATCGCTTTTATACTTATCATCTTGTCCAGCCAGCGCCGTTACTGAGACAGTATATAATCTATTTTCGCTTAAACCATAGGGACTAGATGAAGTAGTTGATGTTGAATTTAGCGGGTAACCTCCCAAAGAGTTTGCTGTAATAGAATCAATTAACTCAACCTTATACCTTTCAGCATTTGTTGAATACCAAGATATATCTGCGGAGCTTTTTGTTCTATTTGATATGGTTATTGTTGGATTTTCTATTTTTCTTGGCGGGGTAAATACATAAGATGCAACTCTTTGAGTTTCAGACATATCCAATAAATGTCCATCCAGCGATAACCCGCTATTATAATAATAATCATTTGCAATGGCATAAACATTAATAATATAATCTTCTCCAGAATCAAGCATTGCTTGTGTATAAGTAATTGATGCTGAATATTGATGTGTTGTTGATAAAGATATACTTTGCAGATCCCCAATTCTGGTTCCATAAAAATCAGTAAGTTCAACTATTTGCTTTCCAATAAATTCATTTGTCCGAGAAGATGGGAAATATTGACCAGTTGGATAAGTTGATAATGCAGATGTAAGATATTGCCATTTAAGTCCAAATATTTTATTATCTTTATTACTTAATGTTTCATCTTCAACTATTTGATCGCCTGTGCTATATGTATAAAATTCAAAGTTAAGTTTTGGAAATATACCTGTAGCACTTGGGTACCATGTTGTTGCCAACAAGTAATCTGCCTCAGTTGGGTTTGCATCTATAGCTGCTTGAACCTGTGCCCTAAATCCTCTTTTGCTTTTAATGTCATCGAGTGTTATTACTGGTCTATTTGCAGGTAGCTTAGGAACCTCATCTAAATAATCTGAATCCTGATAGGTTGTATACTGGAGCTCTTCACTAATTAATGTTGTTGGAGCATCCCAATTTGTAATTATAGACTTTTGTATTTTAATTAAAAATGATAGCGGATCTTCATACCACTTACCTCTTGTAACATACATTTTATCTTGCTGACTACATTCATATTTTGATTCGATTGAGCTTGTAGATACAAAAATTAATTGTGGATTTATTTTTGGATAAGGAAAAGCTGCGCCAAAAATTCTTTCCCATATTCCGCTTGGGTTAAGTCGCCACATGCTTTTAATTTTAATCCAGCCGCCAACTGCGCCGCTAGTTTGTGTTGGTGAAGCTTTTCTCCAGATGCTTTTCATTTTAATCCAGCCGCCAACATTATGAGCGCCAGTATCTCCTGGTGAAGCTTTTCTCCAAACAGACATTATGCTTTCCTACTTAAATAAATATCTCCGCCTAAAGCATAGGAATCTAAAAAATCAAGTTGCGATGCAAGTCTGTCTTGTGGGTGATAATTTCCACCATAATAAAAAACTCTTCCACCATTTAAATATCCAGTGGATCTTGAAACAGTCACAGTCTGATCTCCCCAAACGCTATCTCCATCGGTTGGTAGTCTACTACCAGGGGATACCAATTGCAAGCCACCAGTTACTGCATTTGCACCAATAAGGTTAATATTAAATGTTGATCCGTCAAATGTAAGTTTGCCATCTGCAAGGCTAAAGCTTCCATATGGCTTTGTTGTATTGCCAATTGTTGTGCTTTTACCTAACAAGTAATCATTTGAAAAGCTTTTGCCTGATCCTAAAAATACATTGGATGCAATTAAATCTGTTTTAACTTTAAAATCAGTTCCATCGTATGTTAAATCTCCATTAGCTAGCCTGAAGTTTCCAGATGAAGATATATAATCAACATTACCTGGATTTCCGCTTCCTTCTCCAGGATAGGCTGTTGTCCAATCAGATGGGCTCATAAAATAATGATTTGAGCCAACAATGTTTCCGCCTATTATTGAGCCTTGTAAGCCATCTAGTGTGACTTGTGATGTTAAATTTGTAGATACTATTTTTGCAGAATCAATTGTCCATCCATCTGAAACCTTATATCCAGTTGCAGTAGTTGCATCTGATACAAGTATTCCAAAGCCACCTTCTCCAGCTTGAACCATTCCTTTAAGAACGGCGTCCTTGGCAATCATCTTTCCTGCGTATGTAACTGAGAAATTAGGACTTACTGTTCTAGATCCTCCAGCCCAAATTGCAACATCTGAGGGAGTTGTTGTGGCAAAGAAACCTACGTTGCCAGCCTTGTTAATTGATGTATCGTCAATTGTCCATCCCGCTATTGTTCCTTTATTAGCAATAATTCCATTTACTGTATCTAACTGAAATAGTTTTCCAACTGAGTCCGTACCCTGGATTCCAACACCAATTTTTGCTCCAGCAGTATTAGTTAGTTTTCCTATTTCAAATTTTCCAGAAGATGTTGTGACTCTGAGTTGTCCGTCTACTAGTGCTGTTCCTATGTCAACAGATCCAGTAAATGCTCCAGCGTTAGCATTTATTTTTCCAGTTATTTCTAAATTAGTTCCATTCCAATAAAGCCAATCGCTAACTCCGCCAACTTTAAATCTAGCTGCAGAAGAAACGCTTGTGTTTCCAGTAACATACCAATAATTTTCTGGCGCTATATACAGACCTTTATTTGAGTTGTCTCCACCAATTCCATATCCAAGCTTCATGTCTCCTGCAGATATTGCAACATCTGTCTTTAATGATGTGTTGGATGGAATTACTATGTTTGGATATTGTTTATATACAGAGTTATCGTTCCCATAAACATCATATGTTGTTACGGCTATTTGATAAGTTTGACCAGCTTTTAATCCATACAAATATGTTGATACTGTAGCTCTTCCTGGAACAGACATGTATGTGTAATTAGAATCAGAAGCAGTCTTGTATCTTATTCTGTACCCAGAGGTTGAAGTATCTGTATTTTGCGTCCAGGTAAATAAAATCTTTTTGTCAAAGTTAAAGAGTCCGTTAGAGTCATCTTCAACGGTTGTAGATCCTAAATCAAAATTATTTTCTGGTGGTAGATCGTCAAAAACAATAGGGTCATAAGCTTTACCCTCTTTAATGTCTGAGTTTAGAGATTCGCATTCAGAATAGGATAGGTGATTAAGCTTTACATAAACCGTAGCTAATGTATCTAATATTATTGACGCTGGGCCAATTCCTGTATATCTAAGCTCCCAATTATAAGGACTAGGTGTTTCTGAAACATATACCCTGGTTTCTCTATAAGTTCCGTATCCAGTTGCGCTATCCTGCCAAGAAACAAGTATGCCGTTGCTTTGGCTAACAACATTCCATGAGGCTGCTAGTGTTGTATGAGAACATACTGGGTCTACATATTCTGCAACTGTTACTGGACATTCATCTGAGCTTCCATCTCCATAAACGCTTTGGATAGAAAAAGATGTAAATGATTTTCTAAACACTCCTCCAAATTGAAATATGTTGTTTTCTCTTGTTAATACCCACGAGTAGTTTAAAGAAGATCCAGAAGCTGAAACAAGGTGGGACCTTCTGTACCCACCAGCTGTAAGAGTAATTACATAATTTTTTACACGATTATCATTTTTTTGCCAGCTTACATTTAATCCAGCTTTTGCATCCCATGAAGCAACAACATTTATTGGGCATACTCTTGATGGGCCAACCGTTCTGAAATTAAATCTATCTGAGAATTCGCTAGAACCTAATGACTTGTCACTGTATATCCAAGCAACCTGAAGTGCGTAATCAGTATCACAGTCTAAATCTGGGATTACGACATCCCAGTAATCACCATCTTGTTTTTGTGTGATACCTAGATCTGGATACTGTTCAGACATGCTACTCGCCAAACGATAGGTCTAGTTTAAATTCTATTGCTGATTCTCTTCCAATTACTTTGACCATTGTTGAGTCTAGTAAAGACCTAGCTATTAAACCGTACTCTGGATCAAATGTGTCTTCATCATTAATTCTCAATCCATCCATAGATACAGATGTTTGAGAAGATGTGGGTGTGACAACAATACCTAGCTTTGTAACGCTTTGAGCGTTAAATGTTCCTGTTGAAACTCCAGCAGACATTGGCAAGGACTTTACATTATATCCTACAGCATGTCCAGTAAATGTAAATTGTAGATAATCAGAATCAGAACTATATAATCTAACTTTTAATGATGCTAAATTTGCATCATTTGCTTTGTATGAAAAACATATTGTGTCTGAAGGATTGTAACCAGATATATCTAGATTTCCTAATTGGTATGTGTATTCTTTTAAGGATGCTCCGTTTGATGTGAATATTAAAGAGCTATCTCCAACTCTATAGTTAGCTTGATCTAATGTTGGTTCTGGACTCCATTCATATGGAAGCTCAAAATTAGATATGAACTTACTCTGGTACAAGTTTCTTGAATAAGATTCTCCAGAGTATATTCCAATTTCATTAATCTTTCCAGCTATGTTTGTTGGTAATGTAGCTGAGAATATAACTGTATATGTTGTAGGTGAAGATGTAGCATCTATATCTATCCCGCCCTGCCTAATTGGAACTCTATAAAACTCAAATCCCAATCTTGAATTAGTATTTGCTAAAGCGTACTCTGTGCCTGTTGCAATTCCCAAAGCCATCTCTTTTGAAGAGAATGAGGAGTTGCCTGCAATAAAATTAGCTAGGAATCTTTTTCCAAACTTAGTTATCATGCTCTTCCCCCTTGTGAATCAGATATTGTTACTGCATATAAGAACCCATCAATTTGCTCTTCGCTTGAGTTATAGATTCTAAACTTTGCTTTTGCTCTTTGCATTCCAGAAGCATCTTCATAAAGCTCAAACCCTTTTAATACAATATCGCTAAGCTGTGGTCTTTTGCCTTTCTTATCGTCACCGTCATCTCCACCACCACCATTATTTGTTGTTGATGTAAAAGGAAAAGATCCAGCAATAGTTTTTGTGGCTCCAGTTTCACCCTTCCATACTGCGGCAAGGCGTGGGTCATCGTCAAGTATTACGGCTACTTTTCCTGCTTCAATTCCCATTTATTTATTATACCATTACGTTATTAGATAGCTCTACACGAAATTTCGGTACGTACCCCTTCCGCATAGTCAAGGGTGCACCTTGTGACTATATATTTATTTGAGCTTTCTGTTAATCCCAATATTGGGTAGTTTATCTTAACAATGTCCCCAGCTGATATTAAAGGGTTTCCAAAGACAGACATACTTATAGACTTTCCCTTATTAAGAATATTGGACTTTATCCATTCAGCTAAAAGTTTAGCATCCTCTTCTGACTGTATCCATGAAGATTCAAATATGACAGATTCTTTATTTTCTGAATCTGTTGATTGATCTGTATCGTAATCTATTACACCAGATCTTTGGATTGAATTTCCTAATACATAAAAGCTTGTATTATTGCTATCATCTAAAATAATAGTTGTAGAAGTATTATTTAAAACATAGCTTTCTGCTCCAAATGGTTGGAGTCTTTGATCTAATATTGTTGCATATTTATTTAATGATGTTCTAAATTGAATAGGTATGGCTGGCCTATCATCATATTGAATTTTTGTTTTTCTAATTTCTCTTGCAGTGGTTCCAAACTCAAATAGGGCTCCACTTTGATCTGCTGTGGTTCCTCCATCATTATAAATTAAATCTCCATAAAGCATAGATAGGGTATCATCTGCATATACTCCACTATGCTGATAAGATTGAGTTAAATTATTTGTATTGTATACTGCTTCATTAATGCTTTTTGCATATAAATACTCAAAATATGCTATTCCCTGCCCGCAATGCAATCCTACATTTTTTGTTATTGCAGTTGGTGGAATATATGTATTTGTGGAATCATCACCTGCATCAACTGCAGTTATTTTAAATCCATTAATAAAAACAGTGATTGTATTTTTAAATATATTTCCAGATAACGATTCTCTTTTTACAAGCACATCTACATTATATGAGCTTCCAGCATAAATTCCAGATAATGTTTTTGTAGAAGTTTGCTGGCTGTCTTTTAATACCTTAAGCTTATTGTCTTTAACTTTTATAACCATTATATCTTTTTGAAGTCCAGAAAATGCTGTTGTTCTTATTAGAACATAGTATCCATTTTTACCAGTTGAATCTAAGCAAAATCCAATTCCTCCAACTTGTTCTGGACTATTAACTTGACTATCAAAAAACATTCTAGTTCCATAGGCTACATAGGGGTTATCTATTTCAATAGAATTAAATGATTTTAAAGCAATATCAAATGTTTTTTTGTCAGTATCTAAATTTGAAACAGCTAAATAACTTTTTGATATTGTTTCTCCTGTTGCGCTTGCTGGGGTACTTAATTTTCCAACTCCAGGTTTTAATTTAGCAGTATCTGGTGTTGCAAGAATAATGTTGTACAAATTAAATTTATTTGAATCAGATTCTCCAGATTGATTAACATAAGAATCTAAAGTTTTTTTATGATCTGTTTTAGATGTACTTAGGGCACCCCTAGTTTTAATATTATATTCTCCAGTTGGATAAAAATTTTTATAGCCAGTCTTTGCTAAGGCTGAGTATTTCCATATATCTGATTGATTTTTAATAAGGACTCTAGTTGGAACACCAGTTGAAGATGGAACATATTGGTACCATAATCCCTCATACTCAATAATTTCACCATTGACTAAAACATATCCGCTAAATTCACCTAAAACTTTATCAGTTCTTGCAGAGTTTATTGTATTTGGATTTAGCTGAAATATTGTGCTTGAATCCGATATGTCAGTTGCAAGCGATCCAGCCCCTAAAAATGATTCGCTTGATTTCCATAATGGAGAAGAAGACTGTTGATTTGTTGATACAAAAGCTGTCGAATATCTTACTCTTACTTGATTTGCAGAAAATAACTCTTCTGCATCTAAACTTATAATATTTGGAGAATATGATATTACTGATCCAGTTTTTATTTCTTCACTAGTAAATGTCCATGCAGCATCAATAGTATTATCATAAATGTAATTTCTAGTATAAAAATTTAATACATTATATTCATCTACAAAAGCATTCATTTGAATATCTCTGCATAACTCCTGAAGAACATCCCAAACTGTTTTATCTCCATCAGACCACCAATAAGTAAGTGAAGGTATAGAGTTATCATCTACTATCCCATTAGTCTTTTTAACATTAATTCGATAATTAGAAAATCCAATTGAGTCTAATATTCTTTTAATAGTTGCAGTTACTGGTGAATCTTGTATTAATAATTGTGGGCATAGGGTATCCTGCAAAATTTTTGCTGCGTCTGTTGCCTCAATATTAGCTTCTCCAAATTCAGACAAAGTCCAGGAATTTACATAGAATGTTCCCTGTATTGCTTTTTCTGAAGTTATTCCATCTCCAATATTTATATATGGTTTAACCATAACATTTTTAAACAGATATATCTTTGTATTATCAATAACGGATTTGCGGTCATACTCAATAATAGATTTGGAAGTTGTATGTGGTTTCATAATAGACATACTTAAATAGTTTGCTGTAATTATTCCTACTGGAACAATAGATGTGCTATCAGAAGTAGTTTCTTTATTAACACGAAAACTTATTATATCTGAATCAATTGGAAGAACCCATCTTGGGCTAAATTCAATAACTCCAATTAGCTTTCCTGTATTTGAATTAACTGCCTGCAAGGATACCTTTTTAAAGTATTGAGTTGTTGTGTATGTACTAGGTTCTGTTGTTGACCATGTAGTACCATTATAATGTATTATTGCTTCCCCACTTGAATTGAGCGTAGTGCCAGATGCAGATACAGTAGTGTTGTCTTCTTTGACTGCAGTGATAGTCCATGAAGTTGGTGTGTCGTGGCTAGTCTCAAATCTTGCTAATATTTTATTTGCTGGGATTAACTTGTTTATAGTCTTAGCCTCATCAGAAAAATACTCTAGAGAAATGTCAATATTGGTATTTTTTGGAGCGAGCCAATATTTATAAACCATATCTGGGCCAGGATAATAAAGTCTTGGTTTTGTTCCAGGATCAATATCCTTTGGTCTTGCAAAAGAGTCTGTAGGTGTATCAGTATTGCCAGTTGTATAAACCATATATTTAATTCCTGGAGATAGAGGTCTAAATGGTTTATATATTGCATCTATTGGAAATAGCTTCTTAAAAGCTTTCTCATATGTATTTGTTAGGGCTGAAGATTCCGCTTTGATATATTCAACCATTGAGTTTAGGTTATATTCTAGGGTACCGCCTGCTGAAGTTGAAATTGCAGAACTTTTTTTAAGAAGATCTTTTGTAATATTTGAAACAGCTATCATACCTGCTCCAGGGATAAGTTAACACTCCAAAATGGTTGTAGTCCTCTTTTTATAATTGTAAAATCGCATGAGCTGAACATCATTGTATAAGTATAATCATCTGCTAATGCTCCGTCAGACTGTTCAACTAAATCTATAGAAAAAACTGTTGGATTCAATTTGATTCTAAATGGAAGACGCCCTGCAGTGCTTTCATAAAAATTCTTTAAATCTTCTGCTCCCCAGGCACCGTCTACCGTTTCGTTTCTAAAAGATGGCAACATTTCCCAGGATACATTTACTGATAACTTATCTGCAATAAAATATTTCCTCATTATTCCATTTGCCATTCTCTGTCCAGTTTCAATTCTATTAATATTAAGAGATAATGGTGATCGATTATGCTCAGTAACTCTTCTAAATTTTAATTGATTTTTAGAACTAAGAGATAAATTATTTACAGTTGCAGTTGCAGAATTATATGTAGATCCTGGAGCGGTAACTGTAGCACCCTTATAATCAAATGAATTTGTTGCTGGATCAATTGCAAATGGATCAATTGCCTCAATATAAAGTATTGAGCCTTTGCTTAAATTTTGAAAACTCATTATGGACCAACCCTTCTATTTACTCCAGCAGCCATTTCTCTAATTCTCATTTCTTTATGTATTGAAGCGGCAACTTCATCTGCTGTAAGATTAGTTCCATTTAACTCGACATTAATATTATACAATGAGTTTGAAGAGGAAGCAAGGCCGCCGTCTGCATATCTTACACGGCCACCACTTGACATCTTAGGAACATTATAACTAACCATTCCTCCAGATGCCATTCTATTAATACTATCTAGCATTGGAACTCCAGCTGCTTGAACAGCTTTTGCATTTATTACATATTCACCATTTGAAAGCATTGCTGGAATAGAATCAGATGTTGGTGTTCCTGCTCCAGATATATATCCACCAGTAGCGGCTTTGATTCTAGATCCCTTGGTTTTTGTTTTATCATCCCAAGCGTAAACTTCTGTTCCGCTTTCATTGCTTACATAGTCTTTACCGTTCCAACTAAATCTATACCATACAGTATCATTAATAGAAACCATTTTTGATGATCCTGCAGATCTAGCTTTTTTAGCTGCTTCCAAAGCTGTTTTCCCAGAACCAGATTGAATTTTATCTGGCCCAAATTCTACAGTTCCTTTTGGTGCTGGTCCCTTATATCCACCAAGAGCTCTTACAACTTCATCCTTTAACTCTTTAAGAGTTGTTCCGCCAGTAATTGCTAATGCTAATTTTTCAACAGCTGCTAAGTCTTTATTAAATTGATTTAATACACTTGAATTTGTTGTTATATTTGATGAAAGTATTGGTTTACCATTTTTATCAAATCCAGTAGGTGATCCAGTTGTTGTTGTAGTTGGTGATTTAGGACTTCCATCTGCATTAAAATATGCTGCAAAAGCATCTCTTGTTGTTTTAGCAGATGCGCTTGACCCAGTGCCAGATTTTTGAATTTCTTTAATTAATGCAATAAGCTCTGATGTTACTTTTGCTTCTGCGTCAGCTTTTTCTTTTGCTGGAAGAAGCTTTGCATCAATTGCTCTTGTAGTAAGGTCACTATATCTTGTTTGAAAGCCAGTTAGCTTTGTAACAATTTCAGCAGCAGATGCTGAATTATCTTGAGCATTTTGAAATGCTACTGTTGTTTTATCAGATGCATTTTGAATTCCCTCTGCTTGTTTTTCTAATGGAGCTTTAGCTTTTATTGCAGCATCTTCAATTGCTTTAGATGCTAACTCACTTTGTCTATTTGATGTAAGTTGATCAATATCTAGCTGTGCTCTTGTAGCAGTAGCCATATCTCCACGAGAAACTGCATCTGCATATTCTATTTGAAGTTTTTGTAATTCTATTGCATAATTTGATGCATCTTGAGTTGCTTTTAAAGCTTCTAATTTTTTATTTTTCTCATCTTCAATAAGCTTAATTTTTTTAGCAATTAACTTAAGTTCTTCTTGTGCACTTCTTTGTGCAGCTGCTGCAGATCTTTGAGATGCAGCTGATGTTAACTTTATGCTATTTTGTAATTTTGTTAATGCTGCGCCGAGGGTACCAAACGTTGTTTCTGATCCAGCTGCTTTTGTTAAATCAGAGATTCCTGTTCCAATAGCTGATGTAAATCCAGCTAGTTTAATTGCTAATGTAGAATCAATTTTGCTTAAATCAATATTAATATTAGCTGTAAACAATTTCCATTTTGCTAATATTCCCTTTATGCTATCTGCCTCATTTGCAATTGATGCCAGCAGAGGTTGGGTTTTTTGAAGATTTGAATAAACATCTGACCCAATTGCATTATTAATTCCTGGATTATTTTTTTCTGCATTAGACATAATTATTTGATAGGCTTTATACTCGTCAATAACATTTCCTAATTCATCTTTAGTTCCCACCAAGGAGGTTGTGGCATTTGTAAATACATTTATTAATCCCTCAAAACCATTTCCAACTTCTTTATACCAATCAGCTGTACCAGATCCTTTGTTCAAAGTATTTACTAGGTTACCAACTGAAAATTCTGCAGCTGAAGCTTTATCAATAATAGCTCCAAATTCTGTATCCGCAAGAACTTTATATGACTGAGATGCTTTATTACTATTAGACAAAGCTCCCCAAATTTTTCTATTTGCCTCTTCAACACTTAAGCCAGCAGCAATCATTTGAGCTTTTTGATTTGATACTAGTCTATTTGTTTCTGATGAGCTTGAAGACCTATTAATAGATTCAATTAAATCTTTTAACCCTTTGCCTTCTTCTTTAGCTTTTTTCATATCTTCTATTGATTGTGGCAATCCTGGCATTCCAATTCCACTATAAGAAGAACCTTTTGCTGCTGCAGTTACTGTTTTTTGCTTATCAATATACATTTGCATTGTTTCTTGAAGATTAAAATATTTTATTCCTGCTTGCTCGGCAGCTTTTGCAGTCATGGAAAGACCCATACGGGCATCTTGCCAATCATCTTGAACTCTTTTATAAATTTTAAATCCTTCAAATACTGCAGTTATTGCAAGTCCTACTGGGCCAAAGCCTTTTAAAACATTTAATGCTTTAGATGAAATTTCAGTAAGCGAAAGTGCTCCGCCTCTTAAAGATGTTAGTGCACCACTAACTGAAGCAATTCCAGCCTTTGCTTTATCTGCCATGGCAACCCATGGAATCATTGGAAGAATGCTTGAGCCAATCATCAATCCCATACCAGCTTGCATTCCAGTTAGTCCGCCAACTTTTTCTTGCTGCATCATTGCCATTCCAGCCATTGATCCAGCCATACCAATTCCCATTTGAGCTCCCATACCCATTCCGTTTGATCTTGGAATTGCATGTCCTGCTGCTGCAGCTTGTTTTGCACTCATTGCTTGGCCATTAACCATGTATTCAGTTTTTCTAAAACCTAAGCTTCCAACTTTTCTTTTTTCAATTCCTTCTTGGCCAGTTGGTTTCCATGAACCAATAATTCCTGGGCCAGTCATCATACCAACCTGCTTGCCAGTTGAAAGATTTATTGGCATTCCAGTTACTGGATGAAGTCCATATGCTCCAGGATATGCTTGTCCAAGTCTTCCAGCATTTTCTGCACGAACTCCAGAAGCAAAAATACTTCCAGTTGCTTGCATCATTGTTGCTTTCATTCTCATTGTTGCAAGTGCTGATCTACCTGAGTTAACCATATTTTTTGTAAACTCTTGATAAGCCTGCTTAACGTGAGTTCCAGATGTCATCAATCCATATCTTAATGTAACTGCACCCTTAGTAGCTGAGTTTGCAAGCAATGTAAATCCTGCTTCTAAATATCTTGCCTTCATAATTGCAGAGTTTCTAAATGGATCAACTATATTGTTAACCATTACTTGGCCAGGATTATAAAAACTTGTTGTTCCAGTTCTAACCGCTTCTCTTCCAAGTCCAGATGTTAGAGCTTGCTGTCCAGACATCTGATGAGAGGCTGCTCTAGAGGCTGCGGCTCTTGCATCTCTTTCTCTTTGTGCACGTTGCTCAGATTCCCATGCAGCTCTAGCAGCTGGGTTTCCAGGTCTTCCGTAAGCATGTCGGCCTCTTTGGATTGATCCTCCTATTGGGCCTCCGCTATTTCTTTTTGCCTGAACATGAACTGCGTGTAATGGTGTAAAGTCTGTCTCCATTCCAGCTTCAAATCTTTGTAGTAATTTAATGTATGGGGCTCTATCTGCTTTTGGCATACTAGCAATAAACTTAACAAGCTTTGGATGCATTTTTTTCATAGCAGATTTCATTTTTCTGTCATACTGCTTTGCTGTCATTCCACCAGCAATTGGTGCTGTGTTTACTGCAAAATCTTTTCTTGCCCCTCCTTTAACTCCAAGGAGATTTATCATTGCCTGCTCTCTCATTGAAGGAAGTGACTTTGCAAACTCTGTGTTACCAGATGCTTTTGGAAAAACTCCAGCTGCTCCGACATCAGCTAAAACATTTCCAAATACGTTTGATGGGGAAAGGTCTTTGTTATTCATTACTAAAGAAGCAATTGTTTGTCTAATCATTTCATCTTCTGTGAATTGAGTTCCACCGCCAGCAAATCTTTTATCAAATGGTGATTCTAAACCTAGCAACTTTGATTTTCCAGATGGGTCAAGCGGGTTCAATATTGTTTTAATTGTTTGTTCTGGTGCATCTAAGCCAAAAACTTCCCTAGCCATTCTAGTTCCATATATTTCTGCTTTTGCAGATATTTCATTTGGAACACCCTTAAAGAATTTAAGATTTCCATTAGTGTCTTTATATAAACCAGAAACTCCAGGAACTGGATAACTCATACCAGAACTTGGCTGGATCATATGACCATATTCGGTTGGGGCCATGCTTCCATAAGGACCATCAGCTGTTTGCTTTGACATAGCTCGTGCTGACTCTAAAATCTTAAGCTGTTTTCCTGGTGATAGCAAACTTAATAATGAAGATGTGGTAGTCACTTTATTTCTATTAGCTACTGCTTCTTTAATCCAAGGATACTTTATCATATCCGCCTCGCGCTTTTTAGCATTTGCTTCTTGCTGAGCTAGCCTTAAAGCTTCTAGTCTTGGAGATAGCGGAGGAATTCCATACGAAGATCGATTTGCAGATATTGATCCGCCTGGAATAATTCCACCCTTATTAAGCAGAACTGGAATAGGAGGCCTTCCTCTAAATACCCATTTCTTTCTAGATGCAGCGGCTTCTAGCAACATACTTAATGAACTTCTTTGGTTCTTGGTTGATCTTACTACATTTCCAGATTGAATTTGAGCTTTGCTCTTAAATAATCCATCATCTTGTAGTGCTGTAAATATATCATTTGGCGTAGCAATTCTTGAAAGCCCAACATTTTTTAATGCTAACTCAAGATTTTTTCTTGCATCTAAACCAGTTAAACTTAAAACATCTGGAGATATTCCTATTTTTTGAAGTGTAGCCATTACACTATTTATATCATGAGGAAGAACTGCAGCAACACCCATATGACCTCTAGTTGCATATCCAACCTGCCCATGTCTTAGCAGATGACCTCTTACATTTCTATCCAATAATGGTGAGCCGTTCGGATTAATTTTTGTTGGAGTTACATTTTCAACTAAATCCCATACATTTTCAAATGCTTTGCTATTTAACATAGCATCTCTTACTTTATTTAAATTATTATTTAAACCCTTACTAGCAGTAGTTCGTGTTGCAGCAGAATTTGGATGCTTTAATGCTGGGTATCTTCTTTCAAGGCCCTTGACCTGCTTAATTCTTTGTTCAATAAATTTTTCTAGAGATCCACCAGAAGATGCTTTTGCTAAATCAAAATTGCTTGAAGCAGCTCTAATAGCTCTTTCTGGAGACATTTTAGCATACTCAACTAGTTCAGATGCATCAAGCATAATCATTCTTAGTCTAACATCATCTTCATATCTTGGATTATTAATAAATCTTAAATATTCCTTCATCTGTTTTTTAAATTCAGTTTTATTAATGCCATTTGGAGTATTGACTGTTTCTCTTCCATAACCAGATACACCACTCATTATTTGCCCGCCAAAATTATATCCATTATTTGCTGCATCAATTGCAGCATAAAGCTCTGGCATTTTTTGAATCTTTGGACCAAACACAGTTTCCCGTGGAGTAAGTGCTGCTGTTATTTCTCCGCCATTTTCATAAGTAGCTGATGCCATTGCAATAAGTGGTGCGTTTGCTGGATCCATTGAAGCACCTTGGTTTAACACATATCCACCTATTGGTACACTGCCAAGTCGATCATCATAATTTATTGATGATGGGCCAGATACTGTTGTTCTATTAGGACCAAATGATTCTACATCTCCACCAGTATTAAATTTTGGAAGTCTTGTTGTTTGAATACTATATGGTGCTCCAAAGGTTCTAACCCCACGTAATCTTCCAAACTCTTCCATTACAGAAGCATTTGCTTTTTTCTTATATAAATCTCTTAATGTAAATTGTCCATTAGTATCAACAACAGGTTGATTCATCATTGGAGCTTTTGTTGGATCTAATACTCTTCCTCTAGAAATAGCAAGCATCTGTATTTCACCTGACATTTGAGATTCAATGCTGGCATTAAGGGCTAATATTTTAGCTTTTGCTTCTTCTACTGTAATTTCAGCATTTCTCATTTGTTGTACAATCAATGCTGATTGATCTGCTGCAGAGATTGCAAATTTTTGAGTTATTGGCAATATGTCATCAAATGTATTTAATAATTCTGCACTAACAGTTCCGCCCATTGCAATTGTTTTCTTTAGTGCGGCAACCTCTTGCTCTGTTTGCATACCAAGCGTAGCCATAAGAGCATGGAATTTTGCAGCTTCTGCTGGTACAATTCCAGTTGAAATTCCTTTTACACTAGTAAGACCTTCAATATTTGGAAGCCTTTCATGCATATACATTTGAGGAGTTCTTGATATCCCTCTGTTAACTGGAACTGCTCCTGGAACTCCACCAAATATAGTTGCAGGATTATTAGCATCTCTAGGATTAATATGAGACATAGATCTAGTATTAGGATCTCCAACATAAGGATCATTAGGATCAACTACTCTTCTGCCTGCTGCCATAACTGGATTGCCAGCAACTGTACTAATTGCTCCATTGACTGGCACAGCATTTTTCATTGATGCTGATTGAAGATTTTGATAATCTAAAACAAGCTTTTGTAATGCATTGTGTAAAACTTGAGCTGCTGCAGCATCTGAATAAAATGCATTTTCAACCATAAGTGCTGCTTTTTCAGCGGCAATAATTTCTGGAGTAAGCATTTTCCATCCATGAGCTTTTTGAAAAAATGCTCTAAGTTGCACAACGCCTTTAGTTATATAACCAAAGAAGTTTGCAAGTACACCAGTTAACATAATAAGTGGTCCAACTAAAGCAGTAAATCCTGCCATAAAAGTAAGAGCTTTTTTAATTGGCGTTGGAAGCCCAGTAAAGAAATCTAGAATTTTTGAAGCTGCATTAATAAATTTAGTAGCCACACCAAGAAATTCTTCACCTACAGATGCAAGCTCTGCTCTTAATCCTTCCATTGCTCTTTTATATTTACCTGATGCAGACTCTGTAACCATTCCTAATTCTCGACTAGCAACTGCTGCTAGATCTGATGTACTGGCTTTCATTAATTCCATAACCTGAACTGTTTGACTACCCTGTTTGCCTAAATTATTAAGTAAAGCACTCATTCTTGCAAACTGAAATTTGCCAAACATTTGTTCTAACGCTCTGGCTTTACTTAATGGGTCAAGCTTATCTAATGCTGATTGAAGATCAAGCAATAAACCTGTTGTATTACCAGTATTTTTTGCAACCATTCCCATAACATCAATACCAAACCCCGCCATCATTCCTGTTGTTTGTTTTGTTGGATTTATTAGAGAAGCTAAACCAGACTTTAGTGCATTTGCGCCTTCAGCAGCACTAATTCCACCTTCACGCATAGCAGTTAAATAAAGAGCTAAATCTTTTACGCTACCTCCTAATTGATTAATAACTGGACCAGCTTTTGGAATTGCTTCTACCAGATCGTTAAGAGTTGTTGAAGTTTGGTTTTCTACTGCGTTTAAAAAGTTAATTGATTCCGTAAGCTCTTTTGTGTTTTGTTTAAAAGCTGTTTGAATTGATAGTGTAGCTTTCATTGCATCTTGTCTATCAACTTCACCCAGGATAGATAGTCTAGTTGTTTCTGTTATTGATCCTAAAAGATCATTTCCAGTTTTTCCAGTTGCGGCAATATCAGCACCTAATGAAATAGTATCTTTAAATGAGGCACCCATAGTTTGAGATAATGTTTTTGCAGTTTGTACAACTTCATCTCTGATGGCTTTTAAGTCTGTTGCGGAAGTAGCAGCTAGCCCTCCATAAACTTTTGTTAATCTTACTAGCTCTGCATCAGCTTCTCTAAATGCTTTTCCTGCTGCTGCGCCAAACATTGTTAAAGGAACTGTAAGCCCAACTGTTAATTGACGACCTGCCCACTGAGTATTTTTACCCCAATTAATTAATGATGTTGCTCCTTCAGATAATGCACGATTCATAATTTGCATTTCCATACGAGCTAATTGAGCACTATTTCTTACAGCATCCAATCCTCTAGGAATCATTACATTATATTGCATTAAACCCTGAGCATTTCTTCCCAGTGGCTGCATCACGGCATTTTGAAGCATTACCTGTTCTTTAGCAAGCTCCCTAATCATTCCTTTTTGGGAAGTGGCATGCTCTCTAAAAGTTTGGAAATAGTTCTTAAGCTTTAATCTTCCTGCATCTAAATTTTTACCAAACTTATCTACATCAGAATTAAGATTTACAAAGTGACTAGAGAATTGTCCGCTTCCAGTTAACGTATCTCTAAATAAATTATTTGCTAATTTTGTTGAAGAAGAAATTGCTTTATTTGAAGCAAGCAGTTCTCTTTGTAATTGCTGGAGACTCGAACTAGCCCTGTGTACTTCAGACACAAGGCTAGATAAGTCGGCTTTGGCGACTATCGAGGTTACAATTTGTTCGTCAGCCACTAATTACTCCTAGAGTATCCTAGCCCTGCGCCAATTCCAAATCCAGCTTGCGCTGCTAGAGGTCCTTGTAATCCAACAACATCATCTGATGATGCTGTAATTCCAAGAGCTCTTCTTTGGATATCTTCAAAGGTAGAACCTTTTTGTTTTTCTTCTTCTGCATCATCATCTAATTGAATTCCTTTTAGTGATGCTGCAAACTTTCTCTGGTTATGTTCTTTTTGATTCATTGCTGTTATGGTCTGAATCAATTCTGGCATTGATAAATTCTCTTCTAACTCCTCGTAATTCTTCCAATGTCCTAAAAGAAAAACTTGTCCCTCTAAAGCGGCTAAATCTAGTTCTGACCAGCCAGTACCGCTGCCGCTATTAGGTTTGGGTCGTCCATCTTAATTCCTCCACAAACTTCAAGGATTCTGTTAATAGTTGGAACATCCAATGCATCTTCAAGCTTATCAAGATCAGCAACTAGATCTGGCAGTTGAGTTTCCAATGCCACTCCACATGCTTCAACTAAAATGCCGAGTGTTGCAGTCTCGTCTTCTGCATCTTGTACTTTTTTAATTACTTCCATGAACTTTCGTAGTTGCTTGATTGATAGTGGCTTGAGCTTTACTTTAGCTCCGCTTTGTAGTTCAATCTCTTCTACATCATATACAGTTGTTGCCAATTTATCCTCCTTAAGGATCGTCTAAATTATTATAGCATAACCGTTATACGGATACAACACAAAAGCCTCCATTGCTGGAGGCCTTTGAGTTAATTATTTATATAATTAAACTGATAGAACACGGTCAATAATCTTTCCATATTCTGAACCAACGTGAGCTGAGTCACCTGATGGTAGAAGACGGAATGTTACTGGGAATGTTGTTGCTGCTGTACGAGCCAAAGAGAACTGTGACTGCTCAACAGACAAAACACGACGTGCATAATATACACGCTCAGTTGCTGATGCTTGTGAAGTCGGAGCCTGTCCAACTGCAATTAGCTGACGCTCTGTTGGAGCTGCACCAAGTGCACCTGCTTCCAAACCTAATGTGTCGACTGCTGTTGCGCCTGTTCCTGTTGATGTAAGTGTTGATCCCTTTTGACCAAATACTGCAAGAACGTTCTCTAGAGTACCTTCTGCCATTTCTGTAGAAATTTGAACCTGCATAGCAGACTTAAATAGCTTAGCTGTGTCAAGTAGCTGATCTACTGTTACTGAGTCGTATGTTGGCTGATAGCTGATCTGAAGACCATTATTTGTATAACCAACGTTACGATATGCTCCACCGATTGCTGGTGTTGCCTCTGTAGGTGATGCTGTTTGAGTAGCACCTGTTGTTGTTAAAACTTTGTTTAGTGTTGTAGTATAAGACTCTCCTGATGAGAATGCTGGTACATAACGATTCTTTGATGCAACGAAAGCATTTGATGCGCCTGCGTCCATGCTTGAATCATAACCAGAAACTGTTGAATCTTCTACTGACAAAAATAGTGGTGATGCGCCAACAAGAATATTCTTAGCGTCACCTGTATTTTGATATGCCATAATTGTATTGCCTCCTGATTTCATGAAATTGATATATATATATTTGGCTGGCTAGGCCCTTTCCTCTGTTCTAATTTTACTCTACTAAGGTATAAAAGGCAAATTAAGCAAATCTGCCTTGACCATTGGTTATTCTTGAATATTTTACTTCTAATATTACATCTGCTGCATAGAAGCCTTGTATCTCTTCTGATGGGGCAGTAGATGATATGTCTGCTATATGTATGCTATGAAACTTGAATTTATCTGATAGCCCCGCCCATTTATTGACATCCTTTGCAGACTCATCCATTCTTCTAAACTCATCAGTTAAGAAGTTTCTTATCTCAACAATATCAAGAAGGTCTGGTGAATATAGGGTTAATAGGATTTGTTCGCAGCATATCATCCAGTTGTTCTCATAAGACATTCCTATCTTATCGTAGACTATGTGCTTCTTGCCGCTCAAAAATTGATTCATTTCTGGCTGTTGCTGAACTGGGACAATTGGAACAAGCGTCTCATTTAGATTATCTGAGTAATAGTCTTCTTCATCAAATATATTAAGGGATGTAAGTCTACTCCATAAAAATTTTCTTATTTCAAACATTGCATCTAATTTATAATTAGCCATTTACTAACCTCATAAATGCTGCTGATGTTGCAACATCTGCCTCATTTGCTAATTCATTAGCAGAAAATTTATATTTAACTGATTTAACTTGTGCTGGAACTCCTAATGCTTTAGATAATGAAGAGTTAAAAAGCTTTTGGAATCCCGATTTTTTAATAGACATATTTACTAGCTGTCCAGTAAAAAAATATCTGTATGCAGCAAAGAAAGAGTTTTTAGTTGCTACCCCTCCTGGCTTTCTGACAGTAACAGATTCACCTTTTGGCATAAATACAGTATATCCATCTACTTCAAATACCAATCTTTCTGAAAATCTTGGAGCAATAACTACTGTTTTGCCCTGCTCCATTATCTCAGCTTTTTTAACAAAGACATGCTTATTGTTAGAGTTTTCATATGGTACAAAAGATTTAGAATCTATTAATTCATAATTAACTTTTAGTGATAGCCCATCTGCTGGAAGTTTTTTTAATTTAAATAATCTTGCTTGATCATCCCCAATTCTGCTCCATTCATAAACATGGTGAAAAGATTTTGGGGATGTTCTTGCTTTTGCATCAATATAGTCTGCAAAATCAACTTCAATCTGATCAAATATTACATTTCTAAATGCTGTTTGAAATTGAGAATTAGATGCGAGCTTTGCCATAACATTTGTCTTGTAGAATAAAGCTGCGGATATCTGAGCAACAGTACTGTCTTTTATTGCGCCACTCATTGGCTTATTAGACATTAAGTTAACTAATCCGCTTGCTGCTCTAATTGCTAAAATTTCAGATGCCAATTTGTTGATTCTCCGCTCTTATTAATGAAGAGTTATATCCAACTACATTTCCAAATGGTTCCGTTATTGGAGTTGTTCCAATTACATCAAATACTGTATCTGTGTCGTTTGGATAATTTAATTCGTACCAGATTGGATTCCCATTAACATCTCTTATATTTTTAATTTTGTCTCTTGCAGTTAATCTTTCAGAAGTTCTAGCTTCAATAAATTGAATATTAGAATATTTACTTGAAAATTTTTGAGTATCATTTGATCTATTTTTGCTATTTGTTATTACACCTCTAGCATAACAATTTATTGTTTTAATATAAGAAAACTCTCTAATCATTGCACCAGTATTTAAATCTTGCCGTTCTGATTGACGATAGATATCCATTTTCATGGTCATTAAACCATCAACTAAATCAAACATTACACTAATACCATTTGGGTTATAACATAATCTGTTAAAAGTTTATCTGCATAAGAAGATCCTGTTCCGCTAAAAGCTTCAGAAGAGTATTCAAAATCCCAATCTGTTGTAGATATTTTTTTAACATATCTATCTCTCCACACGCGATCTTTTGTAAAATACATTTTCATTAGCTCTACAGCTGCATCACGAACTTCATTTGGAATATAATCCCATCCAAATCGTGCATATACCTTATAACCCTTAGATCTTCTAAAAATATTTGAATCAACATCATTAATTGAAGGAGGCACCATTCCATTTGCAATATATACATCATTATTAATTCCATAAAGTTGATTTATTTTTATTCCAAATCCACTTACTGTTTTTTCAACAAGCAGTCCTAAATTATTAATATTGTTAATATTGTCTATCAATAACTCATCATTAGAATACAATGTGTGCAAAAGGTTGACTTTTTTTGTTAAAGGTAACGTATTTGAATCATTTCCTATTGTAAAAAAAGTATCGTCATGCAAATAAAACTTTTGGCCAGTATGTCTTTCAATTAAATTTCTAGCATATCTTTCAGCTAACTTTAATTCTTGATAAGTTTTATAATTGGGATCATTTGAATCTGACCCAAGTCCCATTTCTTGTGCTGCTTCCTGCAAGTCAACATAAGGAGTAACAATATCAAGATAAGTAGTGTTTGAATAAGATGCTGAATTATATTGCCAATCCCAAACCAACTTAAACTTTCTGTTTCTTGTTGTATATTGTATTGGAAGGTATACAAGAAATGATCCTTGATCTACTTCGCTTGCCTCTGCTGTAACAGTAACAATAATTGATGATGGACTAATCTGTGGAGAGATAGTTGGATCTCCAGTTATGTCATAAAATTTTACAACTACTGAGGAGCTAGGCGTTATAGCTTCACCTTTTACGTAAAGCTTTGTTGTTGCCGCCGTGCTTGTGTTCTGATATATCTCTGCCATGTGTTAGGCTTAGTTGTAGTACTCCTGTACTTCTCTAGGTGTAGCCAATCTAAACCCTTCCTCCTTATCAAAAATTTCTTGAGCCACATCGGGCTTCATTGCTACAAATGGATGGTCTCTTGTGAATGTAAAACCTAGTGCATCATATCTAGCATTTGGTCTATCCATCTTTACAAGAACCATATCTTCATCTAACTTTTGAGTTGGATCTAGTCTAGGAAGAATTTCATCTGCATCTTCTTTTGCATTCTCAATATTTTTAAGTGTTCCCTGGTAAACTGACCAGGTAACTCCTTCTTCTGAAAGTGATGCAATAATATCTGCTTTATTTTTTAGGCCGTCCACATCAACTGCGAAATCCGCTGCTAATGCTTTTAAATCTTTGACCTTAAGTGTGTCAAATGACATATATACTCCTTTGGTATGTATACAAATTATAGCACTATAAAATTAAAATGAAAAGCCCCTAAAATTAATTAGGGGCCTTTCCAGCAAGTTATTTCTTAAATTAAGAAGCAACCTTAACGTCTTTAACGACAACCCATGCGTCTGCCTGCTCAATTTGAGTACCAACACGAGTATACATTGTATATTCGATTGAGTCTTTCTTTGGCCAGAAGAAGCGATAAACAGTTACATCACGCTTGATACCAATAACAACGTTATTAGGGAATGTCAAGTGGACGTCTCCGTGCTCTCCTGTTGGGCTTGCATATGAACCAGTCTGAGTTTCTTTTAGTAGCGGAACTTCAACAATTGGAATACCAAATGCAAATGGAGCTACGAAACCTGCTGGACCACCGAGTCCTGATTCGTTTCCACGAATAATGCTTGAAGCAATATCCTGTGGGTTTGCAGAACCATAGTTACCTAGCTGTGAAGCTGAATACAAATAGTCCTGAATTAAGTTTGAGCCTGCAAGGAAGCGTAGGTCTGGACGACGTTGCTTGTACTTACGTGGCATAGCCTTAAGAGCCTTGTTAAATATTTCACGAGACACTGCTGCGCCCGCTCCAGCTACTACGTGGCCGTTTGCCTTTGCAATCTTGACAATACCGTCGAATGCCTTATAAAGGTTATCTCCAGTTAGAGCTGTGTTACCGTTAAGGACTACATCCTCTAGGTCGTTACCAGCCTGTGTTGCCATAAGTCTTGCAATGTGATCTTCTAGGTCAGCACCTTCAATATTGTCTTCTAGAGACTCAGTTGAAAGTTCCCAATCTAGGCGAAGTTTCTTTGTTGTGAGAGAAATCTTTGAGAACTGCACTGCTGCATTTGAGCCAGTATTCTCGGCTTCGGTTGCAAGCTTCATAAGCTTCTCACCAACGCCAACGCGATCAATCTCTGTAGTGTCAGCTCTCATTCGAACTGTACGTGCTACCTTACCGATTACTGTTGCATCGAACATGTAATCTAGGAATCTTGCGGATTGCTCAGGATTGAGCAAGCCTCCCTTACCCTCGGAACCTACGTGAATTCCGTCGGTTGGGTTTGCAGAACCTACCATGCTACCTGTTAAAGTAGAATTTGCTTCTGCTGCTTTTGCTAATAGTTCATTACTCATTAGTTTTCACCATACCCTTATTTTGTTAATTCGCTAACGGAACCGAGGAAAGTGCCGTTCCATTTTGATTTTTTGATTGTTACTCCTGTTGACCCGCCAAGGTCAGAGGACTTCTTGATTGCAGTGTCTGATTCTACTGCGTCTACTCTTTTTTCAACTGTGTCCATAATAGACTTAATTGAATCAACTGCTGTTGAGAGTTCTGTGTGCTTTTCTGCTAATTCTGAAATTCTCAAATCGACATTCTTGCTAAAAGCTTCGACTGTCTCCTTGATTGTTGAAACCTGAGCAGCGTTTGCCTCAGAGGCCTTTTCCAAAGTCTCTGAGAAGAAACCCTTAAGGTCGCCTAGCATTTTAACAAAGTCAGGTGATTCCTGTTCTGTTAGTTCTGCTGATTTTTCCAGAACTTCGGCAGAAGTTACTTCAGCTACAATTTCAGCAGAATCTTGTTCTACTGGGGCAACTTCTTCAATAATTTCTGCAGTTGTTTCTACTACTGCTTCTTCTAATACTGGAGTTGCTTCTGTTACATTAAGCTTTTCCACTTCATTTCCTCCTTCTGCAATTGCCGTATTTATATTTTGTGTTTCAGGCAATGTTTGCAATCTTGATCTACGTGAATCAAGAATCTTTTCTATTTCTTTTCCTTTGTTTACGTCGTTTGATTCTACCCACCCAATAAGCTCTGTCTTTTTGCCAGTAACTGGAGATAGGTATTCTGATTCTGTTGACATAAAAACAGAATCACTGTCTGCACAATAAAAAATATTTTCCATTTTAACATCTGCTGCGATGCCTTTAAAAATCATTTGTCCGTTTACTTTTTCAATAGAAAAAATGTTACATAGTTCGTTTGCTGGTGAATCAACGATTGATAGTTCAACTAGTGCGTAATCTTTAATAAATCTTACTGATGCTCCTGTTGATTTGTTTACTTCGTTATCTGATTCAAGAATCTTTCCGCCGATTGAGAAACCAGTTAGAGTTCCGTCTAGAACTTTTTCCCATGTATCTTGAGCGCCTTTTGAAATGTATGCATCAACGTAAACTCCGTTGTAAAATTCTTTTGTTATTGGGTCGTAAAAAGTCTCTGGTCTAAATGAAGCAACCTTACCAACTGCAAGTGGCTGATGCATTTCTCTTAGGTTTCCTCTAAAACCTTCGAACGCTTTCATGCTTGCTTCTTGTGTAACGACGTCACCAGTCTGATCCAGGTTGTCTAATGTTGCAAACCCTGAGACTGTTCTTTTTTCTCTGTTGACCTTTGTGAACGGAACAGCTAAATTAATAGCATTTCCATTAGAAGACCAATGTGACTTTTCGATAATCATATGTTATATATTATAGAGATTGTTACATAAAAAGGCAAATAACTAGTTGAGCAGGACTAGTTGACTTGTCTTCCATCTCCCTTTGTATTTCTGCCCTCCCCAGATTTATCTGGAGAATTGGCTGACCTTTCTTGATCACGAGTTCTGCTTTGTGTAGCTTGGGCTTTAATTTCGGCTGCTTGGGCTGCAAGATCTACTGGGACATCCCCACCGTCTCTTGGAACCATGCCCATTCTAACTCTAATTTCATTTGGAGTTATTACCTGGAATCTAAGATATCTTTCATCAATTTTAGATTGAGTATCAGCATCAGTAAGACTTAATTCATTAAATTTAAGCTCTAAAGCATCAGTCATTTCCTGTACTATTTTATTTAATTTTTTCTCTAAAATATCTTGAGCTGGGGCACAAACTTGCTCTTTAAATGTTTTATCTGCGTCTCTAGCATTTGCCAAAGATACGCCAGTTGCAGTTCCAATTTTATTAATTGGAACTCTGTGGGCCATCAATATTTCATCCCTATTAGATTGACGATAAATATTAAATGAAGACTCTTGAGATCCCGCTTCAATTGGCTCCATTTTAAATTCAGTTTTTGAATCTGGGGAATCTGGAGGAAGCGGAATATATAGAGATCTATGATTCTTGCCTCTTAATCCTACTTGGAAAAACTCAAGCAATTTTCTTTCTGATTCCGCAGAAAGCTTTGCTCCCTTTACTGTAATAATATATCTTGGTACCGCTTTATTCTCAAAGTAGTCTAAGTTATACTTACCAGCAAATTCATTACCAGCCATAGCATTTTGTGCTGCAATAATATCTGGGATACCATAATAGTTATTTTTTGGAGTATACTTTTTTAAATGAATAATTTCATTTGGTCTATCTTCTTGGCCAGCTATTGGATTTACAGTTTTTGTGTCTCCAAAATTTCTAAAAAATACAGCCTTGCCATAAAGTAATTGAATAAAACCGTCTCTAAAGCGTCTTACACGCATTGTTTTTGAAGGTACATGCCCAATGTACCCAATCTTTCCAGTAGTGGTTCTACCGACCTCCAGATACCCATTACCAGTAGCTTCTACGTCTGTGTAAAACTTGATAAGCGTTTCTTTAAAAGTTTCATCATCATTACAATCCTCAAGCCACGTATGAAGGTCTTGCTTAATTCTATTTAGCTTTTTGCGAGCACGGTCTAATTGCTTTTCATCTTCAATGCCGTCAAGGGCATCTGTAGTTTTTTTTGATTCAATAAAATCAAAGCCTAGGCCAACAATGTTAGAAACTTTTGCATTAATTGCAGCATAGTTATATGGAGAAATTTCATAAATAGTTGAAAGATAATCTAGATTATATTCTGGCTGTATTAGATCAAACATAGCATATCCGCTTACTGCCTGCTGAACTTGAAGTTGCTGGCTTACTGCGCCATCTTTACCTACAAATGCTTTTTGAAATTCTCTCGAAACTTTTCTTCTAAAAGATGGCCCAAGCCCAGAAAGCTTTAATATTTCTTCAGCATCCATTTCAAATGTATCGTCTGATTTTTGTGTTGTTGGATTATTAAATCTCATCCAGTCTGCGACATTAGATATTTCTACGCTATCTGCAACTGCATCTTCATCGTATTCAATCATTATTTGGGACCTTTCAGTTTAGCCATTTCTTCCTTATGTACACCAATATCAAGCGGATCTGGAGTTAGACCCCATCTCAATCTTTGCTTTTGATACTCAAATTCTTCTTCATCAATTTGTCGGCTTCCTTCAATAAATTTAGGCTGACCAACATCAATTCCATAATGTGCAACTGCAGAAGCAAGTAGTGCTATTCTTTCTTTATTACCTAGCATAGATGCTATTGACAGAAAATTATTATCTTCATCTCCTACCCATCTACCGTCTGGCATTTCCCAAACATAGACTCCTAGCCTGGTCTCGCCAGATTTCATTTGAGCATTGATTTTTTTTATGTCCATAGTTAATTATTTTACCATTCTTATATACATAAGTCCAGCTTTTTGTCACTTAACCTGACAAAATTATAGGATTTGTAACACGACTCTGTCTCTAGAGTATGTTCTTACTGACTCTTCTGTCAAGGTTACTGACGATCCTTGGGCAATTGAGGCTGGCTTGCCAATATACAGGTCGTAATGCTCTTGATGACTAATAGCATCATTAGCATATAGCGCTATATTTTGATATAAATTGTCATCTAATACACCTGATCTTACACCCAATAATTGCTTTCCATTAAACCATATTTGACCAGTTATTGCAGCAGTTGTCTTTATTAGTATATAGTTTGGCTCTCCTATATAAAGGTATGAAGATATGTTTGTAGCAGATGAGGCATCTTGGCCATTGATATAGATATTGCTAATATTAGACTTTGTTATTGCTCCGCCTGCCGCCCATGATAGTGCCGTTTCTACAGAGCCAGTTTTGTTAAACAAGATATGACCGTTAGACAATGTTTTTGGAGTAAAGACCATCTCAATGTTTCTATTTTGTGCAACAGAATCAATAAAGAAAGCTGAAGATTTTGGTCGTATCCCATCTTTATAATTTCTTGATCTTGCTGGATAGTTTTCATTTGAAATATCAAAATCCCACAGTGTTCCTGTTGTTGGCTGTGATGTAGACAATGTGCTTCCACCATTATGAGCAAACATTCTTTTTTGTGAGTAGAAATAAACCTTTAAAGAATAAAGTTCTGGCAAGTACACATCTGAATTTGTAGAATTAAATACAAATTTAAAATATAATACTTTTGTTGAAGAAAAACTAGATCCTTGAGAAAATCCTGGAATGGATGACCCATTTACACAAGCAGTCCATGGGCCAGATGCTGAAGTTTCTGAAACATACACTGAAACTCCACTAGAAGATACCCAGTCAATCTTTGAAGACACATAGCTTTTTGTCATGTTTAAAACCATATCCTCTACAAACTCACCAGATGTAAATCCTGAATTTAAATAAATGCTGTTATTGTTTTTGCTATAAGATAGCGCTTGGTTATCATAAATTAAAGTATCCCAGGAAACTTGTGCTGGATAAACATATTTAGTTTCCACATCTTGGTATCTTTCTGACGCCCTAAACAGCTCACCTAAATCTGGCACTGAAACCTGCTCATCATTATTTAAAAATAAATTATTATAGTGTGAAAGTATGGATCTGTGAGATAGTGAATATCTATATGCAGCTGGACAATCAATTATAAAATATTCTCCAGATAAAGCGGGTCCTGAAGAAAGAACAAGGCTAGTGTTTGTAAACTTAACAGATATGTATTTAGATGCTACCAATACACCATCAACATAAAGACTCATATGAGAAACTGAATATACACCAACAATATGAATTACTCTATTTGGATTAGGAACAGAGTAATCAATTCTTTCCCCTTCTAATTTAAATACAGCATTCCCATTATCCCAATATAACCCGATGCCACTTGAGTCAGCAAGTACGGGTGTTAGGGATGTTATTGTTTTTGGATGTATCCATGCTTCTAATGTAAAATCATTATCATACGTTGAATTTGTTGCAAACCCTCCCGTACCAACTGTTCCAGAAAAATCTTTTGATATAGTAAATTGCAAATAGTTTGCGCTATCTATTTTATTAGAATGTACTCCACCAGATACAATTGGCATACCCGATTTAGATATTTGTCCCAAATAGGATCCATTATTTCCGCACCCAGAAGTGTCATAGGCTATTGATCCAGATGATTCATCTAGCTTCCATAAACCTATAGGTGAGTCTTTAATTGATGCTAAGTAGTAGGACATCTTTATATTATATCAGATACCCGTCCTATTGGATATTGATTAAACCATCCAGTGTGTAGTAAACATTATCTTGTTACCCTTTGTAACAGGAAGAGATTCATGTAGGTATGGGTGAACTGAAGGGAAAAGAACCAGGCTTCCCGCCTTTGGTTTAATTTTTATATCTTGATTTTTAAAGTAAATCTCTCCACCCTCATAGTCATCATTAAGATAGCATACCAAGGAATACTTTAAATTTTCTCCAGTACCAGATGGATCTTCTGCGTCACAGTGTGGTCCCATTCCTTTTCCAGTATCATACTTTGCAACCTTAATATAATCAAGCCCCATTTTAATTTGTTCTGGAGTACTGTCTACCTTTTGAATATTAGAGACATCTCTACGCATTATTTCAGCGTATCTTTTTGCACACATTTCTGGAGCCATAATTAAACTATTTACAACATATAAAACTTGCTTATTTAGCATATCATCATCTGAGTTTAATTGTTTTTTAGAAGTGTCTATAAACTTCTGAATACCGTACCCAAAATTATCATCGTTGCTTGCTCCCCAACTGCTCCATTTTGGTATTCCGCTATATGATTTTGGATTAGCATCTAAATCTTCCATTAAAGATAGAAGCTTTTCTGGATAGCTAATAACGTTTTCAAAGTACACTATGCCTCTATCGTGATAAACAATATCAAACATTGTGTACATTTGTCTTGGTTGAACTTCTTTAATTTCCATCAACTTCTCCGATTTCTGCTAATGCAGCATCATACTCTCTACCGTCTGGAGTTCTTCTTTTGCCGCTATCTCTTATTTCTTTCCACTCCTGCTGTTCTACTTTTTGCTGTTTTCTTGTCTCATCAATTTCTTCGGCCCATCTAGCTTTTGTTTCTTCGGGATATTCTTCTTCAGGTCTATCATCCCAAAAAGAACCAACAGTGTATCTATCGCTTTTAAACACTGGAAGAACCTCATGAGTATTCTCATGGCCGCCATCAAAAATAGCAAGCATTCCAGTTTTAGGTTTAACTGTCAAATCAAAATTTTTAAAGTTAAGCTCTCCACCATCAAAATCATCATTTAAATAAAGGAAACCTGCGTATCTACTTCTTTCAAAAGCACTGGGTTTTCCATCGTAACTATTGTCTGAGTGGAAAGCTGCATAAGCGCCAGGAATCCATTTTTGGCTATGGAAGCTTATCTTGTAAGCTTCTCCCCCAATTATTTCTCTTGCTGCATTTTTAAACTTTTCTTCTAGGTCATCGAGAAAATTGTCTGGAAGCCCAGCATCTTCATACCATTTAGCTAATTTATTTTTGTCATCAGTTAACTGATTTGGCATATTATAAGCATAGGATTCATAAAAAGAAATTGGATGCCATTCAAAGTCTCCACTTTCAATTAAATTATTAAACATCTTAATTATTCCAGCAGATTCTTCTTTAGTTAAAAAGTCTTCATAAAGATAAACTGGATGCTCATTATCTCTAGCTTTAATTAACTTCAATTGTATATGCCTCCGTCAATTTTTATATCCATTATATCTTCATAGGATATAACCTTCTTATCTCTTATATAAATCATATTCCTTGGATCGTCATTTGCAATTCTTTCAATTTCTTGCTTTGACCACTTATAAGCACCATATCTCTTTTGATTAGCCAGCCATTCTTTAGAGCCATCATAATCAAACATAACAAAGTTTCTGATAAAGAACTTATTGCCGTCTGGTATTGTTTTTACTCCATGATAAAATGGCTCACCTGATGGAAACACTAGTAGGTCTCCTGCTACGGGTTTATGATTTACAAACTTGCCACCAACATAAAATTCAATATCTCCACCATTATAGTTATCATTTATATAAAATGTACATGTTGTATGGAATTTTTCTCCAGGCATATCTTTTTGAGAAATAATAAAATCTGTGTGATATTGCATTGTCATTTGATTTTTTAAAGTATCAATTAGATTAAAATATTTACACCAGGATTGTCCGCTATATCTTGCACCTTGTGGAATTTCAATTCCAGTGTGATTAAAATAATGTGATATTGCTTTGTCGTAAGAGTTTGCAATTTCTTCAAATAGAGCTTTTTCTTCATTAAAAATTTCATTTTTTTCAGCTATATCAAGTAACGGCTGCTCTTTGGCTTGTGTATATGTTCCATATTGAGCCCATGGAGTCCACTGTTGGAAAAAGTTACTCTGGTCTGAAGACTCTGAACGCATCATTATCTTGTATGCTAAGTCTGGATCCTTTAACATTCCTCTATACAAAATTACGCCTGGAAGTAATTCTGTCCAGTTTAAAGAGTCTATGTCATTTACTATATTTAAATTATGCATTTATTAGCCCCTATCTCCATAAAGCTTTTGCCAAGATGGCGATTTAAATTGATCTGAATAGTTTTGTGGAGGCTGAGTCTCTCCAGTGTGTTTTAAAATTGTCCAAAAAAATGGAGCTGTAAATCTATTTCCAGATTTTACTGGACGGACTCCATGAGTATAGTATTTATCTCCTGGGAAAAAATATGCTGCTCTTGGTTTTGGTTTAAATTCAATTCCGTGTGTTGGAAAATAAAGTTCTCCGCCTTCATACTTATCATCAAAATAAAATAGACCAGCAATATCGTAATAAGGAAAATCATTTGGTCTTCCTTCTTCTTCGCCCGTATGGAACTCTTTATCCGCATGAGGCTCTTGTCTTGCTCCAACTGGCCATCTTACTATTGCTGGGCCAGTGGCTTGCACATCGACATCAAAAAATTTATCTACTTCTATCTTAAGTCTATTAATCATATCCCAAAGAAGATCAATTATTGCTGGATCTGATTTCTTTAGTGAGCCAGCAGTGCATACTCTATCTTCCCATATATTTGCATCATATAGAACTAATCCATCTTCATCAATGTGAGTTTCTGTTTTATCCCAAATTTTATTTGTTAGGGCAAAATTAATAAGACGCTGTTGCTCTTCTTCTGTTATAAAGTTTTGTAGTTCTACAATATTATCTATTGAATCACCAAAAAATCCAGATGGTGTTATTGATATTGGGGCTTTTCCGCCTCCCATAATTCCTTGATTAACTATTTCCATAAATACAATATACCATATTCTATATTAAATATCACTAGGGCTATCCTGTATAACCTTTAGCTTTAAAGCTTTTATTTCATGATCTCCAAGTTTATTGCCCTTATGGTCAAAACCATTTCTATAAAAATCAGACCAACTAAGTTTTTTGTTTATTTCATGAATTGCCATAGAGTATTCATATAATTCTTTTTGTGAGACTTCTTGATCTTTTGGTTCAACTTCTACATGAATCTCTGAATTATTTAAATCTGTCAATTTTATCGGTATTATAGAGCATATTGGGTGGCCAGCTGGAATTGTAATTTTTTTGTTTGGTGAAGTAATCATCCAGGCTACTGGAAGATCTGCTCTAAAAAAAGATGTACTTATTAGTGTTGTAAAAGGATATGCTCCGTCAATAAAAAAATTAGGCGCTGGCATAGTTAATAAAGTTGTATCTTTTTCAGTTTTAAATTTAATTCCAGTATTAAAACTTATTGTTCCGTTTGCTCTTCCTGGGTAAGCATACTTTTCACCTGATAAAATTTTAACATGAGATGGATCAAAATTTGAAATACCATCCCAAATAAAAGTTATATCTTCTGGGAAACTTAAATACCATCCTAATGTATTTGTTAAAGTTACTGGAAAACAATGATAGGCATGCTTTTGCCAAGTGCTATCCATCCAATCTCTTTTAACTGGAAGAGTATTTATTTCTGCAAAACCTTCTTTGGTTTTATAAGCTTTTATTATTTCCACTCAATGCACTTTCTCTTGCAGCGGCAGAGTTGGTCCTTTTCATTCTAAGAAGATCAAACTCCTGATTATGAGTATTGTCATTGTAATCAAGCATTGTAACTATTGAATACTTAATTCCTGATTTGACTGGCATTGCTCTGTGTGAAAACAAATAAGTTGAAGGAAAAATAACTATGTCTCCAGCTTCTGGAGTTATGGTTAAGTTAAGTTTAGGGAAATATAATTCCCCTCCTTCATAGTCATCGTTTGGATACGAAACCAATGAAACTGTTGCTATATAAGAAAATCCATGATCTGAATGCTCTTGGAAATGTTGACCTTCTCCATATTTAATGAAGTTCATTGCTTCCCAAAATTGCATATCAATATTATAAAGCTTACAGTAATCTTTAACTGCATCTATTTGCATATCGTATGCGTTTTGCCAGATTTTATTTAAATGTTTTCTGCTTTCTGGCATGTTAGGCATTTCCTGTTTTTGAATTTTAAAATCTACACAGTCTCTATATGAAGGTACTTTTACATCATAACCTACTGTTGCTTCTCGCCATTCAAATTCATCATCATACTTAGACAATAGATTTTCTACGTCATTGATAATATTTTTATCTATTTGATTTTTATAAACCCATAGACCAGGAGATATCTCATTTTTTAAAATATCCTTACTCAATTTTAAAGCTCCCTACTCTGTGAAAGAAGTACCATCCCAGGACATGCCAGTTTTTATTGCTGTGCTATCCATTTCAGTTACATCAATTGCAGAAATCCCATTGACTTCTGCATCCTTGTAGAGAGTATATCTTTTTTGAGTATAAACTCTTACAACTGCTTTTATTGTATTATCAGATACAAGTGCTACTGAATATGGTGAAGCTTCTTTTCTTTCTTCATCAAACTCAGAGAACACGTTGCCATCCCAAGTAGAATTTAATTTAACCTTTTTAGTTTCGGTTATATCTTTACATAAAAAATTAGAATTAAATAGCTCTGTAAATCTCTCTAATCTATTTGCATCTTCTTCTACATTTTCTACTTCAATCTTATCAATAACTTTATTTAATGATAGGAGTACGTAATTTTTTATCATAGTGATACCTCATTTATATTTTTTTTCATATTAGTACGCTCTTAAGCTAAAGTATCCGCCAAATGCTGGTGGGCTGAAGAAGCCAGGTGGGAAGAACGGTGGGCTAAAGAAGCCAGGTGGGAAGAACGGTGGGCTAAAGAAGCCAGGTGGGAAGAACGGTGGACTAAAGAACACTGGCGGAAAGAAAGGTGGGGAAAAGAAGCCAGGTGGGAAGAACGGTGGGCTAAAGAAGCCAGGTGGGAAGAACGGTGGGCTAAAGAAGCCAGGTGGGAAGAACGGTGGGCTAAAGAAGCCAGGTGGGAAGAACGGTGGGCTAAAGAATGAAGGGGGCAAAGTTGTAACAGTACTAGAGAAAGCTGAAAATGAACTAGAGCCATTTACATTTCTTGCCCGTACTTTGTAAGCTTGTGAAGTATTTGCTTCATTTGCAATAGTTGTGCTTCCATTTGATGCGGTTGTAACTGTTTTATTTTTTGGAGTCGTTTCGTTTGATTCAATATATATGTCAAGTATTGTCTGTCCACCATTAGCATTAAGTACCCAGCTAATTGTATCTAGGTCAACGCCAGCTGTTGCTGTTGGGGTATTTGGTGCTTGTGGAACAGTAGTTGCTGTTGCTGCTGGTGCAGCAACTGCATTTGAAGAATTATCTAAATAGGAGTCGTAAGACGAAACTGCATATGTATGTGAAGTATTTGACAACAAGCCAGTTATTAAAGCTGTATTTGTGCCATAAGCAACAGTTGCCTTTAGAACTCCAGACTCATAAACTTTATATCCAGTAGGTGTATTTCCTGCTACTGGCGCTGACCATGAAACTGTAATTGCTCCGTCATTAAATGGTCTACCGTTGTTTGATCCGTTTAGATAATCTGTTGCGGTTACTCCAGTTACTGGATTTGGTCCAATAAAGTTATCTTGAGCAGATGACTTTCTACCTATATGTTTTGACATTTATATCTCCTATTTCTTTATATTAATTAAGCTTTTAGATCTCCAGCAAGCAACCAAGTATCTGTTGCAACCTTTGTTAGTGTTGCAGAAGATGCTGTAGATCTTAGTGTCTGTCCTGGTGTAGCAAGTGGTGTTACACCTGAGGCAAATACAAAGTTTGCTCCAGTTCCAGATGCTTGGTAGAAGCTTATTGAAGTTCCAATTGGATATGCTGTTGTTGCATTCAATGGAACTGTAATTGTTTGTGTGCCTGAAATTGGTATTAACTGATCTCTTAGAGCAAGTCCGCCTGTTGATAGGTTGTATGCTGCAGAAATTGTAGTTCCAATTGTAGTTCGTGATGGAACTCCTTCTTTTGTTTGTGTACCATCTGAAAACTGCACACCATTTGCTGACATATTTGATGTTCCAGATACTGTAATATTTGCTACAGTATTTGTACCTGTAAATGTTGGTGAAGCAAGTGGTGCATAAGTTGATGCAGCTGTTGCTGAAGCGAGCTTAAGATCAAGTGCTGTTTGTGTAGCAGTTGATATTGGCTTTGCTGTATCTGCTGTGTTGTCAACTGAACCTAGACCAACCATTGACTTTGTTATACCAGACACTGTTCCTGTAAATGTTGGTGAGGCAAGTGGAGCTTTTAATGCAATTGAGTTTGTTATTGTTGTTGAGAATGATGCGTCATTTCCAAGAGCAGTTGCTAACTCATTAAGAGTATCTAATGCTGCTGGTGCTGATGCCACGAGGTTTGAAACAGCTGTTCCTACAAATGCTGTAGTTGCAACTTGAGTTGTATTTGTTCCCGCTGCTGCTGTTGGTGCAGTCGGTGTACCAGTAAGTGCTGGTGAGGCTAATGGAGCTTTTAAAGCTACATTAGAAATTGTTTCATAAGTTGTTGCAGCTGTTGCTGAAGCGAGCTTAAGATCAAGCGCTGTTTGTGTAGCGGTTGAGACTGGCTTAGCTGTATCTGCTGTGTTGTCAACTGAACCTAGACCAACCATTGACTTTGTTATACCAGACACAGTACCTGTGAATGTTGGTGAAGCAAGGTCTGCTTTTAATCCTAAGCTTGTTGAAAGGCCTGAGATCTTAGACTGAGCAATACCTGCTGATGCGTTAACGTCTGCATCAACAATTGTTCCATC